AAAAAAAAAATGAAACTAATTGAATCAAAAGCAGAATTGGTACTCCAGCAAGAAGGTCTTGAAGGAGTTTACAAGCAGATTGAGTTCTGTGGGAGAACCTGTTACAAGTCAGAAGACAAGATAACAGAGGACAGTGCTAAAGGCTTTGTTGAACGGATGATTAAATCCAATCACACTGCCATGCTAGAACAAGGTACAGTGTATCTCAAGATACCTTACAATTGGTTGCATAGACTTACTCACATAGGTCTGTGCAGTAAGTATATTGAGAACCCTTACTCAAGGACACATGAAATGTATGAGTTCTTGGATACTCCTACTATGGCACATGACACTACCTCTGCCAACATGGTTCCTTACCTTGCAGTAACTACTAACCTTAGGGTTCTTGTAGAAAATGACTGGTTGGAAGACCTCAAGTACATCTGTGAGCCTACTCAGTACCATGAGAAGAGGTACACCATGAAGTTTATCACTGACAGAGGTGTATCACATGAGCTTGTTAGGCACAGAGTATTCTCCTTTGCTCAGGAAAGTACTAGGTACTGTAACTACAGCAAGGACAAGTTTGGCAAGGAGATAACCTTTATCATTCCTTCTTGGTGTCCCAACTATGATGAAACAGATTGGGATGAGCTGTTGCACACCCTGCAAAAGACTGAGGATGGTTACTTTGCTTTGTTAGCTAAAGGTTGTACCCCACAACAGGCAAGGCAAGTGTTACCTAATGCCCTCAAGACTGAAATCTGTATGACTGGTTTTGCCAGTGACTGGAGGTTCTTCTTTGACCTTAGGTTCTATGGTGAAACAGGTAAGCCTCATCCAGATATGGGGCTTCTGGCTAGTAAGGCAAGGAGTGAGTTTATGAAGGCTGGTCTGTGGGATAACATCATGGCTTGCCCTACTAAATTCGATAAAGATGACACAGAAGGAAAAGATTAGAGAGACCATTATGTTTGCTATGAGAGTCAAATCCATAGCATCTAGTATCAAGTCTGAAGGTGATGACTATGATATGCAATGGCATAAAGGTTACTGTGAGCAGTTGAACAATGCTTGTGAAGCTGTCTTAAAGAAACTTAGATAGTATGGAAGCTAAAAGACTGTACACACTGAAAGACCTCAAGGTAGGTCAAGTCCTCACTGAAATAACTCGTGAGGGAGACTGGAAACTATGGGAAGTATTAGGTAGAGACCCTAAACTTAACCCTGAAGGAGACCTATATGAAAAGTACATTTATGTGCTTGATTCTTGGGGTAGAGTAGAAGTAAGAAGGTGGTATGTGTCTGACTTGGAAATCAAAGAAGTCTATGAAGGATTCCCAAAGGAGTTCATCTTGGATAGGTGTATTGAGAAAGCCAAGTCCCTCTACAACACCTTCTAGACAAGAAAGAAGAAATGAAGAAAGTCACAAAGTGACATAGTATTAACCCAAAAAAAAAAACATGTTTAAGCTGTTTCTATTTTGGAAGAAGGACTACAACAAAGGGCTTGCCTCTGTAATGGGTGTATTCCATAAGGCTATTAGCAAGGCAGAGAAGCTTATGGCTAAAATGGAGGAGGAAATGGATTCCAATGTGGAGAAAATCAATGCTCTGCAAGACAGGAATGCACAGATTAAGAAGACCCATCAGGAGACTAAGAACTTTGCTGATAACCTAAGTAAGTTGTTAAACGTATGAGAACAAATTTGATTAAGCCCAAGGAGCCTGTAGTTGAGAGCAAGCCTAAGGTTGAAGCTACCTCAGATGGTAAGCTTGACATGGTAATTGCATTTGACACTACTGGCTCTATGTCTTCTTACATTGGTGATGTAAAGAAGCATGTAACTGAGCTTGTTCCTAAGCTGCTTGATGCTAATCCTGATATGAGGATTGGTGTGGTTGCCTTTGGTGACTATTGTGACATGAAAGCCAAAGGTGTCTTTGGTGCAGCTTATCAGGTTCTTCCTTTGACCAATAACAAGGACAAGATTATTGACTTTGTTAAGGGTGCAAAGAACACTAGTGGAGGTGATAGTGATGAGTTCTATGAGCTTGTTATCAAGAAAATCACTGAAGAAACTGATTGGAGGAAGGATGCCACTAAGTCTGTTCTTCTCATAGCAGATGCTAACCCACATTCTGTTGGGTATTCCTACAGTGGTAGGATAGAGAAGTCACAGATAGACTGGAAGGTTGAGGCTAGAAAGTCTGCTGACCAAGGTATTAAGTGGGACACTATGCAGATTAGAAGTTTGGCATGGCTTGTTAAGCTGTCAGAAATGACTAATGGTGTAAGTGTACCATTCTCTAAGAGTGAGAATACCACTCATCTTGTTGAAGCTGCTTCTCTTGCTAGAGGTGGTGAAAGAACAAGAGGTGCATTCTATGCTACTATGGACTCATTCAAGGATGACGTTGAAATGAGTGCTGTTTACGCGAAGTACGAGAAAGAAGTTGTTTCCTAAAAAAAAAAAACAATGAAAGTAAATGTATCAGAAATTCAGGTGGGTGATGTATTCTCTGAGGAGTCCCATTACACTGTAAAGTCTATTGGTAAGGACTCTATTGTATTCATTCACCTTGAGAGTGGTAAGGAGGTTAAGTTGAGCATTAGCTATGTTCAGGGCTTGCTCAATACTTCTGACCAGTTCCATGAGACAAAAGAGGTTACTAGAGAAGACAAGAAGGATGGTACTCCTGGTATCAGAACCATCTTTGAGTCTATCAAGTCCTCAGAAGTGTTCACAGTTGTCTTCAAGAAGCAGGACAAGCCTAAGACTAAGAAGCAAATCAATGAGGAGAGAGAAGCCCAGAGAGAAAAGGCTATTGAACTCATTGACAAGGCTAAGAAGCAGAAGAAGTCTATGGCTGTTGCCTACAAGACTGCCCTTGAGTACATTCAGGATAATCCTATCTTGGACTATGTTGAGGGTGAAGAGAGGGTTCTCAGAGGCTTCAAGCTTCAGTTTGTATCAAGGGATGGCAAGTATAGATGCCTTGATATGGACATTGAGAGAACCTCAAAGGAGACTGGTGAAAGGCTCGTCAACATCAATACCATTGAGCAGCTTATCTATAATGGTGTCAAGTACATCGTAAAGTAGGCTGTTTTAAGTGATTTAGTAAGGGAGGGCAAATGCCTTCCCTTACTTTTTCTCTTGTAAATAACTAAATAAGTTAAAGACCCTAAATTTTGTTCTTAAACCCTTGCGTGTGTGAAGTAAAATGCTTACCTTTGCACACATAAAACTCTTAAACAAAACAAAAAGTATATCGTATGAAGATAATGTGTAACATTATTACAGGTGCGATAAAGGACTTAGCCAGACAAATTGGAAGGAGTGAGTCCTACACTTGTAACCTTGTAAGTGCTTGGCAGACACAGAATAACTCTGCCAGCTATCCTACAGCTGCCCAATTAAACGAAATCCTAAAATCAAATAAAGAGCAAGCTTGGGAGATTTATCTTGCAGTTCCTAATTACGAGGTAAGAGAGTACAATCCTAATGTAGTTCCTATAGAGCATGTCAATGGTCAAATCTATCTTATGAGATTACCCAAGGACAAACCTATGGAACATTTCTACAAGATGTACAAGCATCTGCCTGAACTTAGGGAGCTTGCAGTTACTCCAGAGGAAGCTTATAGGTTTATCCTTTGGAGAGAAATGGCATTCATGCAATATGGTCTTGACAAGAAGGTTGAGAATAGACCTGTTGCAGAGGGTGAAGCTATCAAGAAAGCAAAGGAGTGGAGAAAGAGACACCCTGTTCAAAGAAGTACAGCACCTAAACTGTCTTTTGAGCAAGCTCTTAACAGAGTAAGAGATTGGTATAGGTGGCAGAGAGAGCATATCACTTTTGATGAAGCTAGTCATACTTATGCTATAGATGGTAATCCTATAGACTATAGTGTTACCCAGTATGGTGAAAGTGTGTATGGTGCTCCTAATATCCAAGGGGACTACTCTTTCACTCAGGCTATTGGTAGAAGTGTTGACGCTCTTACTAGAGACTTCTTCCTCAGGGATGAAGACCCAACTCAGAAGGACTATCCTAATCTTTCTGAACACAGAAAGAAGGCTATCCTAGCTGACCTTGAGAGACTAAAGGCTCACTTAGATAAGGAGTTCAATGGTAATTACCAAGTAATCACAGCTGAGTTCCCTATTGCTGCAAGGATTGCAACCAAGGATGGTGACAAGACTATTGCAGGTACAATGGACATGCTTATCCTTGATGGTGATGGAAACCTTCACATCTTTGATATGAAGGCCAAGAATCACCCCATTGACCAGAAGTACAATGGTGTAGAGGTTAATGACAGAAGGAACTATACATTCCAGCTTAACTCTTACAGACAGATACTTGAGACTATCTTCCCTGAGTTCAAGGGTAGAATACAAGACCTTAGGTTAATTTGGTTTGACCAATCATATCCTAGACAAGGTAAGGAAGCTACTTTTGTTACTGGAGAAGGAGGTGTTGTTACAGTGTCTGACAGTGAGGTTCAGAATCAGCCTCTACAAGACTACTATAAGTGGCTTACACCTGCACTCAAGTCTAATGTGCAGGAATCTCTTATTCCTCTAAAGATACAGTCTCCACTTGAAGGAGTCAGACCTATTCAAGAGAATTGGGCAACTACTTCACCAGTACAGCCTGCACCACAGCAGAGGGTTGCTAAGAGCTTTAGTGTAGAAGAGGCTGCTGCCACTCCTGCACCACAAGTAGTTACTCAGGAAGATACTGAGAATGTATATAAGGTTCCTGAAATAGGTTCAGAGGTACTTAGGGTTGACCCTAACAATCCTGTAGCAAAACTTGCTAGAGACTTTACTGCTATTGAAAGGCATGATAGAGTGGTAATGCTTGCTAGGAACTTCAGTAACATTGTTGATAGGGCTGTAGAGGAGAGGGTTCAGGAGAATGCTGAGGCTATTACAGCTGAAATGAGTAAAGATGAACCTGATAGAGCAGAGCTTGCTAGATTGTATGAGAGAGCACTACTCCTTAATGATAGTGTTAAGGGTAGAAGGGCTGTCATGCAGGATAAGACTATACAGCAAATCTTCAAGGAAATGAGGGAGGAGATAGAATCCTATATGGAAATGACTCCTGAGGAACTTGATGAAGACTATGGTGAAGGTCAAGGTGAGTATATGCTTCAAGCATACCAAAAGGTTCTTGACAATTGGGATGCACTTCTTGATGAGGCTTGTATCATAATTGAAGGAACTGAGAATGTGAGAGTGGTTACTGATAAACATGCTTATAATGCTGGAGCTACCACAGAAACTGTTACTGGAGGTACTATTACTGATTCCTCACAGGATGAAGACACAAATGAGTCTGAGTTCAATGATGATGAGGATGGAAATAGGGCTGATGGTAATGGAGGTTGGTCTTTCAAAGTAAGATTTGTTGACCCAAGAACTTCCTTGTCTAGAGGAGTTAAGAGAATACTGTCAGGTATCAAGAAAGAAGGTATCAATGGTGAGCCTGAGGTTGATGACCTTGGTAACATCAGATATGTGAATGAGGAGTTTGCTCATGCAGCCCTCATCAATGAGCTTTCTGGAATGATTGACCCCAATGACTTTAGTGTCAAGAATGATGATGGTACATTCAGTTTCCCTGCACTTGAAAAGGTAGCAGAGAAATATCCTTGGGCTAATCAGGTTATCAATGCACTCAAGGCAGAGCCTAGTCTCATCAGCTCTTTCTATGCAGACTTCAGGAAGGACTTTATTCCTTACTGGATGCAATACTTCGATGAGAAGGATGGTAAGTGGAAGACCCATGCTATGAACCAAGCTGTAGCTCTTGATAGCACAAAGACATCCATAATCAACAACTATGAGCAAGGAACTATCCTTGATGAGAATAGTATTTATGAGGGTGGTAGAAAACTTAGCACTGCCAATGCAGAGTTAGGTGTAAACCTAGCCAATGAGATACTTTCTCTACTTAGAGAGTTTGATGAGGATGACTATGAAGAGCTTACTGAAAAGGTTGCTAAGGGCCTGAAGATGGTTGGTCTTAATGCTAATGCCCATGTAATCAGTAATCTACTCAAGAGTGAGAATGGTGTAGTAAACCTAGAGAAGGTAGTAAATGCAATGAAGAATATCTTCGAGGGTATTGAGGGAATGCCTGAAAATGCCCACTTGATTGAAGCTTTCTCAGATGATTACAATACTATAGCTCAAGAGGTAGGTCTGGTTTCAGAGCTTGACAATATCCAATCCTTCAGGAATGGAGATAAGACATACTACAGCTACTCTGCTCCTAACTATCTTGACACTATGTTCAAGATATTCAAGAGTGATGAGAGAAGGGATGCTTATCTTCAGGAGCAATTTGGAAAGTATAGCTGGTTCAAGAAGAATGGTCAATGGAGAAGTGAATGGCTTAGACTTATTGAGTCTGATGAGGATGTAAGAGACCAAATGATGCTCAAGGAACTCAACAACATTGACGGAATTGAGTACACTAATTGGGAGCCTCTTCAGATTAAAGCAGCCTTTGTAAGGGAGTATTTCTCTGTAGGCTACAACAAGGGTTCTAAGAAGCAGTTTGCTTGGTACAATATGCCTATCTTCTCAGACTCTCCTGTAACTAAGTTCATCAAATTCCTGAGATACACTGGTGACTTCAAGGGTCAACTTACTCCTTTATTTAATAAGGTAGTAAAGCAGGAACTCAGTAGAATCAGACTTGTGCAGGATAGAAAGAAGGCTGGTGTCACCCCTATTGCCAACTTTGATAAGAATGGTGATAAGTTCCACTTCTTCCCTGAACTGAATAGCTATCACGATGGTCATTTCCTTGAGGAAGCTATGGCTCTCACAGAGGCAAAGGACTTGGATGGGCTTAACAAGCTTATCAATGATGCAGTTACTGAGATTATGAATCAGAACTTTGCTAATTTCCTTAACTCTAACTTTAGTGAGAGTAGCTATAAGGCACTTAGGGAATCACTTCTTACTGATGGTGCAATTACTTCTGAGACTCAATTTGAGAATGCCCTAGAAGAATACTTCTGGAATCAAGCTTATGCAACTTCCCAAATCATTCAATTGACTACTACTGACCTTGCTTACTACAAGGATGGTACTGACTTTCAGAAGAGATATAAGGAAGTATATGCCGCTGGAACGAAACTAAATACAAATTCTCAATATGGTAGAACATTAGAAAGGACAATATATTTGGCAGACCAGATTATCACATCTGCTGCCTATCAAGATATTAGGAGGTCTCTTAATAGGGCTGTCCAACTAGGACACATACAACCCTTTGATAGAGACAATATCCTAAACAAATTCAAGGACATCAATGTAGCTGATGCTCAAGCTTACAGAAGCCTAAGCTCTATGAGAGCTGTGCTTGACATGATGGGAGCTTGGACTCCTGAAATGCAGCAAGCAATGGATAGATTTGATAATGGTGAATGGGATATGGCTGACTTCAACATAGTATGGCAGACTATTAAACCATTTGTCTTTACTCAGATTGAAAAGCCTGATGGTCTTGGTGGAAGTATTAAAGTACCACACCAAAACAAGAACTCAGAGTTCCTTCTACTTTCTATGTATCAGATGGTAGCTGGTTCTATGAATAGGTCTCCAAAGCTCAAGGCTCTCAATAGATTCATGGAAGACAAGGAAATTGATGTTATTCAGTTTGAGTCTGCTGTGAAGGTGGGTAAGCAAGGCACAATTGACATTAGCTACTCTGAGCCAAAGCTCCAAGTATGGAAGATGAACCATGAGAAGGAATGGAAAGAGATAGAGAAGGCTGCAAAGACCTCAGGCTCTGACTATTCTGTTTTCAAGGCTGGTAATGACTATCTTCTTGACCATGATATGATTAGTCAGGAAGAGTATAATGATAGGTTTGAGGCTATAGAGCCAACTGAACAAGAGGTCTATGACTTACTAGAAAGCATGAGTATGCAGAATGGTGAGTTCAAGCCAGAGGTTGTACATGAGATACCTTACAGTGATTATGTAATACAGCAACCTACTCCTGAGCACTTATTTGACCATGTGGCAGTATTTGGTTCTCAGTTCAGAAACCTTATCATATCTGACATGCCTGATGACCCAGACTTTAGGGTTAAGGTCAATGGTAGAAGCCTGACTAAGCAACAAGTACTAGATTTGTACCAATCTAACATAGTAGAGAACCTGCTTGAGGACTGGGAGAAAGTTAAGGGGAAGTTTGCTGACATCAGGAGTTTACAGAAGGCTATGTTGGATGCAGTCAAAGGTAATCCTAAGTATGGCAGGGATATGTTGGACGCTCTACAGATAGTTGAGATAGTAAATCCCAACACTGGAGAGAAGCAAGAGGTATTCAATATACCACTTGACAATCCATCTACTACTACCAAGATACAGGAGCTTATTACTTCAATGTTCAAGAATGCTATCACAAAGCAGTCAATAAAGGGTGCTTCATGTATCCTTGTGTCTGACTTTGGACTCACAAAGGAGCTTAACATACTTCATGGTGAGGATGGCAGTATTCAAGGCATTGAGTGTTATCTTCCTGCTTACAGCAAGCAGTTCTATGAGCCATTTGCTGTTACTAAGGTGGATGATGCAGGTAATGAGTACCAAGAGCTTGATGTTACTAAGATGCCTATGGAATTAAGAAGAATCATTGGTTACAGAATCCCAACTGAGGATAAGTATTCAATGGCTCCTCTGATTATTAAAGGCTTCTTACCACAACAGAATGGCTCATCTATTATGTTGCCTGCTGATATTACTCAGATTGCTGGTTCAGACTTTGACGTAGATAAGATGTTCTTGATGATTCCTGAGTTTAGAAGAAGAGACAAGTATGCTATTAAAGCTGCTTGGGATGCCTTCTATCAGGAACACCCTGAGATTACTTCACAGATTGAAGCTGCACAATGGGCTGCTTTTGTAAACTCTTACAATGAGTTACTGAAGAAGAATCCAAAGGAAGCAGAAGAGATTGATGTGGAGGATGAAGAGTTTAAGGATTGGTTTGTTAGAGAAAGCAAGCTAAAGAACTATGAGTGGGTTGAAGGTGTACAGGATGCCTTTGCAAAGTGGTTTAAGACCAATAAGCAGAGGTTCTTCCAAGGCACTGAAATCACTAAGGTAGAATATGACGAGAGTAAGTCTCCTCAGGAGCAGAGCAGAGCTGCAAGGAACAATATGATAATTGATGTAGCATGGGGTATATTAACTAACCCTGATACTGCTGAAAAGATTCATAACCCAGGTAGCTTTGACAAGGCTAAAATTGCTGCAAGAATAGCTACAATCATAAGTGACCCTGCTTTGATTGATAACTTTGCGGGTGAACATGGTCTTATGCACCAAATAGGGGAGAATGAGTATGAGTATAACCCTGAAGAGGTAGCCCAACTTCTCCTTGAAATATCTAAGGAAGGAAGGCTTGATGAGCTTGACAAGTTCATTAAGGAGTACAAGGTTGAGAGGAGTCAGTTGACTGTTGATACATTCATCTATAACCACAGGCAGAATATGACTGGAAGTATGCTGATTGGTATGTATGCTAACAATACTACCATGCAGGCTAAGTTCCAAGTAACTGGCTTGGCTATCAAAGATGACTATGTGTTTACAATCAATGGTAGGACTGTTCAATCCCTACATGATATAATGTCTCCTAATGGTGATAGAATATCAAAGAACTGTGCTAACTTCTCAGCTGCTTCTGTGGATAATGTTAAGGACCCTGTACTTGCAGACCTTATGCAGAATACACAGACTGCAAACATAGCAGGATTTATGCTGAGAGCTGGTATGAGTGTAGAGGAAATTGGACTATTGTTCTCACAGCCTCTTGTAAGAAGGTGTATCACTGAAACTGGTGGCTTGAAAAAGCTTGGTAGTTATGTAAGGTCTATGATAAGGATGCTCAAAGAAAATGGTGGTGGTGTAGATGATAAGATTCAGCTGCATGACTTCACTAGTGAGGAACTTATCTTGAATGCTATAAATGAGGTCAGGACTTCAGAAATGACTCAGGAAGAGCTGAATGACCACTTAGCTTCTCAGATTCAGGCTGGTCTTCTTATGGTACATATCTCTCAGATAGCTCAAGACCTAAGTGACCTTACTCAGATTGCAAGGGCTGACTCTCCTAATGGTGCTATCAGTACTTCTATTGCAGGTGCTAAGAACCAAACTAGGAAGGTTGACCTTTATGCAAGAAGGGCTAAGACCAAGAGGTTTACTCTTACTGGACTTGGTGACATTATGCAGAACAAGTATGTTACTGCTAACATGTCTAGGGAACAGATGAGAGAGAAATTCCTCAAGAGTAAGATGCCTATGCTACAAACTTTCTACTCATTGGGTATTGAGTTGGGTAGTCAGGTAATGGGTCAATACTTTAGTCAGACTACTGCTTACTCAGATGCTTTAGTAGAACAACTCTATGACAACTCCCCAATAGGAATTATCTCAGATGATACTCTCAATAGCTTCTATAGTGAGCTTGTTGAATTTGCCCTGTCTAGAACAAAGATGTTGGGTGATGATGACAATGCTACCTTTGATGAAAAGAGAGACTATTATCTGTATGACTTCCCAAAGGAGTACTTAGGAGTTCTTGCTGCTAATCCTGACATAGCTAACATGAGTATCTTCAGAAAGATGCAAGTTAAGGATGGTAACATTGTAATGGGTAGGTCTGGTAGGCTTACTCCTATGATGAGGGAAACCCTGATGAGAGACTTTGATATGCTTCTCTACATGGATAACCCTGCTGCCCAAAAACTTGCTGTTGACTTGTTCATGTACTCATATTATAAGGATGGATTCAAGTTTGGTCCTAATAGCTTTGGTACTTTCTTCAGTAGTAACTTTATCTCCTCATTCCCTGAGTTTGTAGGAGCATTAAGAGAGCTGAGATTTGGTATGCAGAGTGGAACCTACTTTGATAACTTCCTTCCTCAATTCTATGCTAATCACTGGCAGGAGTTAGTTCCCCAGCTAGATGAGAGTACAGCAGATGTAGTTGAGACAAGTGATGGTCAAATAGGTGTCAACTCCAAGCAAGTTCTTAATAGGAATCTTCTTGGACTGAACCAAACAAAGAGTTATCCTCTGATAGGGTATAATGGTCAGCTTTATGCTTTAACTCTTGATGGCTCTGATAGGGCTGTGTATGCTCCTACAGTGTCTATTACCTCTACTCAAAAGGGTAAGAGAGGTGTCAAGTACAATGCCAACATGACTACACAGGAAATGGCAGGTATTGAAACTGATGAGGCAAGAGTAAAGGCTAATGAACAGCTTAATCCTAGTGGCAACAGCAGGTCTGTTTCTGAGAATGAACTATTCAAGGCTCTAGAAGATGCCTTTGGTGGATTTGAAGGAATGGATGATGCACTTGCTGGTCTAGAAGAGGCTTATGGAGAGGCTCTTGGTGAAGCAGAACTTAATGAACCAATGTGTAAATAACTAGAATATGGCAAAGAATTATTGCACTTATGTCCCTAGTAAGGGTAAAAACTTGTTTAGGGAGTTAAAGAAACAATTTGGCTATCAAACTGCCAGAGGAATCTTTCTTAGAGCAATCAATCCTGAGTTCATAAGAGACTATAAGGGAACCCTCAGTTTAGATGCTGAGGGTGTCCCTACTTTTGAATCTCTGATGAACAATAGCTTCATGAAAGAGTTTATAGGTAGTAGGCGGATAGCAGAAGGTCTTAATAAGGCTTATAGTCCTACTGAGGATACAAGAGAGAACTATGGTAATCTGTTAGAGAGTGCCTATCAGTTCAATACTACTAATTCTCAAAGGGATGACTTTGTTGCTACTGTAGAGTATGTAGGTGATGGCAAGATAAGTGTACTTGTTCAGCCCAAGACTCCTGAAGCTGTTGAGAGGTTTAAGGAACAATACTCTACTCAAAAGCTTAATGATAGGTTAGCTAGTATATTCCAACCTTTAGGTATTACTGTAGGGTCACTTAGTCAGGCTGAAGTCAATGCTGGTAGAGTAGGACTTACTGACTTTAGTGTAGCTAGAGACATTGCTAATGGCTTTGTTTCTATGATAAAGGTAGCCAACAATATGGAAGGTGCTACACACCTCACAGAAGAGTTTGCCCACCTTATTGTGGGTACCTTCAGAAATGAGCCTTTAGTTCAAAGGGCTATAAATGCTCTTCTAGACCATGATGGCTCAATCCAAGAGATACTAGGGGACGACTATGAGGACACTGTGAATTTCTACAATGGTGATATGGAACTAGTGGCTGAGGAGGCTGTTGGTCACATATTACAAAAAAATTTGTCAAGCGATGCAGAGAATGCCAAGACACCTGTACCTTCTCTATTCAAGAGGATGATTGATTGGATTGTCAAGAAGTTCCAAGGGTATAAGGTAGATGATGTTCAGGCAGCTATTGACAATGTAGATACTCTTATGAGTTCTCTAGCTGAGGATATTCTTAATGGTACTAGGCAGATTACACAGAAGGACATCAAAGCTTCTCAAAGAGAGGCTCAGTTCAATGCCCTTAGTGATAGGATTGACAGAAACATTGAGATACTCAGAAATGCTGCTAAGACAGAAACAAAGAGATATAAGATAACCAAGGCTAGCAGAAAGAAAGGAGCTGCTGAGACTTTAGTCAATACTATTCTTCAATATACTGCTGAAGATGCAGACACCGTGGAAGGACTATTCCACTATGCTAAACATGCTCTAGGAGAACTAAGGAATTTGGAAGCTCAATTCCAAATGGCGGATAGTATGACTCCTAAGCAGAAGTTTGGTTTCCTAAGGAGTGTAAGAATGTACACTCAATCCTATGGTAGTTTCATAAAAGCATTGAATGATGCTATCATTGAAGATGAGTCAGAGGATGACAACATGTTCCTACAAGAGTTTGAACTCAATGGAGAGCTTGTGAACATACAAGAGGTACTCAAGGGACTTAATAACTTATCTAATCAGCTTGCAGGAAGATACACTAGGATGGCTATGCCTGCCTTTGCAGAGTTCCTAAAGCCTTTCATGGGTGAAGAGATAGTAGTTCCCTTTGGTAAGTATGCAGGTACAAAGATGTCTGTTGAGTCCTTGTTATCTGAGGCTCAGAGTGACATTAGTCTCATGGACAGATGGCTGGATAGTATGGCAGATTCTGCTGATATGCTACTTCAATTGTTTGATGCTGCTGTTAAGAAGGCTAAGGATACTGCAAGACTGCAAACCCTAGATGATATTAGGGAGATACAGAAGTTCAGAGAGAAAGCTGAGGGAATGGGCATCACTGACTTTGATTGGATGTTTGAAAGAGACGATGAAGGTCATAAGAGTGGTAACTATATCAGTGAAGTGAACTTTGCTCAGTTTGAGAAAGACCTGAGAGAGTTTGAAGCTGGTCTAGAAGAGAAGTATGGTAGGAATCCTACTGGAGAGGAAGCTGTACTAAAGATGGTAGAAAGGAATGATTGGTTAAAGACCCATGCAATTTCTATGTTTGGTACTCCTCAACCTAATCCTGCTATGTATAGGAATAGGGCTTATGACAGGCTCACAGATAATCAGAAGACCATTCTGAGTGAGTTCCTAGCACTAAAGGATAAGTTTGATGCCAAGCTACCTAAGACAAGAGTCGCAAGGAATAAGGCAATTCAGATGAGAAAGGCTGGTAGTCAAAGACTATGGGAAAGTATGACTTCTCCTACCACTATCTTCCAAAATATTAAGGAGTCTATTACTTCCTCTATATTTGAGAAGGAGGATGATGACCAAATCTTTGGTAATGCTAGAGCAGAGAAGGGACTTACTGACTTTGCAGGTAATGAGTTCATGACTCTCCCAGTACTATTCACCAACAGATTACAGAACCCTGATGAGCTTACTGATGATGTTGTAGGTAGTCTTATGTCTTATGCTTATATGGCTAACCAATATGAGCAAATGGACAATATCATAGACCCTCTTGAAGTGGGAAGAGCACTTGTCACTGAGGAAAGAAAGGTGAGAAAGACAAGAGGAGGTAATCCGCTTATTGAGAAGTTCAATGCTCTGGATGTAGATGTTGCCAACAAGATATTTACTTCTAGGTCTAACATTGAGGACAAGCTAAATGACTTCTTTGAGAGTCAGGTGTATGGTAAGTACCTCAAGGATGAGGTAACATTTGATGTACTTGGTAAGAAGGTAAGTGTCAACAAGCTTGCTAGTGTTATCCTGAAGGGGTCTTCATTGGCACAGCTAGGCTTCAACTGGCTAGCTAACTTAGCCAATGTTGCTACTGGTTTAGGTATGCAGAACATTGAGGCTGCTGCTGGACAATTCTTTGGTCCTAAAGAGCTTGCTAAAGCTGATGCTGCTTATGCTAAGGCTCTAGGTCCTATGATGGCTGAATTAGGCAATAGGACAAAGACAAACAAACTCTCCTTGTTCTTCGAGTTGTTTGATGTAAAGCAAAACTTTGGTAGTAAGATTAAGAACCAAAAGAAGAATTGGCTACAGAGGTTGTTTGGTGCTGAGATAGCTTTCTTGGGTCAGGATGCTGGAGACCATTGGCTATATGGTAGGACAGCTATTGCAATGGCTATGAGGCAGAAGGTATTACTTGATGGCAAGGAAATGTCTCTATGGGATGCTCTTCAGGTTGAAGGTGTAAATGGTAGTTCTACTATCAAACAGCTCAACTATAAGGATATTACTGACTTGGAAGGCAATCCATTTGATGTTGCTAAGTTCTCTAGAAAGGTAGCTCACATTAACCAAACTTGCTTTGGTATCTATAATGATGATGATGCTAATGCAGCTAACAGAGTTGCTATGGGAAGGCTTCTACAGCAATATAGAAAGTGGATGAAGATTCAGTATAACAGAAGGTTCCAAGCTGCTCAAGGTAATCTTGCTACTGATTCATGGGAGGAAGGTTATTATAGGACAGTTGGTAGGATGTTGAACCAATGGATAAGAGGTGGTGTACAACTATCAGAACAATGGGACAACATGACTACTGAGGAAAGAGCTAACATTAAGAGAGCTATTACTGAAATGGTTCAATTCTTTGCAGTATGGGCACTTGCCAACTGGATAGAGTGGCCTGATGATAAGAAGAGACCTTGGGCTTTGAAATTAGCTGAGTATAGCAGTAAGAGGTTAGCACATGAATTAGGAGGTCTTGCACCTTCTACTATCATGCCTCAGGAGTTACTTAAGACTGTTAAGAGTCCTATTCCTGCTACTACTGTGGTACAGAATAGTTTCAACCTAATCAATAGTGCTATTGACCCAACAGACTGGGTTGATGAAATTCAGTCAGGTCCTTACAAGGGAATGAGTACTCTTGAGAAGAATATACTCAAGGCACCTATCCCAGGAGTTGCACAATATAGACAGATTGATAAGTTCATTGGAGACTTGGATAATAGCATTGGTTATTATGCAAGACCATATTAAACAAAAATAGGGAAGTGTTTCGCACTTCCCTATTTTTTTTTTTGCTTAGTATTTACAGTGGAATAGAACTTCCTTTTCAAGTTGTGTCATTTGACTGAACTCCTTTTGAGTAATGCCTCTCTCTTGCAGATAGTCCTTATCTTCCTGAGATAGGTTCTCAAATAGCATCTGGTCTCTATGATACTGCTCTACTCTTCTGTAGTATGATTCTTGCTCCTCAAGCATCTGCCTAGATAACTTCTCATCCTCAGATAGCTCACTCTCATAAGTTCTTACTAACCTATCCTGTAGGTCTTGTATCTTCTTATTGAAGTCTGCCTTACTGATTCTTGAGATAGACCACATTCCATTACCATTTTGCTGATAAGAGAATAGTACATCTGATAGACCTGAGTCCTTAATGATGTCATCTATAACAGACCTGTCAGTACTCCTAGCTGAGTTTCTGTAAGTGTTAGCCTTATTATAGTCACTCTTCAGTTTATTTATCTGCTTTTGGATTTCAAATACATCAGTTGCCCTATTTCTAGTTACATTGGTGCTTTCTACAATCCTGTTAGCAAACTTACCTCTATTGATATTGTAGAACATCTTGTTGAGGTAAGGCTCTTTACCAAAGAGATTCTGCACTAAGTGCTTCAGGGTTCTGTATATCTTTACTAAGCTTCCTACTATGGGAGTCTCCTCAAGTTGTACATACCTTCTAAAGTCCTCTGCTAAGTTCTCTTCAAGTGCTAGTCTGGAAATGTCTCCCCATTTCTGCTTTGCAGCATCAAACATATCCTTGTACTCTTGTGGAGTTAGAAGTGTATGTGTTACTGCGTGGAAGGCTTCATGGTAAACAGTTCCTCTTGCTGCTTGGTCACTGATAACCATTACACCTCTCTTGAATTGCCCATAAGCATAATCAGGTGTAGAGCTTTCTGCTACTCTGATTAGTCCATTGACTACTTGGAAGTGTTCATCTGTTGAAAGGTTAGGTAATACTGAAGCAAGCCACTTGGTTTCCTTCTGCTTATCCCAAACTCTTTGAGACCCATCAGTCTTCCTGTACATTCCCTTTCTTCCTAAGAACTCATCTACTGTGCCTTTCAGTTTAGCCTCATCAAATGTGTTGGTTGCAGGGTCAAATGCAGTCTCTAGTGCATCCATCCACTGCTTTTGCTTTGGGCCTTTCTTATTGGCTATGATAGATTGTTGCTCAGGAGTTAGTCTAGCCCACAGAGCTTCTCTAACCTTATTACCTAGAAGTCCAGCTTTCTTAGCCTTATCCTTTAGTTCAGTTGAAGTCTCTGTAGCTGTACTTGGGTTGGTCACTAGGGTAGCATAAGATAGCTCTGTCAGATATTGGTCTTGAGTCAAGAATCTAGTTGTAGTAGTTCCTGAAGTCTCATCATAGTAACTATCAACTATTGTGCCATTATCTTGAATGTCTTTTATAGTTGAAACCCCTGGATACATACCATCATCAATCCTTCTTGTTTCTCCTACCCTTATAGTATAGGATTGTTTTGTATGAGGATTGGTAAGAGTTATACCCTTTACTACAGTACCTTGTTGAGGTTCTCCTAGTGTCCTTAATACTCTGTTAGGTTTCTCTACAAACTCATCAGTCTTTGGGTCATAGTAGCCCCACTCTGTATCATAGGGCTGCTCCATGTTTTTATTCATGTGCATACCAAAGGCTTGGGCTTTAACCTTATTAGTATTAGGACCTGTGTAAACTTTTCCAGTACCATCAGTTACTTCCCAAGTAGCAGGATTAACATTCAGTGTCATTCCTTTCTTGGTTATAGTTATGTACTGAGGAGTAGCTGCATGAGGGTTACTACCTGTACTTCTAGGTGACTTAGTTTTCATCTTTTGACCAGCAGCATTGATTGGCTTAATAGTGAACCAATCACTTACTGTGTGAGTAGTACCTATAGGTAGATTTACTTTGGCCACTTCTCCAATCATTCTATTGTAGGCTTGACCATCATAATCCTCATTCATATACTTCCTGGAAACCTGGAAGGGTTGTCCTTGCAATCCAAGCTCAAGTTGCTCTACTATATTAGGAGCATTCTTAGCACCATTGTAAATAGTCATTTGGTGCTCTGCACCATTAGGCTTTATGGTTACTTTGACATTATCTCCATTATAGTTTATGTGTATCTCCTGTACTGATAGTAATTCCTCAAGGTCATTGATAATTCCCATTGCATGAGCATTATCAGATGTTGGGACTCTCTCAAGTACCTTATGAATAGCTTTACCTAGTGCAGTTCCTTGTGTAGTAGGATTGTATGAGTCCATCATGATGGGGACTGTCATATAGGCATTTACTGAACTACTTGTTGGTAATAGCAAGAATGGTTGTCCAGCTTTAGCAGTAAGAGGAGGATTGATTGACCTTTCCAAGTCACTTTGTCCTTGCTTCTTGGTTCTACCAGCTGATGCTAGTATTCTAGCATTCTTACCACTATTAGCAGCTACACCAATCTTAAATGGTACTTGCTGTTCTCCATCTACAAACACTTCATTCAGAGTGTGCATTACCTCGTGGTCAGCTAGGTAAGGTATTTTACCCACCATGTTCTTATCCACTGTGGTAACTTCCTTAGAAGTAAAGTGTTGTGGTGAGCCTGCCTCCTCATATTCAGTAGTAATCCTTTCCACCAGCTGTGGAAGACCTAACTGATTTGCAAACCTTGGGTCACTGGCTGACATTACATCACCAATAACTCTTCCTTGGTCATCAGTCATAAGGATTACTAGTTCTCCTGCTTGGTCATTGAGAGTACTATCAATAGTAAAGTGTACATTGCTGCCTACCTTTACTGCACCACTATCTACAAGCTTGAATGCCACATGTTCCTCTAGATGCTTTCCTACAGCTTCAATCCTTCTTAATGTAGGTTCTGAATATACAGGTGTACCATCTTGGTTCTTTAGAGTCCTTGCAATCTTATAGAATGGTGTATTGTCCCCCTTTACATAAGCTCTACCAAAAGGTAAGTAGGATGTAGTAGGCTTCCAATACTGATAGGTTCCTGTGAACTCTCCCTGATTAGGGTCAATAGTCCTTTGTGCAGTAGTCTGCTGTCTTACTTCTTGGTCAGTAATCACAGGTGTAGCTATCTTAGGCTCTTCCTCTTGCTTTGCAGGTTCTGCTGCTTTAGGGTTAAGCCTAGAGGTTACATACACATTGAGGTAATCATCCAGCTCAGGAGCTAACTGCTTTGCTATTTGATAGGACTGAGTGTTCTTAACAAGCTTTCCTATCTCTTGGTTAGTTGCCTTAGCATCAATCAGCATATCAATACTCTTCAAGACCTCAGAGACTGCCTTATCAAATGCTTCCACATTCTCTTGTGGCATACCCTCCTTTAAGTCTTGGAATAAGTCATTGACCTTAGCCTGCTCCTCAGCACTAAGGGCTTGTGCAGCTCTTTGTGCAGCCTCTGCTTTCTGTCTTTCATTCTCAGTAGGAGTATGTTCAGTAGCATCATGACCAGTTTCCTTACCTTGTGCCTCCTCAGGAGTAATTTCTCTTACTACAGGAGCACCCTCTGGAAGGTCATCTAGTTCATCATTCTGCTCTGATAGTACTGCCTTAGCCTGCTCAATAACTGACTTTGCTGCATCTATCCTTTCTCCTAATATACTTTCGAGTTCCTCTTGAGAAACACCCTGCATACTTGGGTCATTCTCATCATATAATAAGGTAGGGTCATTATAGGCTTGTGAAACTGTGTCTAGCATTTCCTGCTCAGACTCAGATACCTGCTTACTATGCTGTAGTAAAGTGTGGGCATCTGCAAGAGCTTGTGGGTCAATGCTTCCATCATCCAGACCATCAATAGCTCCATCCATTCTTTGTGAAGTCTTGATAATCTTCTTAGCCTCTTCTACCTTCTGCCTTCCACTAGGTTGTGGTTGACCTTCTGTTCCCACATTATTAAGGAACTCATTATCCTCGTCAGAGAATAAGCCATCAAGCTGTCCTTCATCAAGGTCTCCACTTTCCATGCCATGAACAATCTCTGACACATCAGCATTGTCAACCTTGTCTTTAAGGTTTACCTCTTCAGCTGCTCTGTTGACTTTCTCTTTCTTCTTGTCTATCTTTTGTCTATTCTTGATAAGTTCAATAGGATTATCCCTGAACTCCTTATATCTTTGGTTGAATGTTTTAGTTGCCTTGGCTATCTTGATAGCATCCTTTAGGTCTGTCATAGACTTCTCAAAGGTAGCAGCGTCAACGCCTACAATATCCTCTAGGATAGGATAGCCTATCTCTTCAATGAACTGAGTGATATGAGGATTGGCTTCCATGATAGCAGCAAGCTGTAAAGGAGTCTTAGAACTTCTAAGAGCATCAATGAACATTTCAGCATTATCCATTGCCTTTAGAATCTTTTGACCTTCCTCAGATTCCTCGTCTATCATGCCTCTTCCTCTACCACTTTGGAAAGCTTGTAGGCTTCTCTGCATTTCTGTCAGGAACTCTTGACTTTCCTCCTTGATAGAGTTGTATCTGTCAGTGAAAGTACCTACTTTCCAATTGAGCCAAGCTAGCTCATTCACTTGGTCTTCAGTAAGGCTGTTGTTTCCTATTGCCCTTAATGTCTCTACAGAGTCTTCATACCTGTCTATCTCAGCAAGTATTTTGTCTCTCTTCTGCTTGAGTTCCTCTCTCATTTGTGCTCTACCTTCCTCAGTGTCAGACATTAAGGAACCATCCATGTTTCTCCAACCTCCAAGACCATCCACAGGTGAAGTAAACTCTGCAATCTTAGCAAGCTCTTCATCAGGGATATTCTCAAAGTCTTGGTTCACCATGTCTCTCAGGTCATTTATTCTACCTACTTTAGCAAACCTTGATATGGCAGCGAAGTCACTATTGTCCTCTGCATTTTTGTACTCAAAAGCATCATCTGCTTCTGCCCATCCATCCATAGCATCGGTAAAGGATTGGCTTCTTACAAAGTGACCCTTTTGCTCCTGTACTCTTTGTGCATAGTTGTTCATGAAATCAACAGCCTCCTGTCCTTCCATGTTCTCCTTGTTTGCTATACCAAATTCACCAAATAAACCCCCCGATATACCCACAGTTCTTCCTCTGCCTAACCAAGTGTTTACATCTGAGTTTTGCACTTTACCAAAAGTAGGAATACCTAATAGACCTGTAAATGCACCTACTGCAAATTCCTCCCATCTGTCACCATTTCCATAGGTATTAACAAATCCATCAGTGACTGACCCAATGAAGTCTCTTGTTTTGATTTCAGCTGTTGGGTCTAAAAGGGCTTCATAATAGGCATCAGGTGAATCAGGACTCTGCATATTACCAGCAATCTCTGCAATGAAAGCCTGAGCCATTTCCTCATTACCTTCAACAAGTCCATGCCTTAAGCCTCTAGCAAATGCTCTCTTCTTAGAAACAGGGTCATATATGTACTTACCTGCTTCTTTGGTGATTCTCTTACCTGCTTCCTCTTGTGCTATCTCTCTTCCTGCTTTCTCAAGTCCTTCAGACATAGCTTCTCTAGTAACTCTTCCCTTTGAGATAGTTCTAGCATTCTTATAACCCCTTGCATAGAGTTTTCCAAATGTGTCAAAGTTATCTAAAGATAGAAGTACAGTGTTACCAATAAGAGTGGTAAGACCCATAGCATTTGCTCTCTCCTTGGCATCCTCTTTAAGCTCATCAGCTCTATCTCTTAATAGAACCTTCTGTGCATTTATTTCATCATTAGATAAGCCTGATTCATCAAGGTAAGAGAGTTGCTCATTTAGAGCATCATCTATTTGCTTATATTGTAGCTCAAGAAAGTCTCTAGAGTTCTGATTTGCTTCTATTCTTCCTTCGTTAAGAGCTGATGTAAAAGACCCTACTACTTTGGCTCCCATAGCTCCCTTTAATGCACCTACTGCCTTTAGTGCCTTATTCCAAGCACCACCAGAGTAGAAAGCACCTACAGTGAAACCAAGATTCTTGATTACACTATCAGCCCAAAAGTTCATAGTACCTAAGTTGTTATACCAAGGGTTCTCTAATTCCTCATAGGTTCTGTAGTTAGGCAACCATTCCTCTAGGTTTCTATTTAAGTCAGCTAGACCGTCAGAGACCTCATTATGCCATAGTTTAGCTACTGAGTCTCCCCAACTGTCACCACTAATCTTGGCTCCTATTCCCTCAACTATACCAGTAACTAAACCTACAGTACCATCAAGGAAGGTAGTAGCTGCTAGAGCTACCCCCTTTCCTATTCCAGCACCAAGTTGAGCATACCAAGGCTGCTCTTGTGCTCTTATGTCTTGTATATCCTCTAGTTGAGATACATTTTGTATAGCAGTATCGTAGGATGAATCTCCATACCCAGCGGCAGCTAATTGCATTCCTACAGGAACTTCTGCATCAGGTACAAAGGTTTGTGCTAGACCCCTGCCTGACATACTTCTTATTGCCCTTGAGTAATCAGACAACTCTGCTTGCTGCTGTTGTCCTATTCCCTTTAATCCTTTCAGACCTACTGGTCCTATCTTAGTTATATCTTCTGCCATATTATTATTCTTTAGATGAAGTAGTAGATAGTGTGGGGTTGTAACTATTTAATAGGTTAGCGAGTCCTATTGTAATAGTTTGTGCCCTTTCTGTAGAACTTACACCTTGCAATGCTGCCCTTGAATTAGTTATAAAGTTTTGAACCTCACTACCAAGTGCATTGGGGTCAACTAGGTATCTGTCCCCAGTACCATCACCCAGTTGTACAATAATCTTAGTAGGTGTTACATCACTATAGTAGATACCAGTAACTTGCCTACCCTTGTCATTATCATCACTCTTGAGGTTAAGGTCTGAGTATGACATGGCTTGACCTCTTGTACCATCTGCATTTAGTTTATACACTCTACCACTGAAGGATTTGTTCAATTCCCAATTACCTAGGGCTGACCTAATCTTAGTGTCAGGTATGTTATATCCACTCATATTTGTAGAATAGTATGTTCTTTCTGTTGAAAGATTATTCACAGCTGTATTAAACTGGTCCATAGATAACATCTGCTCCCCATTGTACCCAATGGCTTTCAGGACATTGTATTGGTCTTTAGTAAGAGCTTGAGTAACACCATGTTTCTTTAGTACTGCTGCTTGTGCAGTTCTAGTGTACTCTGCTGCCTTCTCATTTGCTCTTACCCTGTCTAGCCATTGTGCTGCCGCAGCTCTTTGTTGTGCTGGAATATCTGTATCCCAGTGTTCTCTGAACTTTCTCATGGCAGTTTCTTCAGCCTTCTTGTCTGCTGCACTTAATTGAGCAGGAGTGAGAGTAGCCTTACCTGCTTTTCTGTATTCATCGTACACTGTTAAGGCATTCGTTTTGCCATTCTTTCCAAATATAGAGGCTCTTACGCCATTATCACCAGCTTTGAGACCTTGTAAAGTTTGTAGGTACTCCTTGTCCTTACCTGAAGCAACTAAGTAGCTTTGTCCACTTAATGCTATACCCTGTGCCAATTCTTGCTGCTGCTTTTGTTGTGCTCTAGCAGCTGCCCTACTCTCTGCTCTCTGGTTATTCCTATCTTGGAGGTCATATTGTAACCTAGTAAGACCTGCTTGGTCTGTTAGCATCTGATAGTTAGTTTCACCAATAGCACTATAGAGTCCTTGTCTAGCATAATCATAAGCCCTTGCAAGAGTTGTAGTGTCTCCCCAGTTCTTTACACCTGAGGTTCCTATAGCATCCTCTACTAGTCCTGTTAGTACTCTATCTGCATTGGGGCTATTCATAATAGCTTCCATTACAGCTTCTCTACTGAATCCTCTTTGCTGCACCATTTCATACTGATATGGTAGAATCTGTCTTAGCTTCCTCCTACCTTCCTCACTATCTCTGGCTTCCTTTGCTATGTTAGCAGCAGCTGAGGCTACTTGTTGGGTAATAAGTGCTCCGCTGTAGCTTTCATAATCTAGGTCTGGATTATCTAGATAATCATCTAGGCTTGTGTTAGCTGCCCTCCTACTTAATAGCAGTGTTGGGTTCTGTAGTAAAGCTTTTCTCTGCTCCTCCATTTGTGCCTGCTTCCTTTTGTAAGCATTCTCAATGGGGATAATATCTTGCGCATACCTACTTCTCATATTCAACATAGCCTGTCTTGAAGTTGGTGTCAAGCCATGTTGTGCTAGTTGGTCTGAATATGATTGTAGGTCATCAGCATACTTCTTGTACATAGCATGAGCCTTTGGGTCTGTGGCTTCATTAGCCATCTTGTCCCAAATGCTAGCTTTAGTAGATAGGTCTGCATAGGCTTCCTCTACTGCTTGGTGTGCTTGAGTAGCCATGAGCACAGGAGCAAGAAGCTCCTGATACTCAAATGGTCTAAATTTGCTATTTATAACTAAACTGTAGTTTGCCATATTATCTTCTCCTTCTTATAGTTATGTAACCTCCATGTGCCTTAGTCCTTGTTCTAGCAGCAGCATGTCTGTTCACTTCATCCTTTGCTGCATCACTCAGGCTCTCATAACCATTCTTGTAGGTTATCTTTCCTGTGCTGTCAATACTGTAATACAATGCTGGGTTACTCAGAATCATATTCCTTGTTGCAGCCTCTCTACCAATATTTCCTAGGCTATCAAATAGGTTAGTTAGGTTAGCAGACCTTGCTGCACCTACTCTAGAATCAACTGCATCCCTAATGGCTGCTGCTTTCACTAGAGCATCTATTCTAGCCTTATCTCTTTCTCTGTTAGCAATAGCTGCCTTGAGACCTTGTTCACTATTGAACATATTGGTTCCTCTATTAAATGCAGCTACTTTTTCTCTTTGTGCTAGATTGTACTCTTCTGCTTGTCTGAAGAGATTTCCTAATTGACCTTGTGCATTATAGTCTGCTGCAAGTAGTCCTGCTATTGCTGTACCTCTGTTACCTCCACTAGTATTTAATATTGCTCTCCTAGTAGCTCCTGCTTGAGCACCAAGCTGGTTAGCATAGAATAGCCTGTCTAGAGGAGTGTATGTCATATAGTCACCTATTGGTGAAAAACTTACAGAGCCAAATTGGTTAGCAGCATCTACTATCATATCTGCATTACCATAGTCAGGCTTGTTAGTCCAACCCATTAGGTCTGTGAATACATTGATAGCACTTCCTATTGCTGGTAGATACCTGAGATTAGCCAAGGGGCTGGTCTTAGGCTCTGCGTATGTTGTTCCCCCATCTGCGCCCCTTGTAGTAGGAGTAGTAGGAGTAGTAGGAGCAATATATGTTGTTGGGTCTTTTACTAGTGTCCCAAATGTTTGTCTGGTAGGACTTGGCATTCCTGTTGTTTCAGGGTGATGTGCTAACCAAAAATCATTCTGCTTTTGTGCAGGAGTTTTTACTGGAGTAGTTAAGTAACTGAAGAAATCAGTTCCAGTATTAGGTAGGAACACTAGAGACTGAGGCTCATCACCATCCCCCTCAAATATCCTGCCCATAAGTCCACCATAGGCATGTTTCCATTTACTTGCATTTCTAGCAAAGTTTGCTTTCTTTCTCATTGCTGGACTATAATCTTCTGGATTGGCTAATACTTTGGAAGCAAACTCTTGTACTCCCATACCATGCTTTGAAGCTGCTGCTGTGAAAGTCCCCTTCTTACTAGGTGCAATGTGAATCTTTCCACCTTCTGAGTACTTCCTCTGCTGTCTGCTTTCTCTTACGGCTTCTTGCTCTGTCATTAGCCTATACATTATATCTTCTAGACCTCTCTGACTGATTGGGTCATTTGGTCTTTCTTCACTCTCTTTTTGTGCTTTCTTAGCTGCGTCTGCAAAGGTCATTTCCTTTTGACCTCTTAGTTTGTATTTTTCTCTTACAGCTTTTGGCACTCTTAACCTATTGCTGAATACATAATCATTAAAGATTACTTCTCCTTCCTCAACAAGGTTAGGTTGGCCATCAGGTGCTATTCCCATAGGTACACCTTCAAATGGATTACTCTCATGGCTACCACCATTGTCTATAATAGTAATACCATTTGTCCAATCTGCTCCATGTGTGTGAAGAGGACCGCCAAAAGCTTTCTTTGCCTCTATCTCTAAGTCCTTTTGTGATAACCTTCTCTGAGCTAGTTCATAGTCAATAGCCCCACCAATAGGCATTAGACCAAAATCAAGTGGGCCACCAAAAGCAAAGTAACTTCCCTCAAGGTCATTCATTTGATTCTTTGTTAGTGTAGTTACATTGTTTACTACGTCTCTATCTGCCTTATCTAATGCTGCTTGTGCTTCCCTTGCAAGTTCTTGATTCTTTCTTCTAGCTTTGCCCTTTGAGAACCAACCTCCTTTATATACATCTGAAGCAAGGGTAACTGCTTGAGGGCCTGTTACTTCATCAAAGGTTGAAGCATTGCTGTTGAACTTATTAAGGTAATCAGTGCTTTGATTAAGTCTTTGGTGCTTTTCTTTGTCTTCCTTTATACCAAAGGCAGCATTAACTAATCCACCTACTACTCCTAGTCCAGCACTTGCAACTGCACCCCAAGGTCCTGGGATTGCTGAAGCTACACTACTTAATCCTGATATGACGTTTCCTGCTCCTGACTCTAAACCTCCTGAGATAGCACTTCCAGCCATCTGGCCTACCATGCTTCCTAGTCCTCCTAATGCTCCTTGCATACCTGAGGATAATCCAGCATATTGGCTACCGAACTTTCCTAGCCCCTTACCTGACTCTATTCCTTGCATGAATGAGCCAAAGTTATACTTGTGTGGGGCCTCTAAATAAATTACTTTATTCTTTTTAGCCATATTATTTACGGTTTTATAGTGCAAAGGTAAGAATAAATTCTCACTTGCACAAGAGAATATGTAAAATAATAAAGGGACATAAGTAGAATCCTTATGTCCCCTTAAGGTTAAACGTAATATTGAACATTTACATTATGGAACTCCATGAATGGAGTAGCACTATCTGTTTGTGGATTACTTGTTAAAGTTACCTTAGCCCAAGTGTTCCTTATCCTATCAAATAGTTTAGGTCTCCTAGTTACATTTTGTACTGTAACTACGTCACTCTTGTCTCTAGGTATCTCTACTCTCCATATCCTAAACCTCTTAGCTGTGTTAGAACCTAGGTAACTACTTGAATTACCAAATGACCTAAAGTTCTTCCAAGTAAGTGGTACAACACCTGTGTCTTGGTACTCAGTCTGAACTCTTATAGTATCAAAGAATTTCTTTGGATTAAGACTCTTACTATTGATTGGGTTAGTCTTATGCTTGAAAGGTTCAGTACCTGAATCAGTTACTGCATCATAGAAATCAACCTGTGCCTCAAGGTTAAGGAATGTTTTATCACTTGCGCTATTGGCATTTGATATGAATGATATGCTAAATGGTTCAAATGTACCAAAGAACTTATTATAGGTTCCGTCAAACATACTCCATAGTGTAATATTGTTTACCCCTCTGGAGAACGTGTAGAACTTAGGTCCTATGCTGAACATAGCTGCTATGTTCTGGTAACTCATAAATGAGGTGAATTGTGCTAGCTTTTCAGAGAAGCATAGGGTCTTTGTGGATGTAGAGATATAAACATCTTGGTTTCCTTGGTCATAGAATACCTTAGAAGTGTATCCTGAAGGCTTCCACTTCTCACTAGGCACTCCATTGAACCATGTTACCATGTTACACTTATCAGCTAAGTTTGTAAGCCCATTTCCTCCTATCATGTATAGGTCTCTACTAACAGAGTCTAGGAAGTATAATCCTAGTGGGGTTTCGCACACACTACTTGGGTTAATACAACCAATAGATTCTGCCAAGTACCTCTTACCTTCCATCTTGTAACTATTTCCTATCTCAATAGGAACATTGTCTGAGGTAGGTATCTGCACTCTTGGATTGAATATCAGCTGACTGATACCTGTGTCTTGGAAACAATATATGGTATCTTTCCAAGTCCTTAGTACCCTCACTTGCCCTTTACTACCATCTAGGTCATAGGTTGATGCTAGTGTTACACTAGTCCAGTTGTCAACCTCTGCTCCTTGTGTCTTTTCAGGAGTCCAAGTTACCTGATTACTAAACTGGTTTAACTTGTAGTAGTCCTCATCCATTATCCTGTATGAGAAGAAGTTATCCAACTGAGAGTACACAAGGTTCATCAGGTTGTAGTTGAGAGGGGACATGTTAAGGTTACTTGGTTGTCCTCTGTTTCTATCATATCTACCATCTAGATTTATGTGTGACTCCACAGGGAAGGATAGTATATCTACTACTTGGTTTTGGTCTTCTTTTGTGAAAGCGTAGGTTTTCAGACAATCCCACTTATTGTAGAATGTGTCACCCCAAGCCCATGTTATCTGACTTGTGGTTCTTAAAACTACTGATGGTCCAGCTGGAATCCATTGGATTGCTCTCATAGCATCACTTGAAGCCCCACCATATAGAGTGTCAGAATTATAAGGCTCATGTACTTCAGCCAGTAGTAAAGCCTTACTTGCTGTGCCAGAGCTACGATAGTAGCTGATGTCAAATTCAGATTGTGTTGGAGCTATAGAAACAATAGCATGAGCTGTTGATTTATATTTCATTCTAACTCCCTCTCTAGTTGTACCTAACCCAGGAACATTACCCCCAAATACAGTCCACCTAGTATCTCCGTCAGTTGCTGTAGGTTTCCAACTATAATCTTGACCATCAAAATATTGAAGGAATCCCACGTCTGATACCCCATTCTTTACTCCAGGTCCTAGCCTAAACCATAGCTTGCTTGTCTCATTGTAGTTTTGCCAATTAGGTTCCCTTGGGTCATTAGTAAAGTAAAACCCACTTTTCTCTGGCACAATTAGGGTGTCTATATTACCCATGTATGGCTTCCTATTTACCTTTATATACTGCAACTCAAGTGAATCAAATATCTTAATATCATGAGTAGTAACATCTAGCCTTCCACCTAGGTATAATATTGGTCCTACAGTAACAGTATTACTGTTTATTGTTTTTTGCATGTAGTTGGCTATCCTGTAATTGCTAATCTTCTTTGTTTGAAGCATAGCACTTCTGCCTTCTCTATTGACATCATTGTTCAGGGAACCATTCCTATGCCACATATAAACCATCCAGTTTGTTGGATACTTATCAGTAGTATTGACCCCGTACTTTGGAGTAGAGTCTAGGTCATCTACAATACTATCTTGGTAACATGGCTGGGATATTAAACCTGCATCACCATCTGTCCTGAAGGCTCTTCTTATGAAACCTGCCCCCAATGTACCAATGGTACCAGAAGATGTTGTAATGTCTATGTCTCCGTATGCGCAATTGCAGTTGATAAACCCTAGCATTCCTACCTTACAGTCTGAGCTAAAGCTATACCCTCTTATTGAGTCATCCCACTCAATATCTGGTGAATTTATGGTGAACAATTCATCTGTGGTATCCCCAATTCTGAATAAGTCTCTATCACCATAATATCCTTGAATTTCTGTAGAGTACTCATAGGGGCTTAGTATAGTTCCCCTATTGGGGGTCACAAACTGGCTATACAGCTGCCCATCACAGGAGATTCTTCCTCCATTGTTAGCTGCTGCGCTATCAGCTCCATAAGCACTTTCGTGGTAAGGTCTGAATATCCAAGAGGCTTGTGCATACAAGTGCCCATTTCCATAGGTGTTTCCTGAACCTCCATATCTGTCCCTCTTCCTATACACGGTACTATTAACTACTCCTTGGAACAATATGGTTCTGTTCTCTGTAGAAGGGTGAGCAATGACTGCTCTTACCTTTTTATATCCTAGGTCTTTGAGAGCATTGACTATAGTACTGTTTAAGGTAGTATAGAATGTTGAGTTCGTTACTACACCTGCATTGGATATATCTAGCTGTACATAAGAGGTACTTCCACTCTTGCTTATATCAACTATCTGATGGTCCATAATCCAAATTGGTTCTGACCATGTTCCAGTCTTATATTGGAATTGAAGTCCTAACCTGTAGTACTCATTTTTCTTAAAGCCAGCACAGTACTCATTAAGATTGCAGCTGTACACAAAATCTCCACTTGGGGTTATAGTAGTGTGACTACATACCCTTGGACTGTATGTAAGCTTTGCACTTGATGATGAACTGACTGGGCTGCTTGTGCTATTGCTAAAGTAGCTTTTTATTTGAGACTTGATACTAGATGTTAAGGATGGTCTTTTAAGGGTGATATTCCCTAAGAATAGACTACCATCTTTTTGGCATATAGTCTCTGCCTTTATCTCTTCACCTCCTAAGAACAATAGTGATGTAGGGTCAACTATATCTCCATTTGTTCCTGTGTCTGTGTATGTCAGGGTGTTCTTGTTACCTATTTCTATGTCCCGTAATCTTTTGCAGATAGGAGTTCCATTTAGGGAAGTTCTCTGAATACTATATATCCTCAGGTACTCAAAGTTACTATCTACATTACTTATGGTTATGGTAAATGAGTTGTTGCAAGACTCTTCAGGAGAGCCTCCTCTTCCATAAGGAGATATGTAGTACAAAGGAGTTACTACTGCTATTGCAGTCTCCTGAGCATGTTTATTGTAATAGGTTATAGCATATTGAATAACTCCAGGTGCAAATGTTCCACCACTATAATGCTTGGTAACAGTGACCTCTTCATTTAGGGCAAGTTCTGGTGAGAAATCTAGTACTTGATTATTGTAACCAATACCAGCTGGTTCCTCGTCATCATTATAGTCTATGTAGAGCTTAGACATATCCTCACTAGGAGCTATATTGATTATCCTAGGTTGGTTATTATTGTCTGTCCAATACACTTTCTGTATATTCTCATTCTCATAAGAAGCTAGTGCCTGTATTGGGTAATCTACAGAGAGACCAAGGTTGCCTAGATAGATTCTAGTAGCTATCTTCTCAACCATATCCACTCTGTAAATTGCATCATGAGTACTATCTATGTGAGTAAAAATTACCACATAGTTATTCAATACACAATGTCCTATGTATGTTCCTTCGATTGAAGTTAGTGCTACAAAGTCACCATCTTCACCTGCTGCGTCATCCCACTCTGCCTGAGTTGCCCATGCACTTCCATTATAGTACTTGAATGCAAAAGAAAGCTGTTGGGGTCCTTTCTCATTTGTAAGAGAAAGAGCTGTCTGACCTTCTCTAGCAGTCATTCTTATGTTGAGAGCATCACATAGCAAGTGGGCAGGATGCTTTGATATTGAAACATCCTGCTGTAGTCCAGCGAATATGTGATTATCTGAGTACATCATATTAGTGAGTGATTATGTGTTCTTTTGTTCCTTCATGCAGATAGCCACTATCATGGTCTTTTGTTTCATCAGGTAGTAGCTTGTTCCACATATTACTAATAGCCTCCATTTGGTCAATGGTAGGTCTAATTAAATCAGTTTGTGCCTGACCTACAGCCCAAGCATATTGCTGTTGTGTATTGCTTAATACTTGTGGTGTAATCTTTCCTGTGTCAAAAAGCACAGTGAACCACTGTAGCTTTATGTAGAGTTCAAGTGCCCTACTATATGAACTGTTGTCAGGTATCAATGGGTAGCCCTCATCATCAATAGGCATAGCTTCATAAGCTATCTCTATCTTACCATCAGGTATGGATGTAATGATGCAGCTTCCTTGAATCTTGTAGGTAAGCCCTCCATGCTTTGGCTTAGTATTACTCATGTGGAATGAATCTGTACTATGCCTAAAGGCTCCCATTCTCTTCTCTCCATCAATAACCCTTACTTGGATTATCTGGTAGTAGTCACAAGGTAGAAGTCCTCTGTAGTCCTTAATCTCAATCTCCTGTGTCTTCTCTAGGAATGCAGGAGGAGTTCCTACTATCCTTATGAAGTCCACAGCATAGTCAACTACAGTTTCAAAAGGAATATCCTCAAGTAGAGGATGCCTTGTGAGTTTGTCCATTATGAGCTTTATGTTAGTGTAATTCATTATGCTTTCCTAGTAAGAGAGCATCAAAGCCCTCGTTTATTATTTTCTCTTTTAGTTCTCTCTTTAGAGGTCTGATTGGTATAAAGCGGTAGAAACTCTTGTTTGCAAAGTTTGCATATTCCTTATTATAGTATATTGCAAACCTCTCCAACCCTTCAAACCTAACTAAGGTCTTTGACTCATGGGACTCATTATCTTCCCACCAAAGGTCTATAGTTCTTTTCCAGTCCACTGGCAAAGTAGTTACTACCTTACCTTCCTTATATTCAACCTTAGCTTTGAACTTCCTGATTTCTAACCTTCCCATTCTATTTGGGAAAGCTACATCTTTACCATCAAGAAGCTGGTCACGAAGAGTATTATTGATGGCTTTGATTATCTGACCTAGCTGATACTCAGTGATAGGTTGCCCTATATCAAGCCACTTGTGTTTTTTAATCCACCTCCAAGCCTCTTTAGTGCCATTGGAGTTTGTAACCTTAAAGTGATGTTTCTTCTCCTCGGCTTTGACTACCTTCTTCCTAAACTCACTTAGTTCCATTATCCTCTCCTTTCTTTCATGTTCCTAGCAATGTAACTGGCTAGCCTGTCAAGGTCATCAGTAGCATTGTTCTCATTATCAGCTGGCTGATAAACATGTCCACTGAGTTCTTTAACTATAAGCTCAATCATTGGTGGGATAAGTGCTTCCTCAATTGGGAACTCCATATCCATCACATCGCAAGGTTTCCCACCACTAGCATCAGGGCATTGAAGCTCTGCTGCCTTACTGCTGTCCTCAAAGATACCTGTTACCTTTACTTTCTCTAGGTAATACATTTGAGGGTTATTGCTCTTGAGGTATAAGTGATTGTCAGGAGCAATAGTACCATAGATTTGATTCTTGAGGTACTTATTGTTCCCTACATACTTAAACCTCTCATTGTTTGTATATGCAAAGTTGCCTTGGAAGTAATCTAAAGAAGAAATCTTCTGTTTCCCAACTTGCATCATATTTGGAATCTCTTGAAGAGACTTCATGTAGTCTGCACCTGTACAGGGGGTACCATCAATAGCATTAACTTGCTTTAAGTCAACACATATTGTCTGATAGTTAGACTCTGGTATCTCTTTCCTTATATCAGAGTACCTCTGCTTCAGTAAGAAGGTTCTGTACTTATCTAATAGGAATAGTACATGCTCTTCCTGAAAGTGACTATCATCTGATACAATCTTAAGCTCATCAAGAACCATATAGGTCAATTGTCTGTATGTGCTCATAGTTTATAAATTAAATTGCCCTGCAAAGGTAAGAAAAATCCTTTACCTATGCAAGGCAATAACTAGTTTAATTATCTATCGTAATTAGAAGCCTTAAATCTAACTCTGTTGTCTTCAGTGAACCTTATGTTACTATCCTCTGTAATTCTAGGACTAATAAGCCCACCACTTTCTACATGACCAAAGAGATAATCATCGTTAGCATACTGAGGATAAGGCAATAGACAGCTTGAACCATATAGGCATGATAGTGCCTGCTCAATCTTTCTATAATCCTCTTCTGTGATGAAGTACCTCATTTCTCCTGTGAGCATTTCCTCAATGAAGTTATACACAAGCAGCTTCTCTACATCTGTCTGTTTCTTATACCCTAGTTGGGTAAGTGTGTTGAAGTAGATGCTCACTGACTTGAAAACATCATTAAGTATTTCCACAGCTACACCCTCCTTTTCTTACCACTGTATTCTCCTTTCCATTGAAGAACTTGTTATAGAACTTGATGGCATCAGTGTAGTTTCCTGTTCTCACTGCAAGCTCTAATCCCTTCATCTTTAGGATATAATCAGTGAAGTTTTGTGATACAGAACAATTGTTAGCTAACTCTCCAATGTGGTTCATTGCCTGTTGATAGAATGGGTACATATTTGTAACAGTTCCTAGTGTAGTCATGTTGTCAAGACCACATGGAGTATCTGCTGCTGGAGTACCCTTTGTCCTAACATAGACAAATAGTAAACCATTAAGGGGAAGGTCAGTAGGAGTAAGGTCAAGTCTCACATGCTTAGAGCTGACATATTTCTTTGTGAGCTTAGACATTACATCAGGGACAGAGTATTGATACACAGGGTTACTACTAGGACCACTACCTACATAGGTATCTTGATTGTCAATGACAATGCTGTCTATATAGACATTCTTGTAGTAACTCTCACTTAGGACACTTACATCTATGATAAGATGTTGCCCATCTGAAGTAATTCTTAATTCGTTAAAGTGTATCATATTCTTGTATAAACTAAAAGGGGGAGACTTGAACCCAAGCCTCCCTCCTCCTTATTAGTAATAGTTGTTTCTTTAGGATATAGCACTAGCTGCCTTTCCAGAATCCTTGATAGCACCTGTAGTACCATCAAACATAGGAACATTACCACTAGTGATATTACCGCTAACCTTTACAAGACCTGCTGTTGGTAGAGCTGCCTTAATTGCTGCTAGAATGCTTGCTGCAAGAGCACCAACTGCTGAAGCAGTGCTGTCTGTGCTAGCTCTAGGCACAACAAATGTGATGTCCTTCTCTGACTTTTGTACACTGTGGTTAGCACCAACATAAGCATAGTGGATAGCAACAGTGTCATATCCATACTGCCAGTTAGCATCAACAAGGTAAGTTGTTGGGATGTAGTCAGGCCAATTAACCATCCTGTACTGGTCTCCCCTCTCACCCATGTAGAAGTACTCGTAGTCTGCCATGAGCTTGCTGTTCACAACTGTACCAGCAGCTGCTGGCTGTCCAGAGGCAACAACACTATTAGCAGGTGAAGCACCTCCAGTAGTCTTCCTCTTGTCACTATAAACAACATCACCCCAAACTACATCGTCAGTTCCATTGTTCACCCAAGTAGGCTCAACAGTGAAGAGAACTGGCTTCTGCTGCTTGATACCAAGAATCCAATCCTGCTCAACTTCCTCAATCTGAATACCTGTGTAGGTCTGGTTGAAAGTAGTTGTGTCAGTTACATCACTTGCAGCTGTAATCTCAGTCTTGCTACTTGTGCTGTAAGTCACATACACCTTAACAAGCTGTACAGCCTCCCTTGACGTGTTCTTAGCAATGCTGCTAGCCATCTTCAGATAGAACTCAGAAGCAGTCATTGAAGCTGTTGCATGAACAACTCCATACTTCCAATACTGGTTCTCAGGAGACATTCCAATTGGGTTCTGGAACTTAATCCTTAGAACAAAGTCCTCACCAGCAATAGGCTTGCTGCTAGAAAGAGCCTCTGTATTCAGAGTCACCTTAGCTGCCATCAGGCTCCTAGCCATTGCACTAGCAGGAGTTGCCTTGATGTCAATGATGTTAGCAATCTCAATAAGGTCACTCCTTACTAGACCACCTGCACCAAGGTGCTTGAAGAAGATGTTCTTGCCATCTGTTGTAATACCCATACCAACAGAACCTAGGTTGTTAGCCTTAGTAATCTGATGGCTTGCATCAAGACTTGCCACAACTGTGCTATTTGTCTTCAGCACATAAACTTGGTTTACTTGATTCGCTGTAAAAATGTTCATTGTTGTAAATGTTTAGTTAAACAATATGTTACTTGTTCACACTTATTCCTTTAGCTTGGAGAGCCATTTGCACAGCTCTCTCAAGGATAGTGTCATGTAGTATTGAATTGAGTTTACACTCCGAATGTTCCCTTCTTCCCTCAATAGTGAGGTCATTGGGTAAATCTTCTAGGATTATAGGCTCAGGTCTTGAAAGGTACTTTAATAGGTATTCACCTATCTTATACTTAGAGACTAGCTCTACAGTGTTGTTTCCTGTATCAAGCCTTATTGCCTTGTACCTAGTTGGACCCCTAAAGGGGTTGTTTTTAATCCTGCTGTATTCATCCTGAGTAACTGGATATACAGTAGCAGTACTACCACTATAGCATCCTAGGGCTTCATCCTCATAGGTGACTTGCTCCATTGTAATGAATGCTACATCTTCAGGTAGTTGGCAGAACACTGAACCAATAGACACCCCAGTACCATTGACTTGCTCTTCAGTTGAGTAAACCTTGGTCTTAACTAGACTTTCAAGGTATCTTCTCATTTCTTCAGTGCTCTCAAAGGAGTCCCCATAGGGGTTCTTTCCATTGTAGAAATTAACCACTACCTCTTCTTGTGCCTTAGTTAGATAGAAGGACTTCTCATACTCGTCAAACTCAATACTATCAAGTTGCTCTTGTTTGTCAAAATCCTTAAATCTTCTGTAGCTATTGACTAGGGTATCAAACCCGTTTGAAAACTCCTCTAGTGTCATAATGGTTATCTGTTAGGTTGACTATTGTTGTTTAGTGTTGCTGCTGCTTGGCTGTAGGACCCCCCCCCCTCTAGTAGCAATTGCCAATTCAACTGCCTTGTTCAGAATATCCATGTGGATAATGGGGTTCAGTTCACACTCAGACTCTGTTGTTACACCATCAATCTCAAGGTTGTTAGGAAGGTCTTCGAGTACAATGGGCTGTGGTCTCTTCACATACCTTATCTTATAAACGAAGGTTCCATTGTCTTGTACATTAACATTGAACCTAGGTATCAGCTCTGAGTTAATGTCAAAACCTGTAGCTTGATTTTGGAAGAGTCTCCATGCTTGCTTCTTAAGAGGCTGTGCATAAGGCTTGCTCATTTCCCTATCATATTCCTTGTATGAAATTGGGACAATCACATACTCCTTATACTTTGCAGGATACCACTTCCAACCTACACTCTCTGCGTCCTCTATAGAGACACATGTACTTCCACCACCAATGGTGTCATACTTAGTTAGAGTGCTTGCTACGGCATCAGTGTAATCACCTTCTACTGACTCATAACCTTCTTTCTTCCAAACAGCATTGTCAGTCTTTTGAGATAGCTTCTCATTGAGAATGAATAGAACATCTGTAGTTCCTTCAACCTCTGTATTGTCAGCAACCTTTCTAGGGAGCTGATATACAATACCTCTTTCATCAAAGATTTGGGTATCTTCAGATAGAGGTTCTAGTGAGGCAATCTTAATAAGAGAGCTGAAGTCCATCTGCCTTCTAGTGCTATCATCAAAACCTTGACCCTGTTGATTAAGTGAACCATCAAAGTAAGACTTGACTATGATGTCCTGAGCTTGGGTCAGTAATACTGACTTCTCATATTCATCAAGTACAATCTCTCTCTTTGAAGCCTGCTCACCAAACTGAGATTGAGTGTTGTAGCTGTTAAGCAGTGTATCAAAAGTATTACTAAACTCTTGAATAGTCATAGCCTTTATTTTAGTTAGTTATCGTTTCTCTGTTGTGCTGCTTGAGTTGCAGTACCTCCTTGCCAAGCAATCTTAGCTAAAGTAACAGCTCTTTCAAGTATCTCCTGATGAGTTTCCTCTGGCAGTGTGCATGGGGTTTCACTTGTTATACCACCTATTGTAAGGTCTGTACCATAGTTACTTAGGTCATCCAAGATGATTGGGTTGAGGTTCCTTATGTATCTAAGTTGATACTGAATATCCCCACTGAACTTTCCTATGATTTCAGCCATAGGAACCTGTATCACCTTTAGGTTGAACACTCTACCATTGGTAGCTGCAAATGTGGTGAACTTGCTTGGAGCCTTTGCTTGTACAAAACCATCTGTATGAGTAGCAGCTTTTACTACCTCCCAATTAGATGTTGCCCAAGTACCTGTATCCTCTAGGACTTTCTTTGCCTTTGCAAACCCTTCTCTCAGAATATCAAAGGCTATTTCATCATCCATTGGCTGGTTACAAGTAACCTCAAGCATAACCTCGTAGGTTTTCTTATCTGTACTCCAACCACAATCTGCCCAAATATGGGCATAAACCCCTTCACTAGTTTTGAACTTGATTGTTGTGTCAGACACTGTAGTCTCTTCCTTAGCATCATCTGAACTCCATATTCCTGGGGTAGAAATGGTAATCTTCAGATTTCTCTTTTGGTCTGCCCAAGTAGAGAGTATCTTGTAGTCTCCTGCTGTTGGTAGGTCTTCTACATTATTACCACTCACATCCTCATGCACATAGTTGCAGTTCTTTTTGTCTGTCAGTATTCTCCAAGCAGCTCTCTTCACAGGGAAATTGTAGGGCTTCAGCATCAATCTCTGATACTCTACATAGCTTAGAGGTATAACAGAATACTGCCACTTTTCATCAGAAAGTATCTCGTTGACAGCAAGAAAATAGTTCTGAGGGAAGAGAAAGACTTTACTCCTTCTGTCCAGTTTTTCTGTAGCATCAATCCTCTCTTTGAAGGTATTGATGTCAAAGAGTCTCTCTACTCTTACCAGCCCAGAAAAATCATACTGTCTCTTTTGGCTACCGTCAAAGCCTCCACCAAAGCCATCAGTTCTGCTGTTGAAATACTCATTCACTAATTGTGACTGAGCCTTTGTCAAGAACACAGATTTCTCATATTCATTGAGACCTGGGGCTTGGTTAGATGTGACATTATTATAGAGGACATCAAACTCAGTACTAAACTCTTGTATTGTCATAACTTTACTTTACTTTTGCTTCAATTGAAAACTTCAGTTCCTGATGCTTTGGTAAGCTAAGGTACTTAGCAGCTATATTTAATGTAGGCTCTTGTCCATTGTCACATAGTGGCAGATTACCATCCTTTAGATATAGGTAGTTACCTCTATTAACAATAACTCCTGCCTCAATTGCTTTCTTAATCAGAACCTTGTTGTCCAGTAGTGGGTCTCTTACTACCTGTAGGAACATCTTGGTATTGGCTTCAATGAGTTCACCAATCTTACCCTGTAGGTATTCCACCTTGCTGTCAGAAGCTGTTGGCCTACCATCAATAGTTTCAATGATGACTCTCATCTTATCCTTATCCTCATTAACCTTACCAAACTCCATGTAAGCCTGTGCCTTGAGAGTAACTCTCGTGTTAGCAGCCTTAGCAGAGTCACCTTCATTGATAATGACAAATCTGTAAGTTGCCTTAGGCTTGTCTTGAAGGGCTTGCATTGATGGAGCAATCTGGTCCTTGTTAGCTAAGAGGATTTTATACTTAATGTAGTCAATAGGATTAGACAGGTCTAATGGGTTATCACCCTTGATAAGCTCTACTCTGCCTATACCTTGCTCATTAGCATCACTCCAGAAGTTGTTATTTCTGTTATGTACACTGAGTGCATTTGGCTCTAGTCCAAGCTTATACTCAAGGAACTTCTTTTCATCCTTTGTAAGGACATCAGCAAATAGTCCTGACCTAAGTAAAGGTGTAGTGATTCTCATCTTAGAGCCTGCTGCCATGCCTCCAAAGAGAACATGCCTTGGGTCTGTTATCATACCTCTTGCTCTTGATATGAACCTTACTATAACCTTTTCATTCCTTAGACAATTGACTAAGTTGTCTCTCTCCTCTGATACTCTTGTTACTTTAGTCGTAGGCTCTCTATGCTCATGTTCAATAGGAACCTGCACTCTTTCAGTACTGTTGATTGCTTCTTCGTCGAGCATTATTTCCTGCTCTATATTCTTCTCTTTATTAGCCATTTTACTTCTCCGTTAAAAGTTAAAGAAAGTAATGGGAAGGGAGAGTTCCCCTCCCATTACATAATCCTATGTTAGCCCTGTAGGACAGCAGGGATAATTGACATTGTTCTAGTTGGGTCAAGAACACATACACCGAAGGTTGCATACTTGTGGATAACAGCAGCATCCTCATCGAAGCTAGCATAAGGATTGTTAGCCTCACCTGTGAATGGATTCCTGAATGGACCCCACTGATAACCTCTGTACTCAGGCTCATCCTTAACAGTACACTTAAAGATGTTAGGCTGGTCCATTGTACCAATGTCCATGATGTCATACCTGTAAGAGAATGCAGGACCACCAAGTGGGTGCTGAATCTTATTTCTTACTGGGTCATCATAGTATGGGTCAACCTCAAGCTTCAGTGTAACTCCATTAGGAGCCATGTACTCAACAAACTGGAATCCAGCCTTTAGAGCGTTCTGATGTAGAGGGCTGTCAGTCTTCTGAACAACTGAAAGTGCATCACCATTGAGTGTGAACATTGACCATCCACTAACCTCCTTAAGGATTTCCTTGTGGAACTGGATAGCACCCTTCTCACCTGTCCTCATTAAGAATACTCTGTTCTTCAGGTCAATCTCACCATAAGAAAGGTCATAGAGAGCTTCCTCAATAAGCTTCAGTGAGAATGTGTTGTAGTAGATGTTGTTAGCAACTTCCATCTGCTCATACAGACCTGCACCAGTCTTGATGACATTACCAGACTTACCAATGTTTGTGTACTCACCATTTGAGTTTCTGTTAGACCTACCGAATGCCATTGCATTGTTCTTGTAGTCTGCAAACTGTGTCTCCACAGCGTAGTCCACATAGTGCATCCACATGTTAGTAGTTCCCTTCTTGTTGTCAACGATGATAGGCACACCAACAGCAAGCTTTCTGTTAAGCTTGTTACCTGGAACCTTATGCTTGATTCTAATGTGAGAGAACTCGTTTCTCATAGAAACAGGTGAAGCAAACCTTACATCACCAACTTCTCTTGACATTTCAGCCTCAACGAAAGCTGCCTCAATGCTGAATAGCTCACCTGCAAGAAGTCTCTCAGCAGGAACACCATCCTCATTACCACCAGCAAGCTCTACTCTATAGACTGCATTAGTACCCTCCATTCTTGTGTCACCAAGGATTCTGAATTGGTAAAGCTCATTCAGATTACCAACGATGTACTCACCATCAGCAAACCAGTCCTTACCAAATACAAGATAGAAGGGAGCTGTACCTGCACCAACATTACCGCTAGATGCTGTAACTACGCTACCATTCTCATCCCTAGCCTCAATAAGAGGAATGTTCTGGCGTGTGCTTCCAGTAACATCCCATGTGTACTCATCTGCTGTATCAAACTCCCTAGTTGGGAACTGACTTAGCAGGGTGTCAAGAGTTCTACCTCTCTTTTGTGCTAGAAGCTGAACCATAAGGTTACTAGCCTTCTGAGGTGCTGCTCTGAAGATTGCTCCAAGGTGATTGTCCTTAGTTAAGCCCTTCCAAGAGCTAAACTCCATCGTTTGAAACTTACCTAGTAAATTTCTAGCCATACTTTTGTTAAATTAGGAATTATTTAATGTTGTTATAGGTCGAGTTTCATTCCCTTTCCTAGGATTGATTCAGTGTCATCAACTCCACTAGCAAACTTAAGATTACCTCTTGAGTCCCTTCTAGTATTATTGATTTTCTGTTCCAGTTCAGAGAAGCCTCTCTTTACCTCTTTCTTTACTTTCTTTTTAACAAGACCATCAAGTGACTTAAGTCCGTCAGTAAGAGCGTAAATGAGACCTAACTTAGCAAGAAACTCTTCACTGTTATCAAGTTCAAGCTTTTGAACTGCTGTGTAGGTTTCTCCTGTCTTAGGGTCTCTGTAGATAGGCTTGCTGATAGCATCATAAGCTTCCTGCCTTACCTTCTTATCTACATCCACGTCCTCAAAGAACTTGAGGTCTCCCTCAAGGATTGACTTCTTAATTCTCTCAGCCTTTTCTTTGTCCTTTTCCTTTTCCTCGTCCTTTGCTTTCTTGGCATCATCAAGCATCTGTTGATACTCTTCCTTGAAGAAAGTCTTGTTACTCTCAAGAGCCTCCTTTGCATCTTCAACATCTGTACCATTCTCTATGGCTCTGTTGACTGCCTTCTCTGCTCTTTCTTTTGAGAATCCTCTGTTGATGTAATCCTGAAATAGAATCTTCTTTCTGAGAGTCTCACCTTGTTCACCTTCTGCACTAATAGCCTTATCGTCTATAGTATCAAGGTAAGCAATAAGTCCCTCATACTGCCTAATCTTATCAGGCTCTACATCATTATTAAGGGCTTCAGCAACTCTCCTCTGTTGTTCATCAAGACCTGCCTTGATTTGCTCATCAATAGCATCCCTGAAATCCTGAGCTGTCTTAATACCCTTAATTGTTTCTTCATCAAGGTCTGGGAAGATACCCTCTTCTGCAAAGGCGTTGGCAATGGAAGAGAAGAAGTCAGGAGAAGTACCACCCTCTATAGAAGTAGTATCTTCCTCATTATCCTTGTGTTCTTCACTACCTACGCTCTCTGGCTTATCCCCGAACATATTCTCAGGGTCCACCTCAGCAGTGTTATTCTTGTCCTTGTTCTTGTCTTTGTCTTCACCTCCACCAGTTTCTTCTTCCTCTGGCTGGGTGTCCTCTTCTTGTTCACCGAATAATGAGTTCATCTGCTCATCATCCAGCATTGTTCCAAAATCTAATCCTTCCATGATTTTTCTCCTAATTAGTTTATAAAACAGTGCAAAGGTAAGAAAACTTTTTGTATCGTGCAATACAATAAGTTTTTTACTTATACTTTGCAAATAGATTTACTTAAGATTTATGTACTCCTGCTTGGCATTAAAGCATGGACAAGCCTTGTTAGCAAACTCACAATGTCCATGAATTGTAGCCTTAGGATATAGCTTCTTCAGCTGTGTTAGCAAACTTATTAAGGACTTCTTCTGTGCATCAGTTCTTGTGTCCTTTGGCTTGTTGTTCTTGTCTAGACCTCCTATGTAACAAACACCAATACTATGAGCATTGTGGTTTGTACAATGAGCACCTCCTATATTTATATGTCTTCCAGCATGAATGCTTCCATCCCTGTAGATTACATAGTGGTACCCTATGTCTGAGAATCCTCTAGCTAGATGCCATTTCTTGATGTCAGCTGTTGTGTAGTCCTTACCTTCTACTGTAGCAGAGCAATGTACTATAATCTCATTGATAGTTCTCTTAGACTTAGCTAAGGTACTACCTTTAAGTTTAGCCCAAGTGTTGTCTCCTACAATACCATCAGGTGTAAGACCATTTGCCTTTTGGAACTCTATTACTGCTTCTTCTGTTATAGGACCAAATACTCCATCTTGAAGAATATGTAATAGTCCTTGTAGTTCCTTGACTTCAGCTCCTTTACTTCCATTCTTTAGTACCATCGCACTCACTTTTTTGCTTTTGTTATAATCCTTTTTGGCTTTCTTGACCTTAGTTCACAGGTCATATCATAGCAAATGTTATTCATTAACTCGAACATCTGCTTCCTAAGGTCTCTGACTTCATCTTCGAGAACATCATTTCTCTTCAAAGCTTCATCAAGTCTAGCTTTATTATCATCAGATAACTTCATGTAGAAGTCTAGGGACTTCTGCATATTTTCTATTAGATTGGTATCAACCTCTGCATTGTACTTCTTCTTAGCAAATAGCCATGATACCCAACCACTAGTTACTGTGGTTATGAGTCCTACTACGCCAGTGACAATAACTTGGATGTCCAATCCTTGAGTAACTAATTCCTCACCCATTACTTTAAGATTTTTATGAATTTATTTTCCTTGTTTGTTATATAAGGACTCTTCTCTTCCACATTAACTTCCACCACAGTGTGCTTCTTTTGGAACCACCTAATGAAAAATATCTTTGAAGGTTTCTTATTGTATTCCTTCTTGCTGTTTATCACAACATATTGCTCACTATTAAAAGTAGGGGAAGCTACTATAGTTGATGGATAGTCAAGTCTTAATCTCAGGTTATACCACTTGTCTCCTATGAGAGTATCTACATGAGCCTCTGGAACAAAGATAGTATCTGGCATCTGAATAGTATCAGTCTTATGTGCTACCTTCACTTGGTATTGGAGGTATTCTATCTTCTTATCCTTAATCTTCAGCTCATCAACTACCTCTGCTAACCTAATATCTATAGAGTCTCTGCTTGCTCTTAGGTCATCCATAGTCATCTTGTACTCCCTGATTTCACCTTCTAGACCTGAGTTGCTAGCTCTATAGGCTTCCACATTCTGAAGTTCCTTCTCATATAGATTCCTATATTTCTCAAGCATCACTCTTTGGTATAGTAGTAGCCCACCAATGAATACAGCAATACTCACTAGTGCAATATACAAATACTTCTTCATTGTACCTAATTTTTGTGCAAAGGTAATCATTATAAACGAAATATGCAACCCTCTAAGTAAAATCCTTAAGGGTTGCATATAAATAGAGTAAGTGTATGGCTAATAGGCACCTCTCTCTATTAAGTTTGTAAACACTCTGTGCATCTTCTGAATCAGGTAGCCTATTAAATAAGCAGCCTGCTCACCATCCTCTGGTACATTATAGTATGCACATATATGGGACTGTACATGTTTTGCTTCATGCACTAAAGTATTTAGGAATTGCTCTTGACTTGATGTAGCTGCTATACCCACAATGCTAGTCCTTTTCTTAGAGTCAGTGTAGGTAAAGCCTACATCTTTTCTATTGCCTAAGGGAGCATCATAGATTACTATGACTTTCCAATAGCCTTCTACATCAATGTCTTGTCTAATCATAGCATAGCTTCCCAGTCAATAGCAATACCTGAGTATGACATATCAGCATACCACCTATTAAAAACAATTCCGTCGTCAGCATCTATATCATCTATTACATCCTTGATGTATAATGCAAGGTGGTATTCATCAGGGATGCTTGAACCTAGGAAGTCAGCCTTACCCATATTAGCTACATAGGCAGCATCATACAGCTGATTCCTTTCAACCTTAACTCCTTGTAGCTTGAGCATGTTATCTACTTCCTCCTTGCTATAGGGTATTATCTTTCTCTCTTCCCCATCTACCTCTCTTGTCATTAGGCTCACAGCAAACTCAAATAGTTTCCTGTTGAAGTGAGGACCATAGTTCCTCATATAGATAAGCATAGGCTTTGGGTACTCTTCATATTGTGTTAAGTTTGCTCTTTTCATAGTATTAGTAATTAAAAGAAAAAGGAGCAAGGAGTAAATACCCCTCACTCCTCAAAAAGGTTTACCTCATTCTCCTTCTATAACCATACCTACCATTGAATCTTTCATCATAGTCAGGCTCTTCATGGTCATGTCTGTAAGCTCTTTCAGAGTAGTCTTCCTCATATTCCTTTGACTCCTCAATGCAGTCAACAATCATAGAGGCATATTCCTCCATCTTCTTAGCTTTCTCAAGAAGGTGCTCCTTGTCTTTCCTTGTCTTAAATGATAAAATAACCATAACATTAGATTTTAGGTGCTTCATTCTTGGTCATAATAGCAAGCATCTGTTGCATACTCTTCTGTAGAGTCTCAACTTGGTCCTGAAGAGTTTGTATAGCCTTGTCACTTTCCCTACTTGCTTTTATGTCTGGATTTAGTTCTTGAATTGCTTCTTCGTAATCTGTAATTAACTTCTGATGTTTCTCTATACTATTGACAATACTTCTACTGTTCTGTAACATAGAGTTCATATAGGAGTTAAGGACATCCTTGCTCTCAGCTATTACAAAGGCATTCTCGCCAAAGTTAGCTAGGGAGCCATTAGGTACACCCTTAAATTCTCTCCTTTCACCGTTGATAGTAGCAACTATATCCACTATCATTTCCATATTAGGATTGAAGGTGTTATACTTAGGTCTTGGTACAGATACTCTCTCTACAGGACCACTTAATATCTTAGGCTTACTCTGTAAATCCAAGATATACAATATGCTATTTTGACTTAAGTTTGAAAACATAGTTAAACAATTTTAGTGTTAATAATTAGGGTGCAGGAGTTAGTAATTGCATGGTGCTTGCACACTTGTCATACCACACAAGATAGATACCAGCAGGTGTAATTTGAGCACCTGTAGCAGCAGTACCTCCTACAACAGTTAATGTCTGTAGGAACTCATTAGAACTGAATACTACTGGGAGAGCTGCTCCACCAGCAGGTATCTCTTGTGTAAGTCTGAATGCGAATATACCACTATCTGCTAATCCCCTAAACGCTCTCCTTGGAACTCCTATTACTACATTATCTGTAGTTACTTCTACAGAAATAGAAGCAATCATAGGGATACCTCTCAGATTAGAGAAGTTACTAGGAAAATTAGTAGTACCGAATGGCATAATCTACCTCCTTTCTTAATTAGTTCCAGAAGTTACTCTGTTGGTAAAAACCATAACCTCCCACCCAAGGGGTAGCATTTGCAGCTACAATGTTAGGGTATTGCACTGGAACAGTGTTAGGTTGCTTTGCAGCAACTAGGTTCAACTTCTCATTTAGGGCATTGAAAGCAGCATTGAATGCCTCAGTCTGCTTGTCATTGCTAATCTGACCTCTTAGTTGAGTGATAATATCACCCTGAGTGTCAATCTTGTTCTGAAGCTCTCTTTCCTTCAGGTCACAGAACTCCTTAGTGATAAGGGTGTTTTGTGCAGCAATTGCATTAAGGATATTGTTAGTATTCCTATCAGCCTGTGAACCTAGTTGGTTAGTTTGCTGACAAACACTAAGTTGGTCTGCTGCCTCATTCTGAGCAAGCTGTAGTCTTACACTTGCATCATGTGCTGCAATTGTGCTTTGTAGAGCAGCTGTCTGGTTAGCAATAGCTAGCCTATTCTCGCAGCAGCACTCACAAAGTTGCTTTGCAAGAGCAGCATTACCTAAAGCAATAGCGTTCTGAGTCTCAAGTGCAGACATACCTACCTGAGCACCTACTTGCTGTATTGAAGTCTGAAGGGCAAAGATACCATTCTTGACTGTCTCTACGCCAGTGTTTACAATCTGTGCAAGAGTGTTTAGGTTGTCGAATCTACCATTCATAATCTCAGCAAGATACTGCCTACCCTCATTACCTGCCTGTGCAACATAATCATTGAAGTTACCTCTTCCACCATTCTGTTGCCACATCATCCATAGGAAGATAATCCAGTACCATCCATTGCCTCCAAAGCCACCATTGTTCTGTAAAGCCATCAGAAGAGCAGGGTCAATGCTACTGCTACTCTTAGCTCCATCTGGGAACATAAAAACTTTGCTGTCGTCCATAGTTGTTAGATTTGTTAGTTGTTTTTAAGGTTAATTTTTATAGTACTATTCTTGTCAATTGACGGTGCAAAGTTACGATGAAATTTGCAGCTTATGAAACAATGCCGATGTAACACAAAAATCCCCTAACTATCAACTAGTTAGGGGATTTATTTAATGCCGAAGAACCTCAGTCAGTTCATCCTTATACCAAATTAGTTCCTTAAAGCCTCGTCTTTTTCTGCCTTTAGGTATCTTTCCTTCTCTGACTAAATCATCAAATCTACTCCTTGCGAGGTTAAGGTAACTACAAGCCTCGTCCTTGCTTAACACTTGATGACCAATAGCAGATGCAATATCCATAACTTGGTCTTCATCCAGTTCACAAGTGCCTGCATCTATTTTATCAGCAGCTTCTCTTAGTATCTTGGCTGCATACTTTCTTAAGAAGTTGTTCATGTTTCACCTTCATATAAATAATAAAGAACATAAATACAAGAGCTATGCTAGTGTATAGTATGAATAGGTCAAAGTCTGATATTGGTATCCCCCAATTCATATCTATATAACTCAGCACATTCACCACTACTATATAATGTAGGAACATTCTATGATAAGCACAAAACCTGAATACATAGGAAGACAGGTATAAGAAGCCTAAAGTAAGAAAGGAAACTCCTCCCATGTAAGTCAGTATAGTAGCATCTATACCAAAATAAAATAGAGTCGTATTTGCTAAACATAGTGCTGCCATAATCATTGGTATCACTTTTAGCAAGTACAACTCTATCTTATATAATGGTTTACTTAAGCTTGCCTCCGCAGCTATATCTACCTCCACCCTTACCAGTTGGCTTTAGGGCTGTCTTTGGTACCATAGGCTTGGGCCTTCTTGAACTTGATGATTTCTTACTTGTTGCCATAGTGTTTTTAGTTTAATCGGGTGCAAAGTTAAGAAATTATTTTGACATTAGCAAATATTTTGAGTTAAATTTCTATAACTTCTTCCATATTGAATGATAATACCTCAGGATAACCCTTAGTAACATCATATTCAAAGAGTCCTTCCCTGCCTGAGATAGCTTTTATCTCAGCAATGTGAGACTGAGTTACATTGTAGCAGTCAACAGCATAAAGCTCTAGACCTCTTAGGAACTCTAAAGCATAGTCAACACTTACCTTATAAGGCTCTCCATTGAGCCATAGAGTAGTTACCTCTACACCACTGTCCTTCTGAATAGTAATGCTATTGATGAGTCCCACTCTTGTCTCTTTATCTAACCAGCACTTCTGCTCTCCTAAGTTGAAGGTGTTCACCTCTTCCCCCTTGTCATAAGCAGCTTGCAGGTCTAGAAGGAGTTGTTTTAGCTCGACTGTATTAGGCATTTTATCCACCTTGATGGAGAAGACTTGTGTATCAACGCCTTCCTCTTCATTCTCAATTGGTGAATAAGGTCTTGGAGAAAGATTGATTAAGTAGATACCCTTCTTTGGGTTAATACTCTGTACTTTCTCAAATTCGTCTTTATTAACTTTTAACCAGTTCATATTGTTTATGTTTGAGTGAATATATAGTATCCTCTTTGGCTTTTAATTATAGTGGTATTCCACGGCTCTTTGCTTACTCCTCTCTGTATTACAGACTGAATAAGTAGCTTGCTTGTGGTATGTATAACTATAAGTTTACCGTCTAATCTTGCTCTTATGTGCAACTTAGTTACCTTCTTATTGAAAGCTACCTTGGCTTCGTAAATCGTGATAGCCTTCTTTAGTATCTTAGCTGCTGAACATTCAGGGTGATAAGTCTTCTTAAATTCTGCAAAAGAGTGTGTACCTGTGTATTTCTGCCATAGGTGTCTGCAATCTGCATGGGATAGGATTCCCCAATAGGAGCCTAGAATATTAAGGTCTTTGTCTGTTATGTCATTGAAGTCCATAGAGGTTATCTTGTCAATGAAGTTGAGCTTGATATGCTTCCTTATTGCAATGTGACTCCTTCTAGTAATATAGCCTAGGAAGTCTATACCTCTGTCTGCAATGGAGAATACTTGATAGTTACTCTTGAGTTCTACATGTAATTCTGCCATTTGTACCTTAATCTCCTTCAGTAATTCATGCAATTCTTCTTTGGTTCTTCCTAGGATGACTATATCATCACAATATCTGAAGTAATGTTTTACTCTCTTCACCTCTTTAATCCAGTGGTCAAATCCACTGAAGTAGAAGTTATTGAAGTACTGAGAAGTATAGTTACCAATAGGAACCCCCTTCTCACAGCTGTCTATGATTACTCCAAACAGCCATTGTAAGGTCTTGTCATTGAACTTTCTATTTAGCTTCTGCTTGAGTATCTCTTTGTCTAAGGATGGATAACATTTGTGTATATCAAGCTTCAGACAATAAAGATATTCCTTATCTCTCAGAGCAGCCTTTACTCTTTTCAGCCCTAAGTGTATGCCTCTAGTCTTGATTGAGGAATAAGTGTCCATGATGAAGCTTTCCCTAAATATAGGCTCACAATAGTTCATTATAGCATGTTGTACTATCCTGTCCTTCATAGGCAGCTTGTAGATTTCTCTCCACTTTAGTCCAGTATATAACTGGAATATAGTGTACTCAGATACTCTATATCGTCCACTTTGTACTTCCTCAAGCAGGTTCTGTAGGTATGTTTCAGGGTCTTTGTCTATTTCTTTTACTTCTTCATAGTGTCTTTTACCTTTTGTAGCATTCTTATACGCTGTTCTAAAATTCTCAATAGTTAGGATTTTCTCAGACAGGTGTTTATATATCTTCATCCTGTTGATTTAACGGCTTTAGTCACCTCAGTGATTTCAGTATGTACCCCCTAGGAACTAGGAAGTACATACTTTATCACCTGCTATGCTTAATAACCCATTCTTTATTTTTCACCAAGAGGTGAGGTAGAGTAAATCAGTTACACAATAAATAATCCTTAATCAACAGCAGTAACTGAGAGCCAATATTCGCATTAGTATTAGAAGTGTCATTATTCAAATTCAGATAACTAACACCACTATTAGCATTAGAACCATTATTACTACGATTAGCTACATTGCTAGACCTAGTATTGACATAGGCCCTTTTTGTTTCTAACTAAACAATGCTCTACTACTGGATTACTCTACCCTTTTTGTTAAACAATCTAGTTAATTAACACTCAAATTTTTATAGTTCTGATACCACAGTCACCTTACCATTGTAGAGCAACCGAGAGCCAACAATCGCAAAAGCACCAGAAGCGTGACTATGCAAAAACAGATAACCAACACCACCAATAGCATCAGAACCATAATGACCACGATAAGCCACATAGCCAGACCCAGCAACGACACAGGCCCCATCACAGAAGTTAAGATTCCAGTTATTTGAACCTGTTTGTACACTCTCTGGTATCATGTCAGCATACTGCCCAAATAGATACTTGGTTACACACTTAAGTGAACCACTAAACATGGTTACATCTGATTGTATTTGCCTAGTTACACCACCATTGTAGTTTAGAAGGTTTACTAAACCTGTGCTATTAGCTGTTTCAAGGTCCTCTACCCATTCAGCAAGGTCTCCCCACCAGTTCTCTAATCCCCAGAAGTTAATGCTACCAATGCTACCATCATAGTTAGCTACGGTATCACTCATTGCTCTACCATCAGTACCACCTGTTTGCTTAGGATAAGAAGAAGTACCTGAACCTAGAAGAGCCTGACAGTTCATTGATTCACCACCCCAATAGCAGTAGTAAAGCAATGCCATAACCACATGAGCTTGGTAGTTTACAATACTGAACCTATTAGATTGGGTTACAGAAGTCATATCATTCCTTCTTCTAGCAGCAAGCTTGAAGTTTGCTTGGCTGTAGCTGTTCTTTGGAGTAGCTCCTGATATACTATAGAGCTTATCATACTGACCATCATTGATGATAGTTCCTTCATATACACCAATAAGTGTGTTGGGGTCCCATCTGATATAAGAGTCATCAAGCTTACCAGTAGCAAAGCTGATAGCAACAACTCCTGTCTCTTGGTCTTGGTCATTTAGCTCATTTACTGTCTTGTAGTAGAACTCAGGCAGTCTTAGGAATACATCTGCAATGATGCCATCATTGGGGTCAGGAGTTCCATCAATCCTAGCTAGAGCACCTTGTTCTCCATTGTCATCAAAGTAGTTTCTATCTTCATCCCATAGCTGCTTAATCTCCATACCTCTAGACTCATTATAGAACTTGCCTAGATAGCAGTGTGAGTTAGCTCTAATCCAGTAAATCACATTAGATGGGTTCTCAGAGTTTCTATTACCACAATCCTCAGGGTTGATAACCATAGTAGTAGGGTCACTTACATTCTGGTCAATCCTAATTGTAGTTGCCTTAGACTTATAAATGTCAATTGTAGCCACATTACTAACAGGAAGGTTAGTCTCAAACAGTGTTGGGGTAGCCACAATCTGTGCAGTTACTGCTGAATCTCCTGCTGTGAAGAGGTCTTCTCCTGAGAACTTACTGAAGCTACCTGCTGTAGTAGGATTGACAGCAAAGCTATAGGTTGTCTGTGCAAGCTTTGTAGATGTTGCAGGGATAGGTGCTTTCTGAATGTACACACTAGACCTAATACTCATTTCACTTGGTACTGAAATAGTAACACCTTCAAGCTTGATAGCCCTTGCTGTAATCACACCAGTGTTTCCTGGGATTGGATTACCATCAGCATCTTGTCCTGTTAGCCTGTAGTTGTCAGTGGTGTCAATGTCCTCATAAACAGGACAAGCCTTAATCTTAAACTGACATGTCCAAGAAGCATTCTCTTCAGGAGCATCAATAATCAGGTTTCCATCTTGGAATCTGAATCTGCTCTTGATAATCTCCTTTGTGATAAGGTGGGAGTCATTGGGGTCAATCTCAATTGCAGCGTCATCAAAAACACACTTGAATTTCAGGTATTCCCTATTGATACCTGCTGCATTGACTACAAGGTAGTTATTCTCCTTGATTTCATTGAAGTTAGTGCTAATGCTAAACCTGTCATTTGCCACATCACCTTGGAAGTGCAAATCAGGGAATAGCTGCTCAAGACTCCACACAATAGACCTAACAACACTTCTGTCATTACTGTCTTTGTAGTAACCTTTTACTGAGGTCTCAATCTCGTTGTTTTTACCAGCAGCAATAAGTTTGTTCATCATTGCTGTGGTTAATGGTACGGGATTACTCTCCGTACCATTATTCCATACAAATCTTTCTATTGCCATATACTTCTATTATAAGAATTTAGTGATTGCCAATTGAGCTATGTAGTCACTTGAGTTGGTAACAGAAACCTCAGTTACACTATTTACTCCCTCAAATGTTACATCATTTAGGTTAGGCTTATTGTTGATGTTCACAGTGATTAAGTTAGCTGGATAACTAATCTTTCTCAGACTATTACCAACTGGAAGCTGTACCTCTGTGATACCATCCATTCTCAGACCTTCAAACTCCTCAAGTATTGGGAACTTAACTAGGTCAAGCCTACCTGTAAGAGCTACACAACCTGCTAGGTTAAGCTTCTTGCAAGAACCAAATGGTCTGCTGCTGTTGTTTATACCTAGGTTATTCAGGTTAGGATTCCTATAGTACTCCATATTACCCTGTCCATCATCCCAAGATTGTGTGCTACCTATCTCAAGTTCCTCAACATTAGTTAAGTCTCCCCAGTCAGCAACATTCAGAATGTACCATGTAGAAAGTCCCTTAACACTCATTAAGTGCTTACCACCGAAGATTCTGAATCTGTTATCTGAAGGAGCATCACCTACATCAGAAGAAGCCTTTAGATAAGCTGTATCTCTTACTGGGTCTCCTACAGGTTGATAGTTTGCATCATAAGCCTGTGTTACATTTACCTCTACTGAAGGATAGTAGGTACTTGCACCATAAGCTAGGGCTGCATTTGTTCTCTCATAACCCTTTACTTCAAGTGTCCACTCCTTACCAACACCACCTCTGTTAGCTGCATTGTTAGGATATTGTTGCTTGAACTCTTCTGAGAATGTAGCTAGGTTGAATGCAGCTGCATTCTTGAAGAAGTCTGATTGTTGGTCTCTACTACCTACAAAGCCTATACCACTCACAAAGTGCATTCTTCCTTCAACAAACCATTCAGTGTGCTCTCTTGCAGAACCATGAGTCTTAGGATAGTCAGATGCCTTACTTGTGTATGAGTACTCTGAGTTAGCATTGTACATAAGTGAGTTATAGACATCCACCTGATTCTCGTGCATGTATTGTAGGATAGCATCCTTATTCAGATAACCAGAGTATAGGATACTCTTGATAGTAGCAATTTCACTTGCAAAGCAAATGTAAATAAGCTTCCAAATCTCAGGTCCTAGGATAGCAGTAGCTCCACCTGGGTAGGTGTATTCAGCTGCACCATCATACAGACCATCAGAGTACTTAACTGTATAGTCAAATCTGAAGAAGTTATCATTGTCCACATCCCAAGAAGAGTCAAAGTCATAGCCTAAAAGCCTCATCAGCTTTTCACCTTGCTCTGTATCCTCTCCAGTGAAGTGTGTGAAGAATTGGTTCTTTGTGTCTTGGTCAACCATCAGTGCTACATCAATTGCAAGTCCATTGAATAGGAACTGATTAACCACTAAGTGGTGCTTTAGTTCTGTCTTAAACTTGGCAATTCTTGCTGCATTATTATCAGGTCTCCAATCAGTAGTATCCTCTGCTACCACTCTAGAAGTCCATGTAACTTTTCCTGATGTACCATCAATAGATGCAGTCCATAAGGTTTCACCTGCCTTAGCAGTAATAGGTATCATACCTGCGTGAATACCTGTCTGTGGTACTGCTACACCATTGACATATACTACACCTGCTGTCTTGGTGTCTCCCTGAGCACAAGTTCTAACAAGGTCAAACAGCCTTTGGATAGGTCCACTTTCCTCCATACCTCTAGTAGGAGTCTTACCTGATGACCAAGCAATAACAACACTACTATCATTGATTTCAGGATACCTATACTCTAAGTCTCCTGCAAGAGGATTAGTTTCTGTTTCTCCATCTAGAGCCTGTAGGTCTGCGGTCAAGAAGTTGCAGATAAGGGAGTCATTTCTTCTCCACTCAATAGAGAAGTCTTCATCAGCGTCATTCCACTTGTTGAAGTGTCTCTCATACTCACTAACCCAACTATTCCAGCCACCAAAACCAAACACTTCCATGTTAGTCTTGTCTGTAATCATGTCAAACTGACCACCAAATGAGGTGACTGCTTGTACAGGATTCAGCTCTGCTGGAGAGTCATAAGCAATCTCAAATCCTAGTGAAGGAATACCATCAACAGTTTGTCTTGTCTTGATAGCATCAATTGACTCTGCCCAATCAAGGTTAGTGTTCTCTCTGATACTCTCAAGCTCTCTTCTCTGAGGCATTGTCAGACAATCTAGGTAAGGATGGTTTCCTTGTGAGTCTGTCTGCTTTGCAAGTTGCCTACAGCAATCTTCATACCACCTTGCAGTAGGAAGGTTTCTTGCCTGAGTTGACTCATTGGGGTTCTTCTTACATGTAAGTAGGTAGCATGGGATAGCATCTGCATCAGGTATTTGCCAAATCTTAGCTTTCTTACCTACAGTATAGGTGTAACCTGCTGCTCTGTTAGCATCATTATCCTCATAGAACTGCTGAGTAGAAGCATCAAACTTATGTACAACACAAGTATTTCTAACGTCCACTCTAATGTTACCCTTAGCCTCCTTTGCAGTAGAAGTACCTTGTCTCCTAAGTCTTAGATAGGATTCTTGGTCACTCGTCTTGATTCCAGTAGCCTTGATATAGAAGGTTGTGTCTGGGTCAATGATACCTTCACCTGCTGCATTCTGCTTAAACCTGAATACATAGAAGCCCTCAGGTCTTGTTGAGTGAGTCTTAGTGTTACCAATGTATGCAGGACCATTACATAGGTTAGTAGTTACCCAAACTGCAAATCTAGTGTTACCTAGCTTTGCTTGGTACTTACCATAGTCAATAGCCTTTGCCAGAGTGATAACTGGCTCACCATCTATAGTTGTGTAGAAGTTATTCTTGGTGAAAGTATTGTTAATCTCAACACTGCTGTCCAAGTCCATAGTTCTTGTCTGAAGAACCTCGAATGCACTTAGAGCACTATCATAACATCTAAAGTCAAATAGGTCAAGTGCAGCACCTGAACCTCCAAACTCAATAGGCTGTCTTACTAACTGAGAAAGAGTTTCGTTTGTAAGCACATCAAAACCTGCAATCTCACCATTTATATAGTACCTTAACTCATGTGAAGTCTCAGCACCATTGTAGTAGTAAGGCTGAATTGTAATAGTAAGGTCAATTCTCCTGTCAGCACCAAAGTGTCTTTCATTGTGACCTGCCTTATTCTGTGCTTCAGCAGGAAGACTTACAAGTTCCTTACCTATGTTAATGTAGATAGAGTCACCTGTTACATAGAATCCTGTCCTACTATTCTCATCCCAACACTTGATTAGCTTCTCCTCAGGGTTAGATACATTAGATACCATGAAGGACATCTTCATAGTTCTACCTGTACTTAGAATACCACCACCAGTTCTACCTTGTTCATAAGGTGTGGTGTTGTTGAACAGAGGATAGAAGTTCTTTACTCTTGCCCTTGAAGTACCAATGAGGTGAAGTGCTGTAGATTTCCTTCCTGTGTAAGAAGATGGGTCATCAACTTGAATTGCTACACCATTATCATCAAGAGGAATATCACTCCAACCACTTCCATTTGCATTCCATTGGACATCATCGAACTCCATTTCATATCCATTATCCTTCCAGACCCCAATATCAAAGTCTGAGTTACTCTTGTTCTGAGCTGTCAGATACATTAGAAGTCCTGAAGTCTCCTGAACCCAAGAGATAGTACTTCTTGCAGCTGTGAAATTAACCTGTAAGAAAGCATCATTCCTAAGAATAACATTACCTTCACCATCATAGTGGATAGTACCATCTTGGTTAAGTTCAGGTACACCAATCATTAGGTGGGTCTCTTCATTTCTTACTAGATAGTTCCAGTGTTGAGTAATACCACTACCAGCACTTCTGATAGCCTTAGTTACCCACTTTACTCCATCATTCTCTTGAAGTACTACAGGTAAGTATTCTGTAGTTCCTGATGGGGTAACTCTATATACTGACACAGCAAATGGAATGTCCACATAGTCATTTATCACAGCATTTGTAGGCTCTTGTGCTACAATAAAGATAGCACCATCTTGAGCACCTGATGTGGTAATGATAGTTGAGACTGCCATTGGGCTTTGTGTGTGTGACACATCATTGAGGACAAGCCATGCTTCAAGCTTGTGTGTACCTGCATCAAGACCTACTGGCACCTTAATAACATCAGTGTTACCTGAGTTATAGACTTGGTACTCAAAATGGTCAGAAGAACCATTCTGTAGTACAGTGCCATCAGGTTGATAGAACCTTGCACAAAGAGTAGCTTGAGCACCTGTAAACTCTACATAATGTCTTAGTGAGGTGTTAGTGCTTACAACAGCACCAAGTGCTACTAGTGACTGAACATTAGCTACCTGCCTAGTGTAAGTTACCCTACTTGTTTCAGATATAATCTCAACATCTTGGTCATCTAGGTCATAGGCTTTCATGTTCACATAAGATGTGTTCTCAGCAGCCTTGTTAAGCCAGTATGCTAGGTCAGGGCTTTCAATCTCCTGTCCTGCCACAATGTCACCGTCAAACACAACAGTAGTACCCACTGTTATTCTCATCTTACATGAGTTCACAGGATTACCACCTCTTGTGTAGTTTACTGTGTAGTTGAAAATTACAGAGCCTGAATCCTTTAGGTAGGACTTCACATTACCTCCAGTAACCACAATGCTCATCTTTGCTCTTGATGTATCTCCAGCAAGCTGCTCAATTTGGTCCTTAAGGAACTCTTCTACCTCATAGTGAGTGTGGTCCTTCCAAGGGGTATCAAGACTCGTAATTGGTCCTAATTTTGAATGTTTACTAGCCATACTTTATATATTAGTATTTCCAAAGTTCACTTTCTTTCCATATCTGGTAATCTTTCCATAATCTCATGGCAGCTTCCCAGACAACTCTAGAGCCAAGGTATATAGCGTTAATCGCTTGCTTACCCAAGTAAATGGCTCCAATTTCTTTCTTACCTAGGTATAGTGCCATTATTCTTCCTCCTCCTCAGGTATTAAGTACAGGGTATTGGGGTCAGCCTCATCATCTTCAATGAGTTGCTCAATCTCTGCCTCAGAACTTTCTACAATAGTATAGTCTCCTAATTGTTCTTGAAGTTGGGCAATATCCTGTTCATTATGTTCAATTCTAGCCTCATGCTCAAGTGCAGTAGCAATATCTTGCTCACCCTGTTCCTTAAGTATTTCAATTATGTTCTCCATACTACTGGCACTCTCAGCAGCATCCTGTGCTATGTCCTTTGCTTCTTGAGCAATATCAAGTATCTCTTGGTTAAGGACTTCTTGGGTTTTGTTCTTCCTATAGTCCTTAACACCATCAGCAGATACTACAACTCCACCAGCGGTTGGAGCATATAGCTCACCAGGGGTTTTAACTAAGTTTTTACCTTTCATAGTTTGAATCTATTTGTTTCTAAACCGTTGCTAAGGAGATTAGCGAGTACATTTCTACCAAAGTCTTCAGCATTCTCTTGGGTAATGTTCCTGCCAAAAGCATTGATGAACCCGATAATCTCTCTCAGCATCCTGTTGTTATCTCTTGTTAGCTCAAGAATCTCATTAAGTTTCCTCTCCATTGTCGAATGATACTTGTGTTCCTGTTGCATCTACCCAAAATACACCATTGTACCATATTGGTATATCACCCTCTCCACCTAGATAGAAGAACATTTGTCCAATCTCTGGGTCTTCTGGAGGGGTTGAACCAGTAAGTATGCTGTTCTTTGAGTAGCCACTGAACTCATAAGTTCCATAAATTGCTACATTCAGTACCTCAGACCTAGGTACTGAGCACTCAATTATTGTGCCTTGAGCATCAAGTACACCATTGCTTATGTTTCCTCCTTCAAACTTTAGAACACAATCCTCAGGTATGGTGATTCTACTATTTAATGTAGTGTAATCTACCCTATTTCCTACACTTGCTAGAACAGCAACTCTTACTGTAGTGTCCTCATATCCACTATTGACATAGTAGTTATTGAGGCTTACTGCCCACTGATAGGACTCATTTGTAAGAATCTTACCATTCTCTCCAAGTACAATCTTCTCTTGTGGTTTAAGAGTCACATCTTTGTACTTGAACTCTATGTCATTTATGGTTATAGACTGAGTTAAGTTAAAGTAACCAGTGTTACCAAGCTCATAGTTGTACTGAATGTGATAAATAGTATGAGGAGAAAGCAGCATGTCCTGAGATAGGAGGTTCTTTACATAGGTAGTAGAAGAGTTTCCACTTATCTCTGTGATGCTCTTTACATTCTTTCTTAGATATGTTCTACCCTTACCTGAGAAGTTAAGTTCATCATACAACTTGTCTGCAAACCTATACTTCTTTTCATGCAAGGTAATATCCTCATTGTCTGGTCCATTAAGACCTTCCTCTTGTAGGTCATGAACATCCTCTTGTAGGTTGTCAATATTACCAGTTTGCTCCTGATTGACTTGCTCTTGCTCTCCTACTAAAGTCTGGAGACCTGCAATATCCTGCTGCATTGATGTCACTAACTCATGCTCAGTACCTTGATAGGTTCCTACCACAAATGTATGGGTTCCTGCTACATACTTATTACCACTCATGTAAACAGTGTAGTCAGTGTCACCTATCTTCTGAGTGTAAGCAGCTTGCATTGGAACATCAAATCCACTCATCTTGATGGGACCTAAGGTTAGGTGCTTTGGTACTAGGATGATAAGGTAGGCTGTATAGTTGAATACTACATCGTATGTGCCATCCATAGTATCAGTTACCTGAATCTTGTATGGCTCTGCTACCACATCATCATAGTTTTCACCAGCTCCTATCCAAGCAGGATAGCTTACTAGAACCTTGTGAGTCTCTATGTATTCATATCCATATTGGTATGCTTTAACAGTAAACTCTGTTTCAGCATCAACATCAATGTTAAGGTCAAAGGTGGAAGTGTTTCTGTAGGTTCTGTAAACCTCATCATTAACTAGCAGCTGTACAACTGATGCCTCACCTCCATCTGAGGTCTCGAAGTGTAGATAGATGGACTTGGTTTCTCCAACAGGTACTACTGAGTCTGAAATTGTGAAGATAACTCCAAGGTTAGGGTCACTTTCTAGGTTTACCCACATCATGCTTGTATCTTCCCAATGAGAAGCATCTACACCCTTGTACTGCCATAGCATCCAATTGCCTTCTCTGTTAATGAACGTGAGAACTTGTCCTCCTCTTCTGACATCCTCAGGACATAATACCACTGCCTCATTTAGGGTAAGTGCTACGCTTTCATCTGCACCAGCTACCCTTTGAGCATACCTAGAGACATTGAAGAAGTCCACTCTCTCAGAACCATCAATGTATTGAGAGAACTCTTCATAGAACTCTTCAATAGACACTCTCTTGTTCTCACCTTGCTGCACTAATGCTATGGTTTCCTCTCCTGAAAGAGGAAGGTCAGCTAGTGGAAGCTGTGGGTCCTTTGAACCAGAGAGTGCTAGTCTCTGTTTTATTTCGTTAATTTGTTCCTGTGTAAATATCATAGTTCTTATTTACTAGAAGTTGTTGTTTTCTTGTTTAGTGCTTTTCTCTTGAGGTCTGCATCAACCTCTGCTTTATGCTTGTCCAAGTTAAGCCTTTCCTTATCTAGCTTGAGTCTTTCATCAAACTGTCTTATGGATTCAGCTAGCTTGTCTTTAGCTTCTTGTGAGTACTCAGGCTCTTGAATGCCATCGTCAGCACTATGAGCCATACTAGCAACAATGATTTTAGTTTCATTATCCCTCTGATTTAATCTATCTTCCTGCTCCATCTTAGCCTGCTCAAGTGCTGCCTGCTGCTGTAGTTCAGCCTCCTTAATCTGCTGTTCAGCTTGTGCTTGTTGAGCTTGCCTCTCCTGTATTCTTCTTTCGTCATTTTCTACTAGTCTCTGCTTTTCTGCAACAGATGAGCTACCATAAAGCTTCATTATAGTAGAGAATGAAATTGTCTGATTCTGAAGAGCTGCCTGTGCCAGCATATCAAGCTTTTGATTCAGGTCTTGTAGCCCATTGCTGTTATCTACCACTAAGCCATAATCTGACTCTGCAAACTCATCACCATCAATATCAGCTACTCTCTGAGAGCCATCTGATAAGAGATAAGGGAACTTGAGGTTTCTACCCTTTAGACATATCTTTGCTGTCTCTAAGAAGCACTCAAGTGCTCTCTTCTTCACATCATCATGCACTGTGAAAATCCATTCTGTGATGTGTGATGACTGAAGAGTAGCTCTTTCCACACCCCCTACTGTCTCTCTATTGCTGATTTGTCCCTCTCTTTGCTTGGAAATACCTACAACTTCTGACATTTCCATCTTGATAAACTCAAGCATGTTAATGTACATCTGTATGCTGTTTCCAAGCTCTGCATCAATAACCCCTGAGGAAGCATTGTTTAGAGCACCTGCAAGCTTACCAGTAGCAGCACCAACATTACCTTCTTTGAAGCTGTCAATTACTGCTATGTTGTTCTTCTTTGCAAAGTACATCCACTTGTCTATCTTCCAATCCTTGGGTACTTTAGCAAGGTCTAAAGTGATAATCTTACCCCAGTTCTTAGCCATCATCTTGTTAAGCCTATCGTGAATTACATCATACAAGTAGTTGTATGGCTTCATCATATCTACAAGGCTGTACGGCTTACTCTCATTGAGGTTATATATTGAGCCTACAATACCAAAGTGACATCTACTAGGATTAGTAAGTCTATTGTATTGTATCACTCTTGGTCTCATATTTACATAGATTTCCTGACCAATCTTAGTACCTTCCCAAGCTTCATTGATATAGTGGATTTCTTCCTCTTCTCCTAGAGCCTCATTCAGTACATAAGTCTCAGGATAGAAGCTATAAGTCTCTTCACCATTCTCATCGTATGACTTAACCTTCTTGATTCTCCTTCTTGACTTCCAGTACATTCTAAGTACTCTTACATTACCATTGGTGTCAAAGGGTAGAAGGTCTCCTGCACCATCAGAGAATAGTCCAAATGGGTCAAAGTAGAATCCCATTCCTTCTTCATCTGTGCCTGAGATTACATCATCAATCATGTGGTGATTAACAAATGCAGCCCTCTCATCTGGATGACCCATTTCATCAGCTTGAGGTACAATATCAGGAGCAGACTCAATGTAGGCAATATCCTTTTTGCTTAAAACATCGTAATAAGCATCAATGATTTGCCCTGGAGACCAATAATCCTCCATGATAATAATATCTGCATCCTCTACTCTATTGCTGTAACCTGACTTAAATATTCTTATCTTTAGTGGATTTACCCTCTCAATAATTGGCTCTCCTCCCCTAATATCACACTGATATATTTCCTCTCCTACGATGGCTGCATCCATGAATCCTTGATTGAACATAAGAGGCATGTCATACTCCTTAATATAATGATTAAGTAAGCAGTTAGCACGCACTTCTCTCATGTCTTGCCACTCATAAGTAAAGTAGTCATTCATCTTATCAAGCTTCTGCTGGAACTCCTCATCACTTGATGATTGGTCTGACATAAGTTGCTGCATCTGCTGAAGTACAGCTGCCTTCTTGTTTTCCTCAATTTCAGAGATTGAATTAGGATTGGTCACAACAACCCTGAAGTCAAACACTCTCTTTGACTCCTCTCCTCTCAGCACCTGAAGTTTACTATTGATGATAGGATAGTGCTGTATATCTGTGGGTGTTGTTTTCTCCTTTAAGTGTTCAGGATTAAGAACCACCTCAAGGTCTTGCATGTGCAGCTTACCATTAAAGAGGTCATAGTTAATCCTCTTATGGATAACAGAGTTCCTGACTGGAGCATAATTGAAGAAAGTTCTAGAATCTGCCCAGTCTAGGTGCTGTTTCCTCCATGCCTTTGTCTTCTTGGACATTGGCAATTGTTGCTGAGGTAAGTTTATATTTCCAAAACTCATATCTTTCTCAATTTTTGTGCAAAGGTAAGTAAAAAATTAAAGGTGTGCAAGTATAAAAGTAAATTACTTATAAATGCACACCCTTTTACTATTATTCAGAATAGTTTCTACTAAAGTAATCATCATTACCTAGGTATGACTTGTCTGTCTTCTCTGCATCATCTGCATTTAATCTTGAGCCATATAGGATAACTTTCTCCTCTCTATACAGCATTAACATACCTAATGCTCTGATTCTATCGAAGTTTCTTACTGGGTCAAAAGCTATAAGCTCTTCTAATAATGCCCTACCTCTCAAGAAGTAGAGGTTTGGAACTACAACTTCTTTCTCTTCTCCATCCTCAACTACTACTGTTACTATAGGCTTCAATAGCCAGTCTCTAATAAGACCATTAGCATAATTGTTAATGGCAGCAGTAGCATTAACTCCCTTGGCATTGCTTCCAAAGCTACTATACTTAATCATCTGCTTATCTCTCAGATACTCAGGTGTATCTGCCAGTAGATGAGTACATTGCATCTTTTGGAAGTAAGCAAAGATACCTTTCTTATTGGACTCATACAGGCATTTGGCATTGTAGAAAATACATAATAGCCTCACCATTTCAAAGTTGTCATCTGCAAAAGGCATTCTACCAGTGTACTCTGCCACTATTCTGTCTGTATATAAGTCTAGTACAAAGGTACTTGACAGTGAAGTAGATTCAGCTTCATCATTATCTACAGGGTCATGTCCTATTACATACCTATTATCATATAGCTTTCCTGAGCTATTCCTCTGAGGCATTTCATAGATTTCCAATGCTCCTCTTGTAGTATTATCTACACCATACTTCCTGATAGGCAGCTCATCACTAGATGGACTGAATTTTACTTCCTTGCCATCAAGAACTAGGTCTCCCACATAGACATCATCAAATGCCTTGGGGTCTAGGTCTAGTTGCTGTAGCCTTTCAGTAAGAGCTGTTACTGGGAAGAAGGCATTCTTTACTTTGATGATAGCTTCTGCTGGAGTGATAGGCATTTCTGAGATAACTCTTAACACTGAGTTAGGGTCAGAACCATACTTTGCCTTGTGTCTTGCAGTAAGAATCTGTACTAGTGCCTTTATGACATCAGATACTCCATCCTTGTTATAGCATCCCTTTCTGTTTAAGTAAGCTGGGAAGAAGTAGCCAAAGGTGGGCTTTCCTTGCTTTGGTTTGTCATAGACATTCCTTATAGAGTAGATGTTATAACCTGCTGTATTGTACAATAGTGCTTTAGCTGACTCAAAGTTAGAGTCCTTTTCATCTGACGTACCTACTAAATAAGCTAGTCCATAGGTAAAGTCACCTTCCTCCATACCATGCCTTACAGTATCATAGATACTCAGTAGATTGGGGAAGGCACCCATTTCCTCAAAGAATATGTAACCTCTCTTACCTCTAAGCTTGGCTTCATCATCCTTTGAAGACACACCCATTACACTATTGAGTGAGCCTTTCTTTCTGCCATACTCATCCAAATATCCCATCTGCCAGAACATTTCATTGGATGAGTTTCTTAGTCTCAACCTTGGGAACTCTGTGTTCTCTGACACAAAGTTAATCATAGGTTCAAACTTTGACAAAGTACCATCCTTGTCTGCCAAATATTCCTTTTGATAAGCAGTAAGAATAGTTGTTACACGCTTACGAACCTCATTACTTTCCCCTAAGATTAGGTTCTTAGCCATCATGGATGCCAAAGTATATGACTTTGAACATCCTCTTCTAGCCAGCTCAATAGCATGGTTTCCAGCTTCTCTAGCCTTGTGAAGGTAGTGGAATCTCAAGTAAATCCCTTCCCAAGTCTCAGGGAAGTCCTCAATTCTGTCTGCTTTCCTCTTACCTTCTGTGATTCTAGTAAGCATGATGGGGCAATAATTCATGTACCAGTACATGTACCCCGTTATCCACTCTCCATCAGACTCTCTAACATAACCCTCTCTACACCTTCTCTTCTCTTCATCTATCCATTTCCTGTATTCACTATTGGGATTTGGATTAGGTCTGAGGAATGTGTAGCAGTTAAACTCCTTATAGTGAAGAGCAGCTGGTCTAAAGTAATCCATATTCTCTAAGATATGTGGATTCTCTAGGTCAACTATTATCCTACCTTGGTCATCCCTAGGCATATCTTTTGCTCTTCTTCTTGTAGGACTTATTAGGTTCTTAATGTACTCTACATTCTGAACAAAGTCCAATAATTGTTCTGCTACTTCATCAGGTAATGAAGATAAAAAGTCCTTGGTTATCTCAGTCTGAAACTCATTAGTGGGTATATAAAAGTCATCCCTTAAGTCCATCCTTGAAATTCTCCAGTTACATAGTTTTCGTATGCACCCTTATCAGCACCAAGTCTTAGTGCTGTAAAGAAGTTCCTTAGGGCCATGAGAGCTATTTGCTCCTTTGCTTCCTCCAGTTCTTCTACCTTGCAAGGCATTGTGTGGTGAACTGCAATTACCCTGTAGGATGCACCTGTTTTCATATTAAAGAACTCAATATAAGCATGAAACATCTTAATATGTCCCATACCTTTTTCCACTCCAATATGATATATGAAGTGCCCTAATTTAGGAAGTAAACCCTTGGCTCTTCTCTCATCTTCTAGAGTATTATTTACACAGTTCAATACATCGTTAATCTTCATCTTCAAGTAGTGCTTTAGTTTGTGAACCTCTTGCCTTAGCTTCAGCAATGATGTCTTTGCTTAGAGTCCTCTCTGCTTCATCTAGGTCTTTAGCTAACCCAGGGATTTGCTTTAGAGTTGCTGTAATAGACTGTAGAGTATGGACAGGCTTACCCTTGTCATCCCTCTCATCAAAGTTCATGTCTCTAAGCTCCTTTCTAAGCTTGTTTACCACATACCTTGTGTCTTCCAGCAGTCCAGCTGATATAGGCTTAAAGCTCTCATAGAAGGTTAATGCCCTCTTAATAACATCATCTGGCTTCCATTCATCAGGCATACCTAGTCCTTTGATGATTTCTTGAGACCTAACTTCAGGGTCAACAAGGTATTGGTAATCGCTTCTTGGGTCTCCCATGAAGTAAATATAGGCTAGTTCCTGCTTTGCCATTGACTTGTCCTTGTGCTTATCTCTGTCATAGACAGCTTTGAATGGGGCAAGCATAATAGCTTCAGGTTCTATAGTCACCTCATAAGCTTCATATTTGAATAATCTAATCATATTATAAACAAAAAGCCTACCAAGGTTTCCCTTAGTAGGCTGTAGGTTAGACAATTATTTTCCTCTCAGGGATAATTATGTTACTTTTTTCTGGCTCCTTTTCATCATTCCACTCCTCTATTACAAAGTCAATGTCTTGGTCTGTAAGGAGTAAATGAGATATGTGGTCTAACTCAATCACATTAAAGTTGTAGGAAACTACAGGATTATCTGTGATAACACCATCTTTGAGTGACCCAGGTTTGTGCTTGTATTGAGCATACCTCTTTGGGTTAATACATACTAGGTCTCCTACTTGTATCCCTCTTACCATTGGTCCTACTGCAACCACCTTCTGATACTCTTTCAGACTTCCTACAGTCTTAATCATGAGTCCACCTTTCTTTACATCATCCTCAGTGTATTCATCCTTGGTGGTTACTAGATAGTTAGCCATTGGCCTAATCTTTATTATGTTCAGCATACTTTTCTTGTATTACTTTGTGCTTCTTTTTGATTCCTATGTACCTTTCATAGGTGCAAGCTAGCTTACCTAAATTTGGTATATTGAAATTAGTTCTAAGCCTACTGAATGTTTCCTCATCCATGTCTTCCTTGAGGGGAAGCTCTTCTATGGTCTGTCTAATGAACAGCCAGTAGGCTTTGTATGATTTTACCACTACATCAGTTGGTAAGTTCAGCTCTCTTGACAATCTATCAATTGTTTGTTGCATTTAGGTCAAAGTATAATAGTAATTGAAATGCTTGGTCATCTGCCTTAATGTTCTTAGGTATGAACTTGGGGTTTATCTTACCATCCACAATCACACCTGTCTTTCTCAATTTACCAAGGATAACTTGGAAGAAGGCATCTGACACATTGCAATCAGCCTTTATCTGGCTCTTGACATCATCACTCATTACTATCTTATCTAGCAGAGTGTTGTCTGTCACAGACTTACTTAACTCAAACCTTGCCTTTATGAAGGCAGCTACAACATCCTTTTCTCTATTAGTAAGATTATGAAGAGGAGTTAAGAACTCAATCCATATCCTAAAGAACTTGCCTTGTAGGGATGTAGGGATTCTAATCACATTGTTAGCCCTTCCTGTTCCTACCATGTTAGTCCTCCTTTGTTTCTTCCTTGGTTTCCTTCTGAGGATTCATAATCTCCTCAATTCTTTCTACCACAGACTTGATGAACTCAGGTGAGAACTTATCTGCATGGTCAAGACACCTAATTGCAATCTCTACCTCCTTTAGACTATGCTCATAAAGAGCCTTCTTCAACATCTGATTCTCTTGGAAAATCTTCTTTGCCTGCTCTGTAGTCTGAGCTGCATAAGCCTCAAGTTGTTCGTAAGTCAACTTAGGTGCATTCTGAGGAGCACCATCCTTAATGTTTGTCTTCTTCTCTGCCATAATGTTAATATGTACTATTTAGATATGTAAAACCATGCTTTTTCTTATAGAGCTGTTCCCACTCTTCAATACTTGTCTGCTCAATGCCTGTACATCCACAGTCATCACAGTAACAAGCTTCCTCCATTCCTACTACTCTCATCACCTTTAGAGAGAGACACTCTTTGCAGTAGTGTACTGGAATGTTATTGTATTCTTCCTTAGGCGACTTTTCTGTTTTTGTGGGTAAATTGCTCATATAGTCTCTTCTTCATGTAGGTGATATTACCCTTCTTAGACTTGATGTTCTTGAATGGTCTCTTGGGGTAAACTTCACCAAAGATTGATACATGTCCTCTTCTGATTGCTCTTCTGATGGACTTAAACTTTCTTACTCCACTGTAGTCCCTCAAGTGTAGGATACCCTTCTCAAAGTCCTCTATCACCTTGTTGTAGTTTGCAACAGCAGCTTCATGTATCTGCTTTCTAAACTCCTCCTCTGATATTGGCTTTGTCAGCTCCTTCTGTTGCTCTCCTTGGGGAAACAGCTCCTCCTGAGTTGCCTCTTCTGTTAAGGCTTCCATTACTTTCCTCTTGTCTTCCATAATGTTTATGGATAAAATACTGCTACATACTGACCTTCTGTGTTCTGAAAGATGTTGACCACATCCTCTCTTGGGACCTTCAGGTCATTAAGTTTGTCTAGAATACCCACTAGGGTATCAGAAAAAATTGCATCTATTGTTTTCATCTTCTCCTGAATTTAGTGGCGGGGGAGAGACTCGAACTCTCGACCTTCAGGTTATGAGCCTGACTAGCTACCACTGCTAACACCCCGCTATTTGAGTAGGTAAACAGAATCGAACTGTCATCCTCTGCTTGGAAGGCAGACGCACTGACCATTGTGCTATACCTACGAGTGCTCTATTTTGAAAACTTAGAGCAAAGTTTGTCAATCCTTGACCATCCTCTATTGACTAAGGTGAGTAATACGACACCCAAAAGGGCTAAACTTACATGATATTTCACAAAGCCTTTAAGTTACGTTGAGTCTTACACTAGTACTATCCTCTTTATTAGAGAGCCTCCTGTAGGAATCGAACCCACAACACACTGATTACAATTCAGTAGTTCTGCCAATTGAACTAAGGAGGCTTATTTCCTCTTCTTGATACCAGTGATACTCTTGTTCAGAGCTTCTGCCCTTTCAGTCAAGTTCTCCACTTGCTTCTTTGCAGCTTTCATTGCCCTATCTAATCTAGGTTTATCATTGATAATTTCATTGTATCTCTCTATGGTTCTAGCATCTTCCTCTGCTCTCCACCTGAGTTCATCTTCTGATAGTTTCCTGTTCTCCATTGTTTTATTCGTTTCTGGGTGCAAAGTTAAGTAAAATAATTGAGACTACCAAATATTTTGCTTATTTTCTGCATAATTTTAACTATTTTTAGTACTCTAGGAGAGATTTGAACTCTCAATCCGCAAAGGGCAATGGTGTTTAAGACCATCGTGTATGCCAGTTCCACCACTAGAGTATTTAGTTTGTAGGAAGAGAGGGACTCGAACCCTCACACCGAAGTACTAGTTCCTAAGACTAGCGTGTCTGCCTAATTCCACCATCTTCCCATAAGTAGTGGGCACTCAAGGAGTTGAACCTCGTTAGCTGGATTTTCAGTCCAGTGCATATACCACATCTGCCAAGTGTCCATAGTGGGAGTATAAGGAATTGAACCCGATTAGCCCAAGGGCAACAGATTTACAGTCTGCACTAATTCACCACATTAAAGTACTCCCAAGTGAGCAGAAGCCCTTAACTGCTCTTGTGCTGATAGGTGTTTCTTTATCACAGGGGGCAGCACTCTCCACCTAACCCCTGACAGACTTTTTGATGTACCTCCTCAGAGACTCGAACTCTGGCCCCATAGGTTAAAAGCCTATTGCTCTAACCAACTGAGCTAAGAAGGTATAGTGTCTCCACCAAGACTCGAACTTGGACTCCACTGCTTAAGAGGCAGTTGCTTTACCATTCAGCTATAGAGACTTTTCTTCAATCACATTCCCTGAAATGAGGGAGGGATTATCCTCTCCTCATGCAATCTAAGGTGCTGACAATGCCAGCTACGGCTAATAAGCCATACATTAAGAATGTAATTGCTTCCATAATACAATAAATTTAAGAACGATTGTGGACTCCAGTGTTGGATTTGAACCAACGAATAACAGTTTTGCAGACTGCTCCTTTAGACCACTCAGGCAACTGGAGAAGCCACAAGAGTTTGATATACAGGGACTCTTGTTTTGCCTAGGCTATAGGGTGTTAGATGGGACTTGAACCCACAACCAATGGAACCACAACCCATCGCTCTGCCAATTGAGCTACTAACACAGTAGGTATGGTAGGGCTTGAACCTACGACTTCCACCTTATCAGGGTGGCTATCTAACCAACTGATATACATACCTATATAATTGCAGACCCTGAAGGACTCGAACCCTCTCTTATGGTTTTGGAGACCATCGTGCTACCATTGACACTAAGGACCAATGTAGTTGGCTCTGAGGGACTTGAACCCCCAATCTCCTGAGTCAGAGTCAGTTGTGTTACCATTCCACCAAGAACCAATTTGCGGGCATACTAGGACTCGAACCTAGAACCTTCTGATTAACAGTCAGATGCACTAACCAATTGTGCTATATCCCCATTGTTGCTTCTATAGGAATCGAACCTATGACCTTTTCCTTGTAAGGGAACTATTCTTAACCACTGAACTAAGAAGCAATGTGCCAGATTTAACCCTCTGGCTAGGCCATTAACATTATGAAAACAATGAAAGTCAGAGTGGAGAAGGTGGGTCTCGAACCCACTACCTTCTGCTTGCAAAGCAGATGTTCTAGCCTGATGAACTACAACCCCATTATTACTACATTCTTCTCCTGTATAAAGTTCAAGTACTCCTCTATGCTCATACCAGATGGTATATCTGCTAGGTTTATTACTAGAGTACCACTTAACTCTTTTAGGTGAAGCTCTTTAGCTTTCTCGTTATCTACTATCTTCCATTTCATAGTCCCCAATGTTGTCCCCACCATAGTACTTGTGCAGTAGTTAAGTGGGTAATCCATTCCTTGAAGTACTTCCTATATTTAGGGTGGTTACTTCTGTAGAACTCGTCTTCTAACTTCTTGTATAATCCTTCACTCATAGCGGAGGCAGGAGTAATCGAAACTCATCCACTAATGCGAACCTTTGGTTTAGCAAACCAAGACCTTACCTCTAGGCTTCTCACCTCCAAATGCTACATTTTAGGTTTGTAGCAAAACCCCCTTGTTCACCTCTAAGTCATCTACTAGGTTGGATAGGGTTTCCTTGTAGGGTAAGTGAGACTCGAACTCACACTCTCTTGCTCCCAAAGCAAGAACCTTAACCAATTAGGCCATTACCCTATTTTAACATATAAGTTGCAATGACATTCGTTCTTTTCTCTGTAGTCACTACATGGGCAATGTTTGTCTTCACTCTCATTGTGGCATGGGCATTCTCCATTGTTGTTCTCAATCATCTTTAAGACCCCATTTACCACTTTGTCATTTGGGTTTAATGCCCAACCTTCTTTTCTTAATATTGTTACCATAGTGCGGAGAAAGGAGGTCCCGACCCCCAAGCCTTTTACAGCTCCCTTAGTTTTCAAGACTAGTCCCAGTCCCACTGAGTTCTCTCTCCAATTGCCACTTACACCGCTGTGCTTAGTGGACTTTTCTGTTAGATTATGTTGGGTTGCAGGATATGTGGGACTCGAACCCCTCTACAAGATAGACAGTCTAGTGTGCTAACCATTACACTACATACCCTATTGTACAGCCACTGAGACTCGAACTCAGATTTCCACATTGAGAGTGTGGTTGCCTAACCTGTTAGCAGGATGGCTGCATTTGTTGGCTTTATAGGACTCGAACCTATAACAGAAGGACCAAAATCTTCCGTGTTACCATTACACCAAAAGCCAATATTAAGAAGCCTTAAAAGTCCTTAGTAAGACTTCTTAACTCGCTAAGAGGCCATCACCTCTCTTAGCCTTCACTAAGGACACCGCGAGCCTTTTCTCTTTGCGAGTGCAAAGTTAAGCAAAGATTTTGAATTGACCAAATTTTTGAGGAACTTTTAACATAACTTAACTAATTCCTGCTAGTTTATTAGCCCAACTCTCTGTATAGAACCAATAATAGTCCTTCTCTGGTGCTATTACCCTATGAGTAGCTGCCCACAATATTGAGGGTAGCCCTATTACTAATAGGTATAAAGGTCCTAACATTCTGCTCTGTTTTACATGACCTGACTCATGCTTTACTATATAAGCTAGGTTATTGAACCTCCTATATACAAATATGTATCTTCCAAGTGTCACACCCCCATTGGTGTCTTTTAGATATATTGTATAGTGCTCATCTGTATTTGTCAGGTCATCTGATATGTCTTCATAGATAGCTAGCTTGTACCCAAAACCTAGTAGGTTTTGAGGTAATTGCCATACCCAATCCATGAAAAAGTTCTTAATCTTTTTCCACATTTTCATATCCTTCTTTTTCAAAGGTATTCCTTACAAGATGCTCATGTAGGTATGTGTATGCTTCATTATTTATATGAAGATTATCATAGTCAACTCCACTATACCATAATAGCCATTGGGTAGCATGAAGAAGCTCATGTGCTGTGTAGGCTATTTCCATAGGAGTCTTAGGAAACTTTGGTAGTCTTACTACTGCATATCCTGCTCCATAGTGGAAGTCAGCAGCACCATAACTGCACTCTTCCAGACTCTTGTTGAAGTCTTCATCATCCTTATCTTCATTGTAGGTTTTCTTACACCATGCCCTAAGTTCCTCAGGACTACCAATGAAGACGCTGATACCTCTCTTGTAAATGTCACACCTAATGTACTTTACTCTTGCCATTTTCTTCTCTTTCCTTTATGGGTCTTGAAGAGTGAATTTGGGGCTTGTCCCCTTTATGTAATCTCAACAAGACATAATAATTCCCTGCATTTCGTGAGCTAGGTGTTGCCACCTGCCCTCTTTAACTACCTCTTTCTACACCCCCGTTCTTTATATACCCCCTAGGCTAGATTTACCTGTACCTTTTCACAGCTGTGTTGGTTCTAGCAAAGTGTATTATAAGGCAGCAATTTTTGTTAGTATTGGGGACAACCTCACCTTTATTTAAGGCTACTAACCCAACTTCTAGCCCTCTACTTTTCATACCTCAAGGGCGATATTACTCACAGCAAGTAATCTAACAGGGTGCAAAGGTAAGCATAATTTTTGATATATGCAAGAGAATAAGTAAAAAACTTATGGTTGGCATATAAAATTTTTTAATTTTGGATTTTTTTTTTACCCTATATTGATTGTCAAGCGTGGGTGGTAGCCACCCAAAACCCCCCCTAGCCTTCGGCAGGTTGGGAGACTCCCCCTGCCCATTAACATCATTAACATCATTAACAACTTAAAGCTTCACACTTGCAAATGGAAGTGTAAACAGTTATGGCACAGAGCAATAACATCGTGAGTGCAAACCGCATGTCAGCACGTCAGCTTGTCATTTCAGAGAATACAAGCCTTCAGTTCGTTGAGAACCCCAACACAGGCAAAATCTTCTTTGTCTGCGGCAGCAAGAAAGGCTATGTCAGCCCAGCAGCTCAGGCAGCAATGGAGACTGGTTCCCTCGACGACTTCCAGTATGCTGAGGTCAGCATTGACGGCGGTGCAGCTGTTCCCTGCCTCATGGTAGTAGGCAACAGTGGCAAGAACGTCAAGCGCAGCCTTGGCGAAGACCTGCTGCACTAAGCAGCAACCCATGTGGCTCCCTTCGGGGAGCCTTGGGACTTTGGGTATTTGAACTCATACACTTCTTTGGGTAGTGAGTACAATGACCTAAAGACTGCATGACTTAGTGAATGATGTAGGTCTAACTACAACTCTTCTTGACCTTATACTCTTTGTAAGGACATGACATTCATGACTAAAGTAACACTTGAATCATTATTGTGTAATTACATAGAATTGAGTCAATTAAGAAGAAGATGGTTATAGAGATTGAGGGTATTGAGAGGGGCTTATAACACCAAACCCCACATTTTATCCTCAATCTTTATTCCCATTTTATCCCATTTATCAGTAATACATAGCATCAAAGGTCATGGCAACAAACAATAATCAAGACAACAATGGATGCTCACCTTGGTTGGCACTAGCTATTTTCCTCTTAATATTATGGCAATTGGCTAATGAATACCATTGGTGGTGGTAACAATACATTAACAAACAACTAAATCCTTGCACAAATGAGAACTGAGTTTTACAATGGTTACATGTATCAGATTGAGTACAAAAGAGAATTGTCTAACAATGACTACACTCAACATCATGTTTACCACATCAAGACAGAAGACATGAACTATCCACATGCCCATAAAGCCATTGAATCTATCATGAATGATGGCAGTTGGACAAAGGGATATTGGCTACATAAGAATAAGCTAGAGCCATCAATGGTTAATGCTTTACATTCCTACCACGAGTTTAGCTATAATGAGGAGCTTGATGTCTATGTGTACACAGAAGTAATACCTTATGACGATTAAATCACACTCCTATAGCAAAACAACTACAAAAGAGATACCAATTCTTTGGAAAGAATGGTGTTGAGTGGTCTCCTTGGTTTAACTATACTGGGACACTACCAACACTGTTCAACTCCAAGGTAGAACCACACTAAAGAACGAATACCGTACAATAGAGACAAAATGAAGACAATCATTATAACATTAAAAGGCATATTGTTGTGGGTCACAGCATTGTCTATTACTCTCTTTATCATTGGAGGGTTCGAGAGTTTGGTAGAGGCTGAAAGATGGCTTCCTGCTATCATTTGGTTAGTAATCAACATAATCCTTGGCTACCTTTGCTATTGCAACCTCTCTTACAGAGAGTGCTACAAGCTATCAGGTTGTCAGTGGTTTGAAAGGCTGATAAGGCAATGAAAGAAACATTCATCATAGTTACTTGGCCTGAGATTCAAGACTATATGGATAAGCCTGGGTTTGAAGAAAACAGTTGCTTAATAAATGAGGAGCCATTCCTAATTGTATGTGTGACTAGTTTGTTGCACTGCATTATGCTCATAGCATACAAACCTGTAATGGATTACATGACAAACAGAAGACTCGAAAAGCTTAACAAGCTAAAGAAGCTAAATAAACAAAGTAGTAACCCCTAAAAAAAAACATGGGACAGACAATGAAAGAAGGCATGAGTAAGATTGCGCTTATGATGCTCATGGCCTCTGGTGCTGACATTGTAGCACCTAAAGAACTCAAGCGTCAGGCTATTGAGGCTCTGGAACTCGAAAACAACAGCAATTTCACTGGTGTTGATGAGGACCTGAAGCAAGTGGAGAATCAGGATGAGAAGTTGACCATCATCAAGGGCATCATTCTCACACACCTCACTCCTTCTCAGATGATAAGTCTGCATGATGTAATCCATACTGGTGTACAAGCCAACTTGGAGTACCTCAAGGACCATCCTGAGGAGAGAGGCAAGGCTCCTGACCCTGAAACTGTCATGAAGAGACTCTTTGAGCTTGACTGATAAGCAGGACGTGCCTAGTGAGCAGGTGTAATAGCCTGCTCCATGCCCTCATAGTTCAATGGATAGAACAAGTGTTTCCTAAACATTAAATCCAAGTTCGATTCTTGGTGAGGGTACTATTGTTTAACAACTTAATAACTTTTTACCGCTTATGTGTTTATACATTAGAGACAAACAACCACGAGTTGCCAAGAGGGACATTGTGGTATTAAAGTATCTCAAGCAGACAAGCAGGGGATATGAAAGTCCATGTCAGGGAACACCTGTTACATTGGGCAAGTTGATGGTTGCACAGCCTGATACTCCTTACATCAGTTATGAGTGCAAAGACCTCTATGATAGAGAAATATCTAGCATGGGAGGTGGTGTAATTCATGCCAAGCTGAGTGAGAGTGATGACTATGGCAACTATTGTGCCAAGGCTATTATTCCTAAGGGTACTGAATACTGGATTGACTCATTTGGAACTGAGATAGCTGCTAGGCAAATGCTTATCACTGAAGAAAAGGGTACCAATGAATCCGTTGACATTCAGCTCTTTAAGGAGATACTTGAGAGTGCTCCTGAGAAGAATGGCATCAGAGTTGGTGATTATCAGATGATTGATGACTCCTTTGTTCATCCTACCAAGAAGATTGCTAAGACCAAAGTAAGAGGCATAGTATGTGGATTCTATGAAGATGGAAGCCCCATTATCTGTGCTTTGGAAATGTTCAGAGAAGTATGGGATACTGACCGTAACTCTAAGATTGGAGAACATACATCATGGGAGAAAGCCATGAAGTTATTCAATGGTAGAGAGGTTACTGCCCAATACAAGAAGCAAATAAAGGGTAAGGACAAGGAGAGATTTGGTGCCTTTGAAAGATGTATCAACTATCGCAAGGATAAGAAGGAAGATTGGTACTTTGGCAGTCTTGGTGAGACTATGACTATGTTAGATAATGCAGCATACCTCAATGCAGCACACAAGATAACTGGTCTTGGTTTCATTATCAACACTGACTATTGGTATTGGTCTTGCTCTGAGGGCTATTCTGACTGCTCATGGGACTGTGCCCTTTACAGCGGCAGAGTGTTCTGTTATTGGGGCTACAAGTACTACACTTACAGGGTTGTTCCTTTTTATGCTTCCACACAAGCAAAAAAAAAGAGTCTGAGTAATACATTGTGTAAAGTATGGAAATCAACTATATAGATGTTTACAAGGAAATAGATTTCATTAGTAGAGAATTGAGGAAAGCTATCAAACACATGCCTAGATATAATAGGTACAATGAGGGAGATAGAATAATCAATATATTATTAGATGTCAAGATTGCTGTAAAACTTGCCTGTAAAACTTGCCTGTAAGGGTAGGAATTACAGCCTTGACTCTGATAAACTCTACAATGATTTGATTACCTTGGGAACATTGTTAGATGAGTGCATAGAGGATGGGGCATTACTCTTGAAGGGTAAATTCAACATAATTGAACCTAGAAAGAGACTAATTGCCCTATTCGATATGATTTCATAGTGTATTCCCTCAAGGTGCGTGTAGAGCATAACAATCTTCAATGGTTGGTTCAACACTGGGGACAAATGGTACATTATTGTGGAAGGATGCCATACAGTCTGTGTTTCACAGGTCGTTAAAGTGTGACTAGCTCACATTCAATGGCATAAGTTGCTCTGAGAACAATTCTAACAACTCATGGAACTGTAACCTTAACAGAAACAGAGTGAACTGTAATTGGAACAACAAGAACAACACTAACAGAATTGTTCCTTTTTATGCTTCTGCGATTCGTATTATTTTCAATATGCTATGGATTATAGTTTCACTTATGATGAGGTATTTACTGCATTTGATGATTGCCTAAAGCATAAGAAGAATACTATAGGAGCTAAAGAGTTTTGTGTAGATAAGGTAACTAATTTACTTAAGCTGACTGATGAAATCAATTCCTACACTTATGAAATAGGTGTATCAAAAGCATTCATTATCACTGACCTAAAAGTCAGGGAAGTGTTTGCTGCTGACTTTAGGGATAGAATAGTTCACCACTTAGTAATAAGGGAGTTAGAGCCTTACTTTGAAAGTTATTTCATAGCAAACACATTCTCCTGTCTGAAGGGTAGAGGCACACTACATGGTGTGCAGAAACTATCCTCCATATTAGATGAGAAGAGTGAGCATTACACGAAACCCTATTATATAGCTAAGTTAGACTATCAAAGTTTCTTTATGACTATTGACAAACAATTGTTATGTGAGAATCTAGATAGTTTCATTGTACAGAACTATCCTGAAAACAGAAAGAAAAACTGTTTAAGGTGGTTATGTAGAATGATTATTCTTCATCATCCTGAGGACAATTGCATTAAAGTAGGAAATATATCATTATGGGAGAAACTTCCACCAAGCAAGAGCTTATTCTATGTTGGTAAGGACAAGGGATTAGCTATTGGCAATCTAACATCACAGATGTTTGCCAATTTCTATCTCACGCCCTTTGACCATTACTGTGAGAGCTTAGGCTTGGTAATTGTGAGGTATGCAGATGACTTCGTAGTAGGACATGAGAATTTAGAGTATCTGAAATCTTGTATTCCACTATTGAAGGCATTTGCTACTGAACAACTGCTCTTAACTGTACACCCTGACAAACTTTATATCCAAGAATGTTCAAGGGGTGTTACATTTGTTGGAGCAATAATCAAACAAAACAGGATATACTGTGGAGGGAGAGCCATCTGTAAGATGTACAACAAAGTATCATCTAGGTACTCACATTATAATGAGGACAAGATGGATGACTTTATCTCTTCAGTAAACTCCTACCTAGGACTGATGAGACACTATAAATCCTATAAGGTAAGGAAGAAATTCGTACTGAATAATATGGATGAGTGGATGCCTCATATAGTAATAGGTAAGGGCTATCAAAAGATAAATAAGGTAGCCTGAATGCTGCAATAGAGGAATTGGTCAACTCGTCACCCTTTCAAGGTGGAGATTGTGGGTTCGATTCCCACTTGCAGTACACTACTGGTAAACTCTCAACCACCTAGTTTTGTGGAAGTGCAGAGACACAAGGTAGTCCCTGACTCCGAGGAAGTAGCTATGACATTCAAGGAATTGGATGTATAGTGAAGGGTGTGGCGGTGTTAAGGTTTGTAGGAGTCAGTATGCCCCAATAACTCAAGGGATAGAGTAACAGCCTTCTAAGCTGTAAATCTAGGTTCGAGTCCTAGTTGGGGTACTCTTAGGTTTCGTTTAAGGTAAAAAGGTAGATTTTAGGCAAAGATTTAGTTGTAGAGCCTGCCTGTATGGGAATATCGGTAGGTTCATGGGGAGTTGGCGCAATGGTTAGCGCAGGAATCTTATACATTCAAGGTTGGAGGTTCAAGTCCTTCACTCCCTACTAGAGGTTAGGAAAAGAAATCATCCCAATATTCACATCTTCCTGACCAACAAGATGACTCTGGGGCTATTCTGGTTTTGACAGCAAAGGAGGGGTAAGAAATCACGCAGGCAGTCATGCCTGAAAATGGCAAACCAATAAATGCTAAGGTAGTTGTAATGACTCCTGCCAGCAGCACTGTTATCAGATTAGCTGCGTAAGTGCTAGGTAGCCCATTACCTGAAACAGAAAGTGGGCAAATGAGATAGAAACATCTGAAAGGAAACTAAGATTGGTAGTCCGAGGTCCTAGTGCTAAATAAGCTCTGATGCACGGAGAAGGTAAGCCACTATCTCAACCTTCCAATAACTGGGGCAACATGCGTAGTGGCAACACAAGGTATGGGTATGCAATATGTGAGGAAGGTGTTTTCTCTGTTTTCTCAAAATAGAGTGGTGGACTGGTGACAAATCTGTCATCCCTAGCAGTTGTGCTTAAACAACAAAAGCGTGTACCCATTTCTTATTCTGAGATTGTTTGGACGAGGGTTCGACTCCCTCTAGCTCCACGATATTTTTATTTATTCACCGTTTAATAAGCTTAAAACAATGGCAAAAATCAATTTCACAAAAGAGCATTATGCCAAGATGAAAGAACTGGCATTTGCTATGTTGGTAGCTAATGAGGCTATTACAACAAAGATGGGTCAGCCCCTCAACATTGTTGAGCTGATGCACACACAGACCATCAACACTCTCAATGGTATCAGGCTTGCTATTACAAAGCAGATTGAAGACCTTGAGAAGCAGGATGAATGGGTGGCAACAGACTATCAGCAGGAGAAGCTTGAAGCCCTCAAGAGAAGGAAGGAGTTGGTCAACCTCATCATTGGCTGGAAGAGGCACAATATGGAGGTGGCTGAGGCTAAGGCTAAGAAGGCTGAACTCACAGCACAGCTCAAGGAACTCAAGGAATCTCAGAAGACTCCTGAAGACAGAATCAAGGAGCTTGAAGCACAGCTTACGGCTATTGATGCTGATGAGGACTTTTGATTAGTTCGGGCATATTGTTACTTACAATTCACAATCAAAATCATCTTGAAAATGGTAGAAGTTAAGTTAAACAAGAGTAACAGCAATCCTTTTTATGGACTGCGTAACTGCCTTAAGCTCTTTCAGAGTGTAGGTGGTACAATTACAGAGTCTTTGCTTGATGCCTGTTGGAATGAAGTAAAGGACAGCAAGGAGCAACGTCAGATGTTCTTCTCAATCCTGTTCTCTGTAGGAGATATTACTGCTAGACAGCATAATATCTTCAAGGGTGTGAAGAAGGACTCTGGTGGTAATGCTAACAGAGCTGGCTTTTATGTCATCTTTGACTGGCTGAGAGTAAACCATAGGGACCAGTTTGTTCAGTTCCTCAACAAGGGTCTGTTCAATGAATATACCTGCTTTGACTTGCTCTTTAGGTCTAGAGTTCAGACCAAGGGAGCTAAGGTCTTGAAGGTGTATGACATATTCGCAGACACTTGGTACAGGGACAAACTTGTGGAGTTTGTGTATGGTGTAATCAATGGTACTAACCCCTTCAATAAAATGTTGGTGGCTAAGTTCCTCACTATACCTAGACTTAGCAAGAGAGCTGGTCACAAGCAAATGCTCCCTCAGACCAAGCAGGTCATGGAGCACAAAACTGCATTCCTCATTCAGTTATCCAAGCTGATGGGTTGGGAGCACACTGTAAAGGGTGCTTATGCCAACTTTAAGGGTTACAGAGATTGGAGAAAAGAGTACAATGGTTCACTGGAATCTGTGTTATTCTCTACGGGTAAAATCAAGGAGTTTGACAAGACTCAGTTCATTGATTGGCTCGACAAACTCCCCTCTCAGGCAAGGTTCAGAGTAAAGAACAGAGTTCAATACTCAAAGAACACTGACGAATCCCTGAAGTGGCCCAACCTTGCTGCATGGTACACTGAGTGGGAGAAGTACAAGGAGCAGAAGCAGGCTGAACAGAGAGTTCTTGAAGAGAAGGTAAGACAAGGCCAAGCAAGCACCGAGGATGTGGAAAAGCTGCAAAAGGTTAAGAAGCAGGCTAAGGTGAATGTTGGTGCTACCAGCTTCAATGAACTCTATGACCAGATTATGAGTGGTAGAGTAGATACTCTCAAGCTTGAGGCTTTCATTCAGAATAAGGTAAACTTGCCTTATAACAGCCTTGTCATCATTGATGATTCAGGCTCTATGAGTGGTAGTCCTTTTGCATTTGCATCTTTCTTGGCTGCCGTATGTCTGGTGAAGAACCCTGATGATGATGGTAGGAACCTATTAGGCTTCTTTGGTAGGAACACAAGGTGGTTTAGCTACATGGACAAAGAGGCAAGTGATTCTCCTAATTCTATTATGAGAAGAGCTGCTACTAAGTCTGTGCATAAGCCATTTGTGGACCCCACTAAGAGCTTCATGGAGAACTACAAGAACATCAGCTCTTTCTGTCAGGCTACCTTTGGTAGTGGCTGGACTGACATTTCTACTCTCATTAGAAGCATCAAGGAAGCCTTGGTAGGTATGCCTCAATTGGTAGATGCCCTCAAGTCTTATCCTGTGTGGACCATCATATCTGATGGAGAGTGGAATAACCTTCCTAGCCCTGAAGCTTCTGTCAATGATTTGCTCAGGCAATGTGAATCAGTGTTAGGGTTCAGACCTTACATTGTTGCCATTGATGTGACAAGGAATGACAGAGTGAATGCTGAGAGGTTCAGTGGTATTGACAACCTCATGTACATACCATCTAACCCTGCACAGATTGAGCAGCTCCTGACAAACTTCAAGGATATGGATGTCTTTGATGTCTATACTCCATTGCAGTCTATCTACAGGTCAAACAGGTATGAACTCGTAAGAGAGAATACTCTGTAGGACCTTTTTCCGAAGAACTAGGGTGGGTGAGGGTGATACCTCACTCATCCACTAATGGATACTTACAATATCAAAATACATTAGCTCATTTGGTAGAGCATCAGATTGATAATCCGAGTGTACTTGGTTCGATTCCAAGATGTAATTCATTAGTATCCAAATCAAGGGGAGTTTGGGCATTGGTTAGGCCCGATTGTATTGTGTGAATGTAGCTCACATACAATATCATCTTTTACAATTTTCTGGGACACAATCCAGAAGTGGAAGTTCGATTCTTTCACTCCCCGCAAAACAACATGGGGACAGTAACTCAATTGGATAGAGTAGTTTACTTGAGTGTCTTTCAGACACTTACTATTCCTTCTTTAACGTGAGATTGCAATTCTTAAGGTTATGGGTTCGAGTCCCATCTGTCCCCCAAGAGGTCACTTACAAATCTTTGAAATTCGTAGCCATGTTTTTATTGCTTATATTGACGAAGGTAAGCAAGTGACCTAGACAATACCGTCTGCCAATGAACTTATAATAAGTCCTTCTAGCTGCTAGCAAGTTTCTAGGTAAAAGGAGTTCATGTGGTGCCCACAGACAATGGTGCAACAGAAGAGTTTGAGTAAGGGCAGCTCTACTAAAACTGGCATACACATACACGAGGTATGAGTATCCTCTAATTGAGGAGCCAACTGACAGATAGTTTAAGTAACGGTGTACAACGGATGGCTTTTATACTGTCATTATGGGGAGGTAGTGAAAGTAGTAATTTACTGAGTGACTTGAGTCACTTACAATACTATCTCAAAAATTCAGGTAAACACGCAAAAATTAGGATTTTGAAATTGCTGGTTCGAGTCCAGCCCTCCCCACAAATAAGGCGGAGTAGTTAAACGGAAATAGTATCTGTTTAGTTACTTACAACATCAAATTTATTAACGCAAATATGTCAAATTTGAAAATCTGGGTTCGACTCCCAGCTCCGCCGCAAATAGCTACTTACAAAAACACATTAAGCATAGGTTCGACTCCTATATTTTCTACCAATATCGGAAGATTAGCTCAGTGGTTAGAGCGCACAACTTGTAATTGTGAGATTCATATTAGTAGCTAACAATGGACAGGCAACTCCGTGGATAAGGAGCTACAGTAGTCTAAGCTGTAAATCGTTGGTTTGACTCCAACCCTGTCCCCTAGAGAGAGATGGTGTAATGGTAGCACACGTCGCATTAGTGCAAGGTTTTGCACTTACCAAGCCGTAAGCAGAGAATTTGGGTTTCCGTGGTAGAGGTTCGAGTCCTCTTCTCTCTCCTACTCTAAAGTCACTTACAATTCACTACATACATTCTAATTCATTGCATTATCATGTGAACTTCGTAACTTAGTGACTATCACTTGTAAAAAAAAAAACGCACACACGGTTTTTCTATGAGTAATATTAAAATAAATCTTGTTATAGTAGTACAAGGTGCTGCTATGATGAGTGAGCAGGAGTGCTCAAAACAACTCAGAAAGCCCATCATTAACAAGAGGGGCAAGTATGCTGGTAAGCAGGCGAGGGATAAGAAGGGCAACCTTCTTTGGTACTATGAGACTGTACCTGACTTAACCAAGTATAACAGGCATGATGTTGAGGTTGATTCTTTAACAGAGAAGGGAAAGACTGAGACTCTTACCTATTACACTCGTAAGAGCAGGGAAGTAAAGCAGAGTATCAACATGTGCCAAGAGGCTTATGACTACATGATTAGTAGTGAAATGCCACATGGTTATCATGCTCCCAAGAACTTCAAACCCTATATGCCTACAAGGTCTAGACTTGACAGGAAGACCAAGAAGTGGGTAGATGGGACTCCTCTTGAAGTTCAAGCATGGAGAGCTGCAAGCATACAACAGAGACTGGAGTGGCATCTTAATGCTACAGCTGCAAGCTTAGGTGGCAGGGTGGACTCCTACACAGTGTTTAACGACTAAAATTGGAAACAATGAAGTATAAGAACAGAAAGGCAAGACTTCTGGCAAGGCAAAAGTGGTATGAAGCCCTGAAAGACAAACAAGGATTCACCAAGCCTGGAAGTATGAACAAGTGAGTCTCTGATGGCAGGTGGGTAAATCCTGCCTGCCATTTTTTTTTTTTATACTTGAACAGACATTATGACAGGAATTGTTTTAATTGCCCTTATCGTAGTTCTATTGGTTCTTCTTTACATAGCCTTTGACCCAAAGTTTGATACTATTGTGGTTGGAGGTAAGGAGAGAAGAATAATGTGGTACAATGGTAGGGATGGAAGAAACTGGACATTCTTATGAGCAAAGGAAAGTTCTTGACAAAGAGAAAATGGAGAAATGGTCAAAGACAAAAGGGAGCTACTAAACCTTATGGTAATGGTGGTCATAAGGCTCCTCCATGTTCAGACCTAAAGTATCCAAGAAACAGCAAGTTTATGAGACTGTTTGACTCATTACATTTGGCAATGAAAATGTCTATGAGAATACAGAAAATAGACTGGATTAGATGGTGACTCTCTGATATTCAACAACAAATATGAAAAAAGCAGTATTATTTTTCCTCTGGTTCATTTGCCTGATGGTAATTTGGATATTCTGCGGTAACATGGTTACTGCACCTAACACATTCCTAGTAGCCCTAGGATTGTTTGTTGGTGCAGCATTTGTGGTAGCCTCAGTAAAAACAAAATGCTTCACGCACAAGTGGGGTAGTAAGTAATTAACAACCAAAAAAAAAAAAAACAATGAAAAGATTCATTTTGATGGCAGCTATCGCAGTGATGACTGCCATGAGCTTTAGCTCGTGTGAAAGAGTTGATGCTGGTCACGAAGGCATCTTAGTTAATCTCTATGGCTCAGACAAGGGAGTCAATGATGTGTCATTGGTCACAGGTATGGTGTGGTACAACCCATTCACTCAGAATGTGTATGAGTATCCTACCTTTGTGCAGACTGTTGATTATCCTGCGTTTACCATCAATGCCAAGGATGGTTCAGAGTTCACTGTTGACCCAACTATCTCCCTGAAGATTATAGATGGGCAGGCTGCTCCTATCTTTAGGAAGTATAGAAAGGATGTGCCAGACATTATCAGTGGTCCTCTGTTCAATCATGTGAGGGATGCCTTTAGGATTCAGCTCAATAAATTCACTACTGATGAGATTGTGTCCATGAGGGATAGCTTGGAGAAGGCTGTGGAGAGGCAACTTGTGGCTACTCTTAATAGAGAAGGGTTCCAACTTGAACAGCTAACCTCAGGCTTGAAATATCCTCAGACCATTGTAGATGCGGTTAATGCTAAGAACAAAGCAGTTCAGGAAGCTCAGAAGGCTGAGAATGAAGTGAAGGTGGCAGAAGCACAGGCTAGGAAACTGGTAGTTGCTGCTGAGGCTGAAGCTGAGGCTAATAGGCTGAGAACTCAGGCATTGACACCTGCTGTGCTTCAGAAGGCATGGATTGACAAGTGGGATGGCTCTGTACCCTCTGTTATTACAAGTGGGAATACTCAGGCATTCCTTGACATCAGTAAGTTCAAATAACTATGGGTTACTTTATATGGTTGATAGTGGGCATCATATTGCTCACTATTACCATCTTCGTTCACAAGAACACTTATGAGCAAGGCTATAGGGGCAAGGTTGGTGATAAACTACCTACCCCTCGCTGGCTCTATATAGTAGCCATTGTTGTTGCTGTTATCCCGATACTGAATGCAATCTGCTTTGGAGTAGGCTTCGTAGCATATTGCATTGGTCTTGGTGAGAGTGACATAGTGTTCCATTGTGAATCTAGATGGTGGAAGTCCCTGATGGGATGGTTGACTAAGGAAGTTTAACAAAGACAAAAAAAAAAGAGAACAATGAACAGCTTTGTAAAATACTTAATAAGCTGCCTCATAGGTATATTCGTTGGTGCAGTGTGTGTCTTATGGTATCAATCAGTAAAGAGACAATGTGAGAAGATAAATGGTGAAGTAGCCAGTGTAGTCTGGAGGCAGAATCATTTCCTTCTCAGTGAGGAGAACCTTATGAATGAGCTTAAGGCTCAGGATGTACAGTTCCCTGAGATTGTAGCTGCTCAAGCTTTGCTTGAGACTGGTAACTTTAAGTCCTCTGCTTGCATCAACAGGAATAACCTATTTGGTCTGAGAAAGAAAGATAGTACATATATGTCTTTTGAGCATTGGACTGAATGTGTGGCAGCTTATAAGAAGTACATCCAGAAATGGAAACAACCTCCGAATGACTACTATAAGTATTTGGACGATTTAGGCTACGCTGAGGATACATCTTATACAACAAAATTAAAACAAATGGTTAAATGACAAGAGAAGAAGCAAGGGATGAGATTCTACAGATAGATAGTCCCAACATATTGTGTGAGTTGCCTACCTCCTTTGGTAAGACAAGAATAGCCCTTGAGCTTTTGAAGTCTAAGTTCCCTGAGGACAAGTGCAATTCTACTGACACTCACATTCTGATTGTGATACCAAGACTGGTGCTGATTGACAACTGGAAGGATGAGTTTAAGAAATGGGGCATGGAGTCTTATCTACCCTATGTGGAGTTTGTAACCTATGTGTCCTTCCCAAAGAAGGCTGGTGTGTGGAGCATGGTTATCTTTGATGAGGTACATCACCTTTCTGCTAGATGCAGAGACTATCTTGATGACTTTATCATGGGCTATTGTTTCATGCTGTCTGCCACTGTAGGAAGAGAACTCAAGAAGGAATTAAAGGTATTGTTTCCTGACTTGTACACCTATAAGGTATCAACCAAACAGGCTATACAAGAGGAGATTCTACCTGACCCTAGGGTTTATCTCATTCCCATGACTCTTGACAACACCAGAGTTCGCTATCAGATAGTCAAGAACAAGTCCCAAAAGGTAGAACTAGTGATACCATATCATAGAAGGTTTGACTATGCCAAAGTAAAGAATAGGAGAATAGTCATTGAATGTACTCAGAAGCAGTACTATGATGATATGTCTGCTATGATTGCTTGGTATAAGAACAAGATGTTCAATGAAGTCTTCAAGAACCTATTCCTAAGGAAATCAGGTGACAGGCTTAAATGGTTGAGTGAACAGAAATCTGAGTTCGTTAAAACCATCTTGGCATCACTTACTGACCAACGTACTCTCACATTCTGTAATGGAATAGCTCAAACTGAGGAGCTTGGAACTTGCTGTGTAAATAGTAAGAATACCAAGCAGTCCAAAGAGAATCTAGAGCAGTTCAATGATGGGTTCATAGACCATATCACTGCATGTAATATGCTTGATGAGGGTGTGAATCTTGTCAATTGTAGGGTTGGAGTGTATGCTGTTCTCAATAGTTCTGAGAGGATGATTAAGCAGAAGCTAGGTAGGTTGTTGAGACATCCTGACCCTGTGATTATCATCCCATACTTTAAGGGTACTAGAGACCAAGAGCTGGTAGAGAAAATGTTGGAGGATTACAATCCCCAGCTAGTAACAACAATAACAAATTTAACAGAATTAAAACTATGATTAAGTTTCAGAAAAAGCCCATTTTGGTGCCTGCCAATGAGCCTACTTACATTCGTCGTGAGGCTAATGGCAAGCACAATGAGGTGACTGTGGTGGTGGCACATTATGCCATACCTCTGAATCATGTCTTCTGTCAGGGAAGTCAGGCTCTTAATCCTAATGTGATGAGAGCAGCTTTTGAGGCAGCAGGCGGTTTCCAAGGTATTGAGTTTGGGTTCAACAAGAATCCTCAGGCTCCTGTATTCATCTTCGCAGTCAAGGCTAAGACAGAGAGAAGGGGTGATGATGCTCCTAATCAGGAATTGGCAGACAGAATTGTGATGGCAAAGGCCAACTCAAAGGCTTGTGTTATAGCTAAGAGAATCCTCGGTGCTATAGTCAAGTACTATGAGAAGGAGATAGCCTTCATGAACAATGTCTGTGAGGTACTTAGCAACACTTCGGCTAGAGAACTTGCATATATTCAGAAGGTATAGGTGAACAAGTATGAAGTTATGCTTTGATGTAAAAGAATGCGAGAAACTAAAAGTTCCCGTAGATACTGCTCTTTACATAGCTTCTCTATATCTTGGTAAACTTATTTCCCCTAACACTTTTCAGGATGTCTGCGCCAGAGGGTTAATAGAGTTTGATGGGTTTGACCTCAAGAGGGAGCCTATCAATGCTAGATTAACTCAAACTGGTGTGGACCTCATTGAAAGTATATTCTTGAATAGCGAGTTCCACCTTCCAAATTCCGAAGAAGATAGATTTGATAAGCTTGCTAAGAAGATGCAAGAAGTATTCCCTGAAGGTAGAAAACCAGGTACTAAGCTCATGTGGAGAGACAGCCAGCCTATTATTGCCAAAAGGTTAAAGGCTATCGTAAAGAAGTATAAGGCTGTATTCACAGATGAGCAGGCTATAGAAGCCACTAAGAAGTATGTGGAATCCTTTAATGGTGATTATCAGTTCATGCAAGTACTGAAGTATTTCATCAGTAAGAGGAACCTTACAACAGGGGATGAAACCTCTCAGTTTCTCAGTTACATTGAAAATGCAGGTCATGAAGATGTGAATAATGAGAGTTGGATGGATAGTGTAAGATGAGTCTAAGAGAAGAAACTAACAAAATGCTCAAGGCAAGGAGACAGAGGCTGATTGATGGCGGTGTGAATACAATTCCTTCACCATTCAAAAGGTTCTCAAGAGATTTCCTAGGTTGGGAGCAGTCCACCTATTATATAGTGACTAGCTTTACCAAAGGAGGAAAGACTCAATTGGTGTCTCATTTGCTCTTTGATGCACTCATGTACTGTTACTACAATGAGAAGCAAACTGGAGTGTCTGTGAAGATACTTTACTTTCCATTGGAGGAGACAAAGCAGAGGATAATGACTAGGTTCTACTCTTGGCTTCTTAATCAGCACTTCAAGATTAGGATAAGTCCCTCAGACTTAAGGAGTTCTGACAATGAAAGACCAGTTCCCCAAGAGATACTTGATAAGATAGATTCTGATGAGTTCATAGACATAGTGGATTACTTTGAGTCCCACATAGTCTTCTCGGATGAATCTAACCCCACAGGTATGTATAAGTTCTGTAAGCAGTATGCAGAAGAACATGGGAAGGTGGTTACAAAGACTATCAAGGTCAAGGATGAACTTGGGTTGGAGAAGGAGGTTCAGGTATTTGATAGGTACATTCCTAACAATCCTGATGAGTATGTCCTTGTCTTAGCTGATACTGTTAATCTAATTCAGACTGAGAGAGGTTTCACGAAGAAGCAAGCCATTGACAAATGGAGTGAATATTGCATTCTTCTTAGAGACAGGTATGGACAATCTCCTATAAATATACAGCAGCAGAACACGGATAATGAGTCTATAGAGAGTGTTAAGCTCAATAGGACCAGACCAACTACAGCTGGCTTAGGGGATAGTAAGTACACATCACATGATGCTAACATTGTGTTAGGTGTGTTTAGTCCTTTCAGGTTTGGACTCAAGGAGTATCTTGGGTATCCTATTGACAAGTTCAAAGACCATTTTAGAACATTGGAAGTCCTAGTAAACAGGGATGGTGAGCTAGGAGGTATAGTAGCTTTGTTCTTTGATGGTGCTACTTGTAATTGGGCTGAATTGCCTAAACCTGAAAACACAGCAGGCATGGGACAAGTCTATGCCTATCTCAAGCAACTTAATTAAATCTCTTCTGATACACTGAGTAAATTCATTATGATATTGCGAGGGTACATGAAAATTGCTACCTTTGCAGTTTGGAGAAGAAAACAATGAGCAGAATTTTAGTTCTTGCAAAGTCTGGCTTTGGTAAGACTTTTAGCATGGGTAAGGTAGAAGAGTTGAACCATGTTGGTCTCAACCCTAAGGAAACCTATGTCATTAGTGTTACCTCAAAGCCATTGACATTCCCTGGGAGTAGAGAGTTGTATAAGACCACACCTATTAGCAATATGGGTGGTGGTAATAGGGTTATCACCAATAACCCTGAGCAGGTTGCTTACGCCATTGAGCAACTCCTACAGAGTCCCTTTAAGAACATTGTGGTTGATGACTTTAACTATCTGATGCAGGACTATTACATGGACAATGCACTCAAGGGTGGTTGGGACACTCCCAAGAAGATTGGTTACTTCATGGGTAAGATATTCTCAGCCATTGAGAAGTATGGTGATTCTGACAAGAACATCATAGTGCTTGCACATGGTGAAGAAGTCCCCCAACAGGATGGTAGAGTCTATCTAAAGATGAAGACCACAGGAAAGATGGTTGATGAGTATGTAACACCAGAAGGTAAGTTTGATGTTACTCTTGTGGGTAGAAGTAGGTTTGATACTGCCTCCAAGAAGGTAATCAAAGAGTTCATCACCAATGAGGATGAGTTCACATCCTCTCCAAAGTCTCCTTATGGTATGTTTGACAACCTTTACATTCCCAATGATTTGGGTATAGTAGTGGAAAAGGTGAACAAGTATTATAACGGATAACAAACACACAACACATTTATATACATTAACATTATGAAGAAAGAATTTTCTAAGTTTTTTGTTGCTAGTCTGAAAAGGACTGCACAGAATGTTTCTCCCCTTGTGAGAAGGAAGCAGAAACTTCAGGCAGAGATTGCCGAAAGAGAAGAAGAATTGAAGTCTATTCAGGTGCAGCTTGACACCTATGAGGCTCCTATCAAGGAAGCTACTGGTGGTTATGGCACTGAAGACCTCGTAGTAAGGACTGTGGAAGTCACTGATAAGGTTGACAAGGACGGTAAGCCTATCAAGGTGACTAAGTGGAATCTCAAGTATCCTGAGACCATAGTTCCTGTAGAGGAGACAGCAGAACCCACAGAACCCGCTGATGCAGCTCCTGAAGCTCCTGAAGCTGGCACAGTAGAGGCTCCTGCTGAAACTCTTGAACCCGAAACTGAAGCTCCCACTTTGTAATCATGGCATTTGGACAGGGACAAGTAAGTTCTGAGGGTGGTAGCATTAAGAGATACATTGGTGTAGCTAGTGTATTTGTACTTGCTGTAAACCCCCTCAAAGAAGAGTTAGAGAAGCTTTATGGTAGAACTCTGGAGAATGCTCCTGAGTATATTGGTGAGGCAGAAGCTGGTGATACCAAGGTTCCTCAGATAAGACTTGACTTTATTGTCAAGGCTGACCCTGAGAAGTATCTTGATGCAGCTAATCAGCCTCTCAACTTTGTAAGTAAGGTTTCTCTCTTTATAAGGAGAGCTTATAGGTATAACAAGGACAACACCAAGGTTCAGGTTATTGACAAGTATGGTAGAACTGCATGGGTAACTGTTGAGCAGGCTAAGGCTCACGAAGTTCCTGTGTATAGCAATGGTCCTGCCAACATTGACAAGGATTACAGACCTGCATACATTGGTGAAGAGGAGCTTATCAAGTTCCTCATTGCATACCTTAACATTCCTTCCTGTCAGAGATATGTTGATGGTAAGTGGGTAATGAATGATGCTGACAAGCTTTCTGATAGTGAGGCTTCACTGGAGCACATTGAAGATTACTTCAAGGGTGATGTAAGTGAGCTTAGAACTATCATTGGCTATCAGCCCAACAATAAGGTTAAGGTTCTCTTTGGTATAAGAAACACAGATGATAACAAGCAGTATCAGACTGTGTACACAAGGATGTTCCTTAAGAACGGTGTATCTGACTACAGCAAGCTTGACAAGGATGTTAAGCAGACTCAGGAATCTGGTGCTATGTCTAGCTCAGAGTTTGACTGCACTGAGCTTCATGAGTATGTAGTTGAAGGTACAGACCTTGCTGCTGGAGGTGGTGGTGATATGCCATTCCCCCCTGCTGGAGGTGCAACCCCTTGGGGTCAAAACTAAGAACTCATAAAACATAAGTAAGATGGCATTCAGTACAGGAAAAGACTCTGTATCCTTTGAAGACATCAAGAGCAAAGTGAGTGACGCTGACTTGGTTTCCTATTATCTAGGAGTAACTGAGATTCCATGCTTTATTCACAGCCCATTAAGGAAGGACACCAATCCTTCATTCGGTCTTTATTCAAGGGATGGTAATAGGATTTACTGGACTGACCTTGCTACAAGAGAGGGAGGGGGTATCTATGACCTCCTCTCCCTTATGTGGCATTGCAGTTACAAAGAAGTCCTAAAAAGAATACAACAAGACATGAAAAGGTTTGCTGGAGGAGCTAGAGTTGGCACATACACTCCATGTGCTATAAGGGACATCACTTCTCATCAAAGTGATAGTGACTTACAGTGCAAAGTCAGAGAGTGGAGGCAGTATGATATTGACTATTGGGCTTCCTATGGTGTACCTTTGGAGTGGCTTAAGTATGCAGATGTCTATCCTATTTCCCATAAGATAGTAATATCTGAGGGAAAGAAATATGTATTTGGTGCTGATAAACTTGCTTATGCCTTTGTGGAAAGAAAAGAAGGAAGAGTGACATTAAAGATATATCAACCTCACAATAAAGCAGACAGAAAGTGGGCGAATAAGCATGACAGAAGTGTCATCAGTCTTTGGACTAAGATTCCTGAGACAGGTGACAAAGTTTGCATTTGCTCCTCATTAAAGGATGCCTTATGCCTTTGGGCAAACACTGGTATTCCTTCTGTTGCTGTTCAAGGTGAGGGCTATGGTATGAGTGACACTGCAATATCTGAGTTGAAGAGAAGATATAGACAAGTCTATGTACTCTTTGATAATGATGAAGCAGGTCTTGCAGATGGTGAAAAGCTATCTAAGCAGACTGGATTCACAAATGTTGTTCTCCCTAAATTTGACGGTGGTAAGGATGTGTCAGACCTCTTCAAGAGTGTAGGAAGAGAGAAATTCTGTGACATTATCAACAGCCTTTTCAGACCTGTAGAGGAAGAAGATGAGGATGACCCATTCAGATTGCCGTTCTAACAAAAAAAAAAATACAAACATTATGTCAAGAAAAGAATTGTATGCTAAGGTAAAGGAGCTGGGTGCAGCCGATGCCATCAAGACAAAGTTCGGTGACAACTACACTAGAGTGTCTAATGCTGACCTAGAAGATTTCCTGAGAGGCTTTGGTAAGAAGCCTGCTACCAAGGAGGAAGCTGCTCCTAAGAAGGAAAAGAAAGAAGCTACTGGCTCCTGCAAGGAAGCTATGGTTAAGCTGCTTAGTACCCTTCAGGCTAAGAGAGCACTTACAGCCAAGGAAGCTGAAGAAGTTGCTGCTCTGCTTTAGTTAAACACTAACTATGAGGGAGGGATGAAAGTCTCTCCCTCTTTTTTTTTTTTGTTACACAACATGATATTAAATACAGAATTAAGTCACGATGCAGAGTATTTAGGGGATGTCCAAGAGAATAGGGTTGGTATAGACAAAAGCAACCTAGACTTTATCACCACTCTTCTAACATCTAATCTGTATTCAAAACCTTTAGAGTCCTTCTTTAGGGAAACTGTGGCTAATGCCTATGATTCTCATGTGGAGGCTGGCACTAATGAGCACATTTTAATACTTATACAAGACACTAATCAATACAAGACATATAGAATTTCAATCAGAGACTATGGAACTGGAGTAAGCCCAGAAAGGTTTGATAAGATTTACAAGAACATAGGTAGTTCTACTAAGAGACAGAGCAATGACTTCATTGGTATGTTTGGCATAGGAAGATTCAGTTGTCTTTCCTGTGCAGATGTAGCACACATTACCTCTTATTATGAGGGTAAGAAGTATTCCTATGTGATGTATAAGAACGGTGGAGGAATCAACATAGACCAACTCTCGGTCACAGAAAGTGATTTTAAGAATGGCTTGGAGGTCTCAATTGAAAAGTACATTTACAATGACAATGACCTTGTTAAGGCTATAAGAGGACTATGCCTGTTTGACAGACTACACATTTCTTACAAGGGTAACAACAGTACTATATCTTCTAAGGTTGCAGATTTCAACGATAGGAAGATTACCCACTTTAATACATTCTCTCGGTGCTCATGGCTACAAGGTAGTAACTTCTTCAAGGTAGGCAACGTAATCTATGACTGTGAGAAGGACTGGCTTAGAACTTATGATGGTCTTATTATTGACCTTCCTATAGGCTCTGTAGATATTACTCCTAATAGAGAAGCCCTTCAGTTCACTGACTTCACTAACAATAATATCAAGGCAAGGGTTGCTGCTGTCAAGCAGGAGCTTCAGGACATGGTAAACTCACGCATAAAGGGCAATATGACCTTATCTGATTTCTGTGGCAGCTTTGTATTCCCAAATTCTTATGTCATTACAGAGAAGGATGAGCAGATTGCTATAGACAGAGAGGATGTTCAGGTTGACTTTAGCCTTATAACATTGGATGGTGAGAAACTGCCTGAGGGCTATGTAAAGTTCCTCAACTCTGCCAAGTATCTTGGAATAGACAAGGCTTTCATACACAAAGCTATAAACAAGAGCTATTGGAATAGAAGAGGGGTATTCAACCAGACTTTCAAGGATTTGCTTTTGGACAGGTTTGACTTGATAGATAAGGCTGACAAAGTAACCAAGCAAGTAACCTCTCAATATACTATAGAGAATATCACAAAGACCACAGCTATCCTTGTATATGGTGGTTTGGATTCATTCAAGGATTCCATAGAGGACTATGTGACTAGAGACCTTGATAAATCTGACAATGTGAATGTAAGAGAGTGCATTGACTTTACCTTTAGGCGTATCCCTGTTAAAGTCATGTCCAATGACTCTGTTCCCTATAGCTATGTGGAAGCCTATAAAGCAGAACAAAGGAACAAGAGGAAGAAGGGGAAGAAGGTTGATACAGGTGAGGTTCCTATGAGAACATATCACAGCTATGGTTATACTATTGAACATCTTAGTGACCTACCAAGCAAGGGCTTAGTGATATATTCCACTCATACTCAGGATGACTACACTCTTAAACAACTTTCAGACCTTGTATCCTATACTTCAGGTTTAGCTTGCGTTATCACAGTCAAATCTGAGTATATCAAGCTGCTTGAAGGAAACAAGAGGTTTATGACTGTAGAGAACTTTATGTTCCTCAGGAACTCTATGCTTTCCAAGATTGTAACTGCTATGGCTATCAAGAGAAATTTCTATGAGATAAGCTCAAAGTACAACATAAGTCTCACAGAAATGCCTATCTATAGGGAGTTTGCCAAGAAGTACAAGGAGCAAATCAAGTGTCTGGATTACTGGAGTCGTAGTGAAACTAGGGCTAGTATATTCAGGTACTATGAGAATAAGGGCTGGGTTAATCAATGTGATATTGCCTATTTCTCCTTGACAGAAAAGGAAGCAAAGAGTTACAAAGGTTGGAAAGACTTGGAAGAACATAGGTACGACATAGTAAGGCAAATAGCCTACAAGAAATATGGAAGATTACCAAGAATAGGGCTTACGCCAAGTATAGCCCCTAAATTAACATAACAATGAAAGTATTCAGAAGACAAAACTATCTCCAGATTGATTTCAGTGATGGCAGCTTCTACAGTACTAGTGAGTGTACTGATGAAATATGGAAGTTCCTACAGGAGAATCAGGAGAATGAGGGTGCTGTTAAGAAGAAGTTCATGAATGAAGAGCTTTACCAAGGCAGAGAGCTTATGAAGAAGGTGGAAGAATCTAAGATTCTAACCCTCAGAGGTCACTCTGTATATATGCTTGGTGTGTCTGAACTTAGCATCCCTGAGGACTTTGTGTCCAAAATCATTGAAGCAGAAGAGAAAGGTGATGAGGTAGAGTTGAGGAAGTTCAAGAACTTTTGGACTCTTGTGTCCCTTAATCCTGACTCAAGAGTTAGAAACAACCTGTTCTGGTTTATCAGGAAATGGGATATGCAGATTACTGAGTCTGGTCTCATTATTGCCTACAGAAATGCAGACATTAAGGAGGAGGCTAAGTATGGCACTGAGCAGGTGAAGGCTATCATAAATGCCTACTATAAGGAGAAGTATATCAACCACAACAATCCTTATTCTGTTGATATTGAGGTTACTAGCAAAGGTAAGACTCACAACATGAATCTTGGAGAGTTGTATGACGAGATTGTCAATGGTGGTGATTCTCCTGTCTATACAGACCAGCATAGCCATACTACAGAGATAAGGCTTGGTCATCCTGTAAGCATTCCTAGAGAGGAGTGTGATGCAGACCAAGAGCATAGCTGTAGTAGAGGGCTTCATACTGGTGCTAAGGGTTGGCTCAAGCAAAACTATTATGGTAAGGTAGGACTCATGGTTCTTGTTAATCCTGCTAATGTAGTAGCTGTGCCTACTATAGATAGCTATGGTAAGATGAGAACTTGTGAGTATTTCCCAATTGCCATTATAGACTTTGATGAGAATGGTGACATCGTGGAAAGCTCTTATAGTCTGCATGATGATGTAGCTTATCTCAAGGAATTGAGGTATGAAGGCACTATCAACAATGTGGATGTAGATGGCTATGAGATAAGCCATACTCATGCCAACAGAGAGGAAATGTATGAAAGCATATTGAGGAGTCTTAATGCAACTGAACGAGTATTTTGGTGATTGGCTGAAGGTCATTGATGTAACCGAATTAAACAAGGTAGTCACTAAGTTGAATGCCATCAGCCAAGTTAAGCCTATAGTTCCTGCATACAAAGACATCTTCAAGGCATTTACTCTTTGTAGTGAGCATGATGTTAAGATAGTATTTCTTGGGCAGGACCCTTATCCTCAGAAGGGAGTAGCTACTGGTGTGCTCTTTGGTAACAAGGAAGGTACAACAGAGCTTTCTCCTTCCCTTGAGGTAATCAAGGAGGCTGCTATCAACTATGAAATACCTCATCCTCCTCTCAAGTTTGATGTCACACTTGAATCATGGGCAAAGCAGGGTATCCTTATGATTAACTCTGCTCTTACCTGTGAAATGAACAAGGTAGGAAGTCATGTTATGCTTTGGAGACCTTTCATAAGCAAGTTCTTGCAGAACCTTAGTAACTCAAACCCAGGGTTAGTGTATGTACTCTTTGGGGACCAAGCTCAAACCTTTGAGCCATACATTAACAAAAGACTGAATAGTGTTATTAAGGTGCATCATCCTGCTTTCTATGCTAGGACTCATACTAAGATGCCCTATTGGGTATTCACAGAGCTTAACAAAATGATGAAAGACAGTTATGGCATACCAATAAAATGGTATGAAGAGTTATTAACATAAAAATCACACAAAAATGAAGAAGTTTTTCTTAAAAGAAGACGGAAAAGAAGTCAAGTTGGGTGAGAAGATTCAAATCTCAACTCCAGTGAACACTTCCTATGGTGGAGGTAAGGCACAGGTTGAGGTTGAAGTATCCCCTGCAACACTCAAGAAGCTGGTGGATGATGGCTTTGTTGTTATCAAGGATGATGAACCTCAGAAGACTGAGGCACAGACTTTCTTTGAGAACATGAAGCCCTACTTCAGGAGATTTGCCAGAAAGAATGGAATGTCCCTTCCTTCTTGCATTGGGTATTTCTTCCTTCTCTCTGAGACCTCAAAGAGAGCACACCTGCTTGTACTTTTGGAGACTATTGCTGAGGTGAAGAACAGAGACCTTAAGAAAGGTCCCAAGGTCTATTGGTTGAATCCTGCTGCTAACTACAGTCCTGTAGAGGTGGTAGGCAATCATAACAATGCAGTAGTATTCTATTCCGCAAAGGACGCTCTTGATGCTCATAGGCTGTTACTTCCTCTCATAAAGGATTTAGTAGCTGATGGAGAATAAGAAAATCAAGAACGCCACCAAGACTACTGAATCAGGTATTGCCTTTAAGTCTGAGACAGAAGCAAGGATTTATAAGGCATTGGTAGCTGAAGGATTTAACCCTCTCTATGAAAAGGTTACATTTACTTTGAGTGAGAAGATTAGACCTACAGTGCCGTTCTTCAACAGAATAAAGGGTCTATTAGGCTTGGATATGAAGCCAGTGCAGGCTATAACCTATACACCTGACTTTACATTTGAGTATAATGGAATCCTAATAGTGATTGAAGTCAAAGGCTTTGAGAATGATGTGTTTCCTGTTAAGAGAAATCTTTTCAGGAAACACCTCGAAACCTTGAGTCAACCATCAATGTTCTTTGAAGTTAGAACCAAAAAGGAACTCTTGGAGGCTCTTAGAATTATTCGTATGGAGAGTCCACAAGTACAGAGAATTAGGAAGTTGATTCCTTCTTTACCTGAGAAGGACATTCCTATAGGAAACAAATTATTGGAGGCTAGGAATTGGGAGGAGTTACAGAATCTTGTTTCCTCTGCTATAGTTAAGATAGAGAGGGCTACTAGCAAAGGTGATGACAAATATGCTAACATAGACCTCCCAAGCTTGTATGACCTTCAAGCCTCTATATCTGACATTATCTAGCATGGAAATAAAGAAACTTTATGAAATCAGTTGGCAGGTTGACGAACCCACATATAGGGCAGATGAAGCACTTTCATACAGCACCATTGCCAAGTTTGCTAGGGAGGGCTTCAACAAACTTGATACGTTGTTTGATAAGCTTGACACCCCTAGTCTTGTTTTTGGTAGTGCTGTTGATGCCCTTATCACTGGTGGTCAAGAAGAGTTTGATAATGGATTCATGGTTGCAGACTTTCCTCCTGTAACAGATTCAGTCCTTAAAATGGTTAAGGCTGCATTTGACAGATGGAGTGGAGAATACACAACCCTCAATGATGTCCCCACAAAGGACCTCATAGACTTATCAGAAGAACTCAGTTATCAACTCAATTGGAAACCTGAGACAAGAGCAAAGGTAGTGAAAGAGCAAGGAAGTGAGTATTACTCTCTCATGTATGCTGCTGGTGACAAGAAAATACTTGATACCTTTACTAAGGAGCAAGTAGATGCTGCTGTAGATGCACTGAAGACTAAGAAAGCTACCAAGTTCTTCTTCTCCCCTAATAATCCCTTTAATCAAAGGTGGGTAAGAGAATATCAGCTCAAGTTTAAGGCAACACTCAATGGAGTAAATTATAGGTGTATGGCTGACTTACTGTTAGTTGACCATGAAAACAAGATAGTTTACCCTATTGATTTGAAGACAAGTTCACATACTGAGTGGGACTTCTTTGAGTCCTTTATTCAGTGGAGGTATGACATTCAAGCAAGACTTTATTGGAGAATTATCAGGGATAATATGAACAGAGACCCTGTTTATAAGGACTATGAGTTGGCAGACTATAGGTTCATAGTAGTCAACAAGAAGACCTTGACTCCTCTTGTTTGGAAGTTTGAAGATACCAAAAAGATTGGCACATTAACTTACGGAAAAAGACAGCAAATTGAACTCCAAGACCCATTTGACTTGGGTGAGACCCTTGCTAATTATCTCTCTTCAAGACCCGAAGTGCCAATTGGAATAGAAACTCAAGAGAGTAATAGCATTACTGAATGGTTAAATACCATGAACTAATGGAAGTTATTAAAAGAGACGGAAGAAAGGAACCTTTCAATGTTGAGAAGATTATCAATGCTGTAAAGAAGGCATACTTAGCATCTGAACTGGAAATGTCAGAGGAGGTTGAGAATGCTCTTAGAACTCTATTTACAGTAGGAGATACTATTGACATTGAAGAGATTCAAGACAAGGTTGAGGATGTTCTTATGAATGACAAACACTTTGATGTAGTAAAGAGTTATATCATTTATAGAGAGCAACATAAGCAGGCAAGATTCATTAGGGAAAGAATTGATTATATGAATGAGTATAGTCAATCCAATGAGAATGCAGCTACTTCGTCAGAAACAGATGCAAATGCCAATGTCACAATGAAGAATGTTGCCAACCTTGAGGGTGAAGTGTATAAGACTACTAATAGGGTTATTCAGAGGCAAAGGATGAAAGACAAGCTGAATGAAATGTACCCTGAAGTAGCCAAGAAGTATGAAGAGGATTTGAACTCTCATATCATTTATACACATGATGAAGCAACCACTCCTGTCTTGAAGCAGTATTGTATGGCTGTAAGTCTGTATCCTCTTATGATGGAAGGAGTAGGAAATATTGATGGTATCACTCCAACACCTCCTAATGACTTGCAATCATTCAGTGGTCAAGTAACCAATCTTATCTTCTTGCTATCCTCTCAGTGTAAAGGTGCAGTGGCAGTAGGTGAATACTTTATTGCACTGAACTATTACATTGTACAAGAGTTTGGTCCTAATTGGTATGAGAAGTTGGATGTGATAACTACCACAGAACATTGTAACAAGCAAAGAACTATCAGGGATGCTATCTATAAGGCATTCAAACAGTTTATCTATGGTGTAAATCAGCCTGCTGGCAATAGGTCATATCAAAGTCCATTTACCAATGTGTCTTATTATGACCATACTTACTTTGATTCATTGTTTGGGGAGTTCTATTACCCTGATGGTACTAAGCCTCAATGGGGAGCAATAGACTGTCTGCAAAGGTTGTTTATGAAGTTCTTCAATAAGCTAAGAACCAAACAGATTCTTACATTCCCTGTAGAGACTATGGCTATGGTGTATGACCCTAAGACCAATGACATCATAGATAAAGACTATAAGGACTTCACTGCTGAAATGTATGCAGAAGGTCATAGCTTCTTCACCTATATATCAGACAGTGCTGATAGTCTTGCATCATGTTGTAGGTTGAGAAATGAGCTTGCAGAGAATACTTTCAATCCTACATCAGGTCTTACTGGTGTGATGACAGGCTCATGCAATGTTATTACTCTTAATATCAATAGGATTGTACAAGATTGCAACAAGGCTTATGGATTGAAGAGGAATGGGGGATGGAAAGAAAATACTTCATTTCTTAGAGATTACTTAGTAGATATTCTCCAAAGAGTCTACAAGTATCATATTGCATTCAAGACAATGCTCTATGAACTTGAAGATAAGGGAATGTTTGCTGCTTCAAATGGTGGATATATTCACATAAGCAAGTTATACAGTACCATAGGTATCAATGGCTTAAATGAGGCTGCAAGATTCTTAGATATGACTGTTGGTAACAACAAGGAATATATTGAGTTCCTGCAACTGGTTCTTGGTACTATCAAGGAGCAGAATAAGCTACACTCTATTCATGATGCCAATAGACCATTCCTATTCAATTCTGAGGTAGTCCCTGCTGAAGGATTGGGAGGAAAGAACTATAATTGGGATAAGGAAGATGGATTAGAACCAATGTCCATCTAAAACCTCTTTTAATTGACTCAGAAGTCCCTATGGGATTATGAGGGGCAAGCAAGGGAAACCTGTGCAGCCTGACAGACTAAACAAAGAGGACTTTAATATACAATCTGTGAAGATAGAATATTAAGGTATGCAATAGTCGGAACTCTATGGTAACATAGAGAGGTTAATAGAAATATTAATCCATTCATTAAAAATATGGTTATAATCTTGCATAATTGGGATAAAAGTTTTAACTTTGCTCCCAAAATGATTAAGTATGGAAACTAAATTATGTAAGATTTGTGGTAGAGAATTACCATTGGAGATGTTTGATGAAGGAAGACATCAATGTAAGGATTGTAGAAGAGCTTATAGGAAGCAAAGGAGATTGGAACATCCTGAGATTCACAGGGCACAAGCTACAAGAAGGCAGGATAGGCAAGGAGAATGGCTTAATAGCATAAAAACTCCCTGTATTGTCTGTGGAGAAGCAGAACCTGTTTGTATTGACTTTCATCATATCAATCCAGTAGATAAGGAATTTACCATAGGTAAGTATAGAAGTAGGAGCAAGGAGTGGCTTCTGCAAGAAGTAAGTAAGTGTGTTTGCTTATGTGCTAATTGTCATAGGAAAGTACATGCTGGTTTGATAAACTTAAATAACTATATTGCTAATGAATCACCTCTCTGCACAACGGGAGAGGGTGTAACAGAATGATTGGGTTCCAGAGGATGAGAACTTATACAATAGCTATTTCTATGATGCCCACGATGATACATCTGTGTTGGATAAGTTCATTCTTCATGGCCACCAGACCTACCAATATACTGATGGAGGCTCTGCCGCACATATCAATCTTGAAGACCATCTTGGCAAGGAACAGTATCTCAAGTTGATAGACTTTGCTATAGCTAATGGAACTAACTATTTCACATTTAATATTCCTAATAGTAAGTGTGATGAGTGTGGTTACATTACTAAGCATCCTATCACTGAGTGTCCTAAGTGTCATAGTAAGAACATTACTCAATATACAAGGGTAATTGGGTATCTCAGACCTATTAAGTCTTTTGGTAAGGACAGGCAGATTGAAGCAGGTCATAGAACTTATAGTGATGGGAGGAGTGAGATATGCTAAAGTATGTGGATGCAAAAGTAGTCTTTGCTGAAGTGCCAGATGAGATAACTCTTGCTATTAACATATCTAATTGTCCATGCCAATGTAAGGGCTGTCATAGCTCTTACTTGGCACAGGATATTGGTACTGAACTGACTTTCAATGAAGTAAGGAAACTTATCAAGAAGAATAGTGGGATTAGCTGCATAGCTCTTATGGGAGGTGATGCAGAGCCAGATAAAGTAAATGTTTTGGCTTCCTTCATTATCAACCATTATAATTCCATAAAGGTAGCTTGGTATAGTGGAAGGCAAGAATTAAGTAATCACATTGACTTGTGTAATTTTGATTATATAAAACTTGGACCTTATAAGGAAGAGTTTGGTCCACTTAACAGTAGGACTACTAATCAGAGATTCTATAAAGTCAATGGCAAGGAGTTGGTAGACATAACAAGTAAATTTTGAAAACATGAAACTGAAAATTAAAGTAAAAGTGCTGACTGAGGGATGTCTCCCTGTAATATCAGAAGATGGGGATTGGATAGACCTCAGAGCAGCAGAAGATGTACATCTTGATGGTCCTTATGCAGTTGCTAGGACTAGGAAAGGTGGAGAGAGTTCGAGAAGAGTAATATTCGCTACTAAGAACATACCTCTTGGTATTGCTATGGAGCTTCCTGCTGGAATGGAGGGTAACTCTGCTCCTAGAAGTTCCTCTAACAAAAAGTTCAACATATTGCAGGTGAACTCCCCTGGAGTCATTGACCAACCTTATTGTGGTGAAGATGACCAGTGGCACATGCCTGTTATGGCAACTGGAGAGGTGAATATTCAGAAGGGTGACAGAATCTGTCAGTTCAGGATACATTTGTCTCAAAAGGCAACATTCTGGCAGAAGCTCAAGTGGCTCTTCTCTAGTGGAATCAAGATTGAAGTTGTGGACAGCCTTGGCAACCCCAACAGAGGTGGCTTGGGTCATAGTGGAGTGAAGTAATGTTCATACTTGAAGTATTGATTATGCTTGTGGCAGTCTTTGTTATCGCTACTATAATTAACGGTATAGAAGACTACCACACTAGAAACTCTCTGGTAAGATTGTCCTTTACAGACAATATGGGTAGATTGAACTTACCTATAGTGTCCCTCACCAACAATGGTCAATCTTTCAATTTCTTGATAGATACTGGTGCTACTCTTTCTGTGATAGATAGTAATGCTTTGGACAAGCTTGCTTATACCAAGGTAGAAACTACTGGCAATGCCTATGGAGTTGATGGTAACATCGTCCCTGTAGAGTATGCTAGAATAGAACTTAACCATGAGAAGACTAAGTTTGTGGATGAGTTCCAGATAATGAGAGTAGATGCCTTTGACAATATCAAGGAATCTGATAAGATTGAGATAGTTGGTATCTTAGGAAGTACATTCCTAAAGAGGTATGATTTTACCATCAATTACAAAGACTTGATAATTTCCGCTAAGAAGGACAAATAATCTAGGTGATGATATATGTGGTAACTACTCAGATACTACCACCTAGTGACATATTTGAAGTCATAACACCTGAACATGCACTACAGCTGTTGGAACCACTTAGAGTGGTTGGTCTTGATACTGAGACTATGGGGTTTGACCCTTATACCAAGCAGCTTATGTTGCTTCAGCTTGGGTGTTATGACTTTCAAGTTGTTATAGATTGTACTACAATTGACGTTAAGTTTTTCAAGAACTATATGCAGTCTGACAGACTATTCATAGGATGGAATATCAAATTTGATATGAAATTCCTCTTCCATAAGAAGGTGGTCTTGAAGAATGTGTATGATGGGTTTATTGCCGAGAAGCTTATGTGGCTTGGTTATCCTTCTGGTTTTCATAGCATGAGCCTCAAATCAGCAGGGGAAAACTATTTAGGTGTTGAGCTGGATAAAACTGTTCGAGGTAAAGTCATGTGGGCAGGACTCAGTGATGATGTTATTGAGTATGCTGCCAATGACGTTAAGTACCTAGAAAAGATTAAGGATGCTCAACAGCCTGAACTTGAAAAGAGAGGACTCCTTACTGCCAATATATATGAGCAGAAGTCTGTTCCTTGGGTAGCTTATACTGAGTATTGTGGTACTCTGCTTGACATACAGAAGTGGAAGTATAAGATGGCTCTTGATGACTTTGTTGCAAGGGTCTTTGAAGATGCACTCAATGAGTGGGTTGTTGCTTCTGCTACTGGTCAAAAGTTTGCATATTGGTACATTCAGACTGAAGGACTAAGTGAAAAGGATTTAGCTAAGGCTAGGGAGAAGATGATAGGTGAAAGATGCCCTGAGAAGGATGTAAAGGGTCCAATCAGAGGTTATGCGGAAGCCTACAAAGTCCCAGTTGACCATCAGGTGGATAAGAAGTTTGTCAAGGAAACCTTGCAAGGTGACTTGTTCCTAGGCTTCCTCCCTCCTACCTGTGTTATCAATTGGAAGAGTCCTAAGCAGGTTATTCCTTTGTTCAAGTCTTTAGGTCTTAATCTATTGGCAAAGGATAAGGAGACTGGAGAAATGAAGGATAGCATTGAGGAAAAGGTAATTGCTCCTCAGGCTCATCTTTCTACCCTTATCTATTTGTACATAGAGTATCAAGGAGCTAAAAAACTGACTTCTACTTACGGTCAAAATGTAATTGACCAGATAAATGAGGTTAGTCGTAGGCTTCATACAAACTTCAATCAACTAGGTACAGATACTGGAAGATTGTCATCAGGCGGTAAAGACAAAAGTAATAACCTTGAGTACCTAAACTTTCAGAATTTCCCACATGATGCTGAGACTAGAGCTTGCTTTGTCTCTGGTGCTGGAATGAAGTGGATTTCATGTGACTATAGTGGTCAGGAAAGTCGTATTATTGCTGACATAACTAATGACCCAGCAATGCTTGACCTATTCAACAATGGTTGTGGTGATGTTCACAGTCTAGTGGCTAAGATGTCATATCCTGATATTGTCACATGTCCTGTTGAAGAGGTTAAAGAGAAGTTCCACAGCATTAGGAATGATGTAAAGTCCCAAGTGGAGTTTCCTATTAACTATGGTGGTGACTGGAATACCATCAGGCAGCATTCAGGAAAGAGTGAGAAAGAATCAAAGCAGATATATGACAACTACATGAAAGGTTTCCCTGGTATTGCAGCTTATCAAGAGAGGCAAAGGAAACTTGTCATGCAGCATGGTGTAATTCTGTTGAATCCCTTATCCCAGCATAAAGCCTATATCTATGACTTTGACATCCTTATGGGATGTAAGAAGAGGTTTACATCTGAGTTTTGGGATGAGTATAGGAACTATAAAGGTCAAGAGAACTTTAATGTACCAAAGTCTGTAAGAGCTGAAATCTGTAAGAAGTTTGCAGATGGGTTAAGCATGGAAGCTATCACTGGTGTATATACTTATAAGGTAAAGAAAGCCAATAAGGAAGAGACCAAAGAGATATATGTTTCCCTTGCTGATGCCTATGTTTATCCTGTGAAATATTTCTTCAAGAGGAAGTCTGCATCTGAGAAACAATCCATCAATTATCCTTGTCAGGGTACTGGTGCTGTGATGTTTAAGACTGCCTCCATATTCCTTTGGGAGTATCTATTGGAGCATGACCTACTATTCAAGGTTAAGCTCTGTGTTCCTGCACATGATGAATGGAACATAGAAGTGCCTGAAGAGATAGCAGAGGAAATGACAAAAGTATTACAGGATTGCATGTCTAAGGCTGGAGAGTTCTTCTGTAGAAAACTCCCTATGCCAGCAGATGCTACTTGTTCAGACCATTGGATACACTAACTATATGGGCACCTCATTCAGTTGGGGTACCCTTTTCATATTATGGACATAAAAGAGATTAGAAAATTCATAGATGAGGAATTTAAGGAGTTGATTAAACCTTGTGGAGATAACTACCATAAACTTATGGAGAAGGTACTTCAAGCTAGGTTTAAGATATTTGACTTCATATCAAAAGGTGTTCCTCACGAGGTCCAAGAGGTTGAAGAAAAGGAAAATGATTCTGTAAATCATCCTTCCCATTACACTAGTCATCCTTCTGGGATTGAGTGTATTGAGATTACTAGACACTATTGTTTCTCTATAGGTAATGCTATCAAGTACCTTTGGAGAGCAGGACTAAAGAAGGAAATGGGTCTAGAAGATAGAGAGAAGGAGATTGAAGACCTCAGGAAAGCTATTTGGTATATCAATGATAGAATAAAACAATTGAGCAATGGGAATTAGAATAACAGACAAAAAGAGTAAGATGCCTAATGCTCTCAAGCTTGTTAGTCACATATCTACTTTCCTGTTTGAGGAAGAGTATGGTGAATTAAAATACATGAAGGCAAGTGAGATAGAAGCTGTGAAGAAGGCTAGTAGAGCCTTGCAGAGGGCATCAGCTAGAACTTCTAAATAATGAGACAATGGACGCATGATGAGTTTTGCAAGATGGCTGAAAGGAATGGCTTTTATTACATGCGAAGTAATGGTAGCCATTCCATATATGTAAATAAAGAAGGTCATCACATGAGCATTCCTCTCAAGCTAGCCTGTGTTATTGCACGGAGATTGATAAAAGAAAACAATTTGAACATCTACATAAAACGAAGAAAATTATGAGAGAAAGTGGCTATTATCCCCCAGGTGCAGAGTTTGACCCTAGAGCACCTTGGAATGAACGGGAAGTTCCTGAGAGGCAATTTGATGTCTGCATAAGTCAGACACTTAGCAAAAGTACTAGGGTCACAACCAATGACTATGTTCCTGAAGTGGACCAAGATGAGGATGGGGTTTATGAGTCAATTGACACCTCTGATACTGATTGGATGGAAGCCTATAAGGGTGAGCACCTTACTCCTCTTCAGCTGATTGGTGAGTTCAAAGATTTCTTAACAAAACATCTTCCTGACCCTGTAGTTGATATAAAGGGGTACCGAAAGTTCAAACACCTCATTGATGAGTGTGAAGGTTGGACAGAAGATGAAACAGAAGTAATGGAGGACTAATATGATTAAAGAAGTAAATGACATAAGTGGGGACTCCTTTAACCCAACATTGGAGAGTAAGGCAGAATTGTATAGTACTCCTATCGTACTTTTTGGTAAGCCTTGGAGAATTATGGATGACTATTGGATGAAGCATATACACATAAAAATCACTGATAAGTGCGATGCTCATTGTCCTTTCTGTATAGAAAAGTCTTCTCATATAATGGAAAATAAGCAGCACTTACTTGAGAACCTTCAGGTGCTTCTCAAGGAAATGAATGACTAGAACCATCTTACCACTGTTAGTATTACAGGAGGGGAACCTTCCTTATGTGCATACACGGGAGAGGTAATTGATTACGTTAAACAGTATAATACCTTTCTCAATATTAACACCAATTTTCACAGGGGGATATGTAGTTCATCTGACCCTGATTGGGTAAACATTTCTAGGCATGTAGTAGGGAAGGATTCTTACACAGGCATACAAGACCTAGACAAGGAAATGCTCAAAGAATATAGGATACTGCACCCCTCAACTAAGGTAAGAATACAATGTGTCCTTCATCCCTTTGGTTTACAAACTATTGAGGAGATTAAGACTTTTGTTGAGCACTATGTTGGAGTGGTGGATGACTTAAGTTTTAGAAGACTTATCAATACCACAGAGGAGGCTCCTAAGGATGACTTATTCCAGCAACTGAAACACTTCCTTTATTATAATGCCTCCTTTGTTGAGCAGGTTCTTAAGGATTATTATGTGTATGAAACTTGGAACTATGAAGGGTTGAATATTACACTTTCCCATTCAAATATGAAGCTTCTGTATAACTTGGAAAAGATGGAGGATGACAGGATTTTGAGGGAAATCATAGTACACCCTGATGGTCTAGTTTCTGGTAGTTGGTATAGGGACAAGAAGATAATCTGCCAATAATATTGTAATTACTTTTCTTTACACGAATATAAACAAAAAAAAAA